GGTTTATTTTAGTCCGGAAATGTGTTCAAAATAAGGGAACGGCGTGTAAATTACAATATAAATTCATATATGGATATATTTCACGATGCGTCGTTCACTTTTCTTAACCGAAGTTTCTACATTTTTATGCCAAGTCATACCCATTTATATATTTTTTGAAAAATTGGTGTAGTAATTGGTGTAGTGCTCACCCATTTGCTATTCTTAAAAAATCGTCAACTGTAACAGGCAGATTGTACTCTGCATATACATCCAACGTCATTCGTATATTAGCGTGACCCATTAAATACTGAACAGATTTAACGTTCATACCAGCAGAAATCAGTCTTGTGCAGAACATGTGCCGAAAAGTATGTGGTGTCGTTTTTGGTAGAGTGTCGCCTGTTTCTCTATGGTATGCTCCAATCATACTTTCAATAATTGACTTGACGGAATCTTTGTCTTTTGGAGAAAGGGTTCCTCTTTTCAAAAATAGGAACGACGTATATCCATCCATCTCTGGACCAGGATCATTTAATGCTTCTCTTTGACAAATAAGCCTTTCGAAACTTTCTCTTGCGCTATCAGTAAGGGGGATTTTCCTTTTCCCGCTTTCACTTTTTGGCTCTTGCACAAATGTTCCAATTCCTGGGACATATGATATTTGATGTGTTATGTTTAAACAATTATTTTTTAAATCAACATCATCAATTGTTATTCCGCATAACTCACCAACACGAACTCCTGTTTCATGCAGTATAATAAGCATATCTGTATATTTCTTATAGACTTTACTCGTTTTAGAAAAGTCAATAAGTTTTTTATACTGCTCTTCTGACAATAAAATTTTTTTCTTTTTCGTAGGCTTTATAAGTTTATTCAAGCTAAATGAAAACGGATTATAAGAAATCATATTCTCGTCAACAGCCATTTGAAAAGCAGGAGAAATTATATTTTTCATATTTCCGATAGCACATTGGCTCATTCCATTTTCGTTAAGAGATAAGAACCATTCTTTCGCATCTAATGTCGATATTGATGATATATTTTTTTCTCCGAATGGATCGTTTTTTATTTTTCTAAGATATTGCCCTCGTGTATAAGCAGAAGTTTCCTTAAGTGATTTTTTGTGAATAGTTTCATATCGTTTTATCAACTCATACATTGTTATTATCACATCGGCCTGTTCCACGTCAGACTCTAAAGTTTGTTTCTTTTTATCTCGAAGTGCTTTTAAATCATTTGCGTACATAGTATGCCGTTTTCCAAATTTATCTGTCCAGCGGTATTGATACAGGCCATCTTTTCTTTGGCTCTCACCTTCTTTTAAAACTCTACCTTTGTTATCTTTACGTCTTTCCATAATATTAGACTCCTTACATTATAATAAAGAGCCTTGATGTGACGACATGAGTATACCACATCAAGGCTCAAATTTCAAATCGAATAAGACTGATCTATGTACTTTTCAAGAGCTTTACGTTTGATAAGACGTTTTCGGCCTACAAAAAGCACAAATGGACAGTTTTGTTCTTCCGCCATTTCTCGAAGTTTGCATTGACCAATATTCGAATATGCTGCAGCTTCTTCTATTGTCAGGGTGGCTTTTTCCCAGATTGGGACTTCTTTCATTCAATCACCTTCTCCATCTTCTCTTCCCCATACCTTGCCACACACACATTATATAAGAGCATCGCCCTGGTCATCAGACCAACGCCACCGATACGAGGGGTTACTTTAATGTTATTCATTTTATAAACTTCATCAGCACAGTCTCCATGTTGCTTGCCATTCTCGTCGTAGTTAATGCCAACGTCAATGCAGATGTCTGTGTTGAATAGATCTATATGAGAAATAAAATTGCGTTTTCCAACCGCAGAGATGACAACATTTGCTAGTTTTGTAACGTAAGCAGTATTCTTCATGTAGCTCCCTGTACTATTCACAGAGATCACATTACAGTGCCGCTTAATCAGCATATCGACCAGTGGACGACCCACAATATCAGACTGACCACATACAAGCACATTCTTGCCATCCAGATTGTAACCGATGGAATCAAAAATCTTCATAACGCCAAGCGGAGTGCAAGGCTGAAATGGTGATGTAGAATTAAAGCCATCAACATCAAGTTCATCTGGAATACAAATATTTTTAGGATCGATATGTTTTGGCAGCGGGAGCTGGACAATGATACCGTCCACATCTTCCCAATTATAATCTTCCAGTATCCTATTATTTAATTCATCCTCCGTAATATTTTCTGGCAGTTTGATAAGGTTTGCTTCGATTCCCACCTCTTCACAGTCACGTAATTTACCTTTAATATAAGCGTTGGATGCAGGGTTGTCCCCTACTTGATAAATATGTAAAATAGGAGCATAGTCATCTTCTGCGATAATATTCTTGATTTTATTTTTGATGTCTTGTGCAATAGATTTACAATCAATAATCATTATGAACCTCCTATATAGAATCCAAGTTTTATCAAGGTCGCTTAGTAATATCGCAATCCATATCTCGTGCAAGCTCTAAAAATTCCTCAAAAGACAAGTCGTGCATAACTTCTGCAGTAGATACTTTATTCGGAGAGACGTATCGAAATTGCTTCTTCAGTTCGATGTAACTGCCACTATTTCTTTTAATTTTTACTGTTTCAGAGTGCTCACCGACATTCGGGATGTCAACATAAAAATGATTTTTAATTGTCTCCCCTATCCAACTTGGACGTTCAGCTCCATCTCTGTTATAAAATTTTACTGAATATTCTTCAATTGAATTCTTCTCAACATATCGCAGCAAAGTTTTTTTTATAAAAGATTTCTCTACGGTATGGAGCAATGTCACATAAGTCTGCAGAGATAATATAATATCCAAGCTCTTTCATCGATGTTCTCCTTTATACTCACTACTACTATACAGAATATTTCGTAGCTGATTGATAAAATCATCGACCGCGCACTTACTACAATCTAAATCAGAGGTACACATACTACAGCCATCTATGTAATGCTGCATCAAATCCTCTAATGATTTTTTATAGTATTTTGCCTTGTTTTTGTAAAACCCTAATTCTTCCATAAAATCACCTCGTTACTGTACTAACTCCATTATTTTTAATCTGTCCTTTTTGAACATGAATTATTACAGAGTCAGCATTAACAGTATTGGTTGATTTATATTCGATATATGGAGCGTTGCTATCATATACAATTTTTACATGGCCTTTGATATTCATATAATTGCCATTACAAAGAACCGTAAGCATCTCGTAATTTTCTGCTGGGACATTAGATACCATAGTAGATGTATATCCGTAGATGCCCGATTCCAGTTCTTCAATAGTGGCAGTCCACTCAATCGGATTATAATGACGATAGATACCGTCGCCAATCGCCCATACAAAATATCCAACAATAAGAGTAATGAGCACACCGACTGTCAAAAACAAGATCTTTTCTCCAAGAGTGAGTTTTTCATTATTACCATCCAAGTTCAACACCACTTTCGTTTACAATATAGATGCCGTTGTCTTTCAAATACTCAATAAACTCTTCATGTGGTAATTTATGGGCGAGCTCACAAATAGTGTAGTTACTTCTGCCTTTCACCCACCTTGTTTCTTTTCTCAAGTTAGACCACTGATGTACACGAAATTCCTTACAACGCCATTTTAAATGAAAGGTATCAGCACACAAATCGCAAATTGGTATCTCTACATAAAAGTCACCCGGATAGCGTTTTCGTCGCCACCACTCCATATCATAGAATACAATACCATAGAGTTCAGGGTAATCTTCAAATCCATGTTCTCTAAGGTAAGCAAAACCCAATCCATGGATGGTCCATTCTGGCGACCTTGGAACTGTATATCGAAGCTGCGATTCTGTATGTGAGATACAGGCGTTGTTGTATTTACCGTCTATGCCCATAATATACCAGTCGGATTTATAATAGCCTATTTGTTTAGTCACAACTAATCACCTCACCTGTATCATCACCCAACGGCCACGTGCATCCATAAAATGTTCCCAAATTTTCGATTTTAAAATAGTACCATTTTTTCGTCACGTAGTCATAAATACTGTAGCAAGTGCAGCGGCCATCCGGCCAATGGTTCTTTTTAATAGCATCAATATCAAGTTCTAAAAATCGTTTGATTTCGGATAATTTATATGAAGCAAAAATATAATCCCATGGGCCACGCCAATGGATAAACCACATGTGCCCTACGAAGTTCGGCCATTCTACAGAAAATCGTTCGACTGGTTTACTTCTGCCAAAATTCTTATATTGAAGAAAATAGTTGCTGATACCGTGTACACCAGTCCAATAATGGTCTTTAGTGCAGATGAAATGAGAATAGCTTTCCCATTCTGGATTTTGTATTTCCCAGTGATTCTTTTCGATTGAAAATCTATCGTCCATTCAATCTACCTCATAAAAGTCTAGTTTTACCGTATTATTTTCTAATTTTTATAGCGATGATACGTTATTTATTTACCGTTCGGAGCTGTTTCTCCATAAAGTCGTCCCATTTCATACCGAGAGGATTACCGTCAACATCCACACAGTTGCCATCATCATCACAATAAACAGCAGGCTCTGTTGGCTTGCCATAAAATGGGATAGATTCCTTTGGAACAATTTGAATTTCTTTGTTAGGATCATAATTGAAATCGTGAGTCCCATCGCAAGCTACGACATCTCCATCCGGCATTATGTAAACCGGCTTGAAGAACTTCTTGTTTGGATTATTCGATGTGTCAAAAGAGACTCCCACAATCTCATACTCGTCCCATATTGGATTTCCTACACTCGTATTCTTTGTTAGCGATTTTTTCCTGCTCATGTAAATCAAGTCCTTTCAGCCAGTAAGATGGACATTCATAAATTTTTTCAAAGGTGTTTGCATCGCAAAAGTGCTCTCGATCTCTTTTGTTGTAATCGTAATATCCAATAAACGACAGACCACAATCGCTTATTACAACGTTGTCTTTTAAAAGAATCGGACGCTCATCCATGACCTTAACCCAACCGAGAAAGTCTTCGCAAGATTCGGCGCAACTATCTCTTGTTTGCTTTCTATAAGCGCATACTTCTTTATGTAGACATTTACTGCAAATAGCCATTTTTTCTCACCTCTTTCTAAAACATACATTCTTAAAAATAAGTTTGCTTTGGCATATTATTTTTCTTTATCGCAAATTCTGCAATACCGATGAAACGGAGATTCGATAATCTGCCAAAACACAGGTTCCCACTCGTGCTCACTAAAGATACGGCTGTTCTCCATAATATCAACCGGATAAGAACTAGAACCACATTCAGGGCAGTTATACTTTAAATCACAATAATTGGCTGGCTTGAACTCTCCAAGAGAATCTGCATCCACCCAAAACTCGCAACCGCAGCTAGAGCATCTAAACTCTACTGAGTATTTTATTTTTTCTCTTTCTTTACCATGAACTTCAATTCGTACAGCCATCGTACACCTCAATCCACAAAAATTTTTTCTCTTGGAATTGCAGATAAACAAGATGAAACTTCTGTGTTGCATTCTGGGCAAATCGCCTGTTTGACAGGTGAGTATTCAGTCCAATCAAATTCTTTTGGAATTTTCGTATCTTCGTCATCAGCCCAAAATACGCATCCACATTTACAAAGGAATTTAACGGCATATCTTATTTTCTTTCGCTCATGTTTGTGTTCAATAATTTTAATCGCCATCTGGCACCTCCACGGTAAAAATAGTTTTAGTTGCTTCTTTCCAAGAAATAAACTCAGACCCAGCAACTTCCGCTCTACATCTATAGCACGCAATCACATTATTCTCAGGAATGTCCAAATCAGGATTTTCAAAAGAAGCCACTCGAATCTTAGTTGTGCAACCGCAATTCTTACATGGAAATACGATTACCGGATTTTTCAAACTATCAGTCTTGTGCATATCTACACCTCAATCTGTAAACACAAACGATGTATTAAAAAAGTTCGATCCAACAATCATATTTTCTTCAGATAAAGCAACCTTTATAACTTCATCGTCTGTATGCGTCTCATCATATTCTACTGTGTCGCAAATCTTATACATTTTGCCGTCTTTATTTTGATACAGCGTTCCTTTGCCAAGTTCTAATGTAGCTGTTTTCTTTTCTTCTTGAATATGTGCTTTCATACAACCTCCTTAATCAAATATCGTTAAACGCATCTATAGTCCATCCAATAAGACTATTTAGTTTTTCTATAATCTTGTAAAGGATGTTTTTTAAATAATGTTTCTGTTCAGGCATACTGCATGTAAATTCCGCTGGGCCTTCTCTTTTCGGAGAACTTGTTTGCATGACATATGCTTCATCATTGTGAATGATTCCAATTTGAGTACAGTTATCGCAATTACAAATTTGAGTCTGATTTATTGTAACATTCCGTTTCATATATTTATTCCTCCCACCCACCACTGCGATTATGTATCAGATACCAAACTTGGCGTTTACCTTTTTCAGATTATCGGCAGCCTCAGTATATGCGTCGCGTGCGGCATGATAATCGGTCATCTTAGCTGCCAGAATTCGTTTTGCTTCCTGTTCGGCAGTATCAGCATTTGCGAGTTCCTGATTCAGCTGAAAACCTGCTGCCTTGATACCACTGGTAAAGCCCTGCAGATCACTAGATGCAACCTTTTTCTCAGCGATATAAGTACTCTTCTTGCCATTGACAACAGAGTCTGTGTTGAACATCTTTACGATGCAATCAGTGGTGCCATCGTTAACGTGATAAACATAAAAATACTTAGCCATAATTATTTCTCCTTTACTCTGTGATATTATATCTTTCTTTATGTTTCTCGAACTCATTACTAGCTTCTGAAAATTTTTGCGTTGCACAGAATAATCTTTTCTGAAAGCTTTCACGCTCATTACAAATTTTCTCAAGATCTTCTCTTGCCAACTTTTCTTTGTTCCACGCACATAGAAAAATCGCGTCCACTTCTTTATATCCAAGATCTTTCAATGCCATACAATACATTAAAGTCTCTTTTTCCGAGGAAAACCGTTTTTCGATAAAATTCTCCCCATCAACAACACAGGCAAAACCAACCGTATTCCCATCACATTCTTTGTGAAATACTTTCATAGTATCCTCACTTTCCAGAACTCCCAAACCCACCGGCTCCACGCTCAGTTTCGTCCAATTCGGAAACTTCTTCAAAATCAGCCTGCCAGAACGGAACAACTGCCATCTGAGCAATGCGATCACCGTGAGTAATCATTTGAAGGATATTAGAATGATTATATAGTGCTACAATATACTCTCCACGGTAATCCTGATCGCAAATCCCTGTTTTGTTCGCAGGAGCAAGTCCCTGCTTGGTTGCCAAACCGCTGCGAGCATAGATAGCGACATACCAACCTTCCGGCGGAGCCATCCGCAGACCAGTATGAACCTTAACGGTTTCGCCCGGCTGAATCATAATACAACGGTCACCGTTCTTATTCACCATCATTGCATCATCAAAACCAATATAAGCGTACAGGTCTGCACAAGCAGCGTTTCTTGAGCCATAAGTTGGCAGATGAGCATCTTCATGCAGTTTATTGATTTTAATGTTAGGGCGATAAGCACGAGAACAAGCCTCAATAGTTCCGTTACGTCCAAAATACTTAGTTGCGTTTCCTAAATCCATATTATTTTCCTTTCTTATCTTCTGGAGTCCACCAAAGGACTGGTCTTCGTAAAGCAAAACTCTTATTACAGCCGATTACACGTTGATTGGAACTCCCCATGTACGGCAAAGAGATATCTCGTTTGGATTCGATATATGGGCCATCGACTAGCACGTTTATATTTCGAATAATTGTTACCGTTGTCGGAATAGTTTGATATTTCAATTCTTCTGCCGCTTGTTGAATCAATTCTTCCCATGTATATCCAGTCCACATCCAAATGTCTTTGCTTCCTTCAAACTCGTGTCTGACTCTTATTAGAATTTTGCAAATCATCTCCCTGTTCTCTGGATACAGTGGGTCTCCACCAGTAAGCGTAAGCCCCTGAATATAATCAGGTCGAAGTAAATCTACAATTTTATCAAGCGTTTCATCTGTAAATGGCTGACCACCATTCGGGTCCCATGTAGTAGGATTCTGGCAACCGGGGCAATGGTGATTGCAACCCTGCACGAAAAGTGTGACGCGCACCCCTTCGCCATTCGCTATATCACATGGAACGATTTTAGCGTAGTTCATTTTGTATCACCCATCGATTTCAAGATTTTATTTCGTTCTTCATAAAGATCCACTAATTCCTCTCCGACGATAGAAATTGGCTGACGCATCCTCATGAGTTCGTGCATGTCGTATCTTACAATCTCAATGTCGCGATCTACTTGTTCTAGTGTTCTCATCTCAAATAAACCTCGTCCACATACTTGCACATATGATAATAAAAATATTCAGCGCAATACAGCCATACATTCCATTCTTCTTGTCGCCTCGGAAAATATATGTAGATGTGTCATACAGAATCTGCTCAGAACGAATTACCGCTGCGGAGAAAATCAAAATAATATAAGCTTTGGTCATAAGCCAAGCAATCTCAGTCAACATTTACGTCACTTCCTTCCATCTTGTTACAATGTGTTCTGCACGCTGCCATTCGTGCAAACCAGTTTGCTTATACCAGTTCACGAGGCTCACTGTTCTATCAAGAGACAAATACGGATGAATAGCAAATCCAAGAAACATACTGCCATCTGCGTCACAATAGCAAAGCAGTGGGACCCTATCGGGTGGATTGTCGGCAACAGTGTGCCAGCTAGAAATATCAATCATGGTCTTTTCCTTTCTGTTAAAAGCGGAATTTTAGAAAGCGCATCCGGTTTTGTGTTCTTTAAGCCCCATTCTTCTCTTCCTCAATCATGTATCGCCAATAATCCGGCTCTTTGAGAGTATTAAGTACGCCTTCAGTATGCCATCCAACACAAGAACTTAAAACAGCCATATCCTCTCGACCATCTTTATATTTAATCTTGCACAGCACTCCATATTTCGGCAGGTCAGTATTTGTATTCTTCCAACCGTCTTTATCTTCCGGCCAGTCGATTCTAGCTCCGCAGTTACCACAGTAACCATTACGGTTACCATCTTCATTAAAGAGATATTCACCACTGTCACAGCACTGGCAGGAAATGATGCCATCTTCTGCAAAAGGATTGTTAATCATTTTTAGCCTCAATTTCTTTCCATCCAATGAAATCACAAATACAAAGTTTCTCTGGATCACACCTGTGGAGCAGGAATTTATTCTGTCCAGAAAGCCTAGAACCACCAGACACTTCAGCGTATTCATAACCATCTTTAAACATTTCGGAAAGACTCCATTCCTCAACAGCAGATAAATCAACATCATTTTTAATGATATTGCGATTGCATCCACGGCATTTGAAAATTTTTACGTATTTTTTCTCCATATTACCTCAGTACCCTTATCATCGGCAGTGTTGTTTTTCATATCATCGAAGAACGAACCGTAATCAAACCACTGATCTTTGATGATGTTACCGATGATTTTCACAGGTTCTCCTCTTTCGATAGCTGCACGGATGTATTTTCCTTTAAGTGATTCAAGTTTAGAACAATCAACAACATCTAAAATCCTTACGATAGCTTCAGCTCCGTCTTCATAACCTTCAAAATTTGCAGCATTTCCATCTTTAATAGACTCTTCGTTGATGTAGTATTTTCTACCGATGGAAGGACCTGTGTAATTTACTCCCCATCCATCACCTTCTAAAGTGAGTGTAAGAGAAAGAAATCCGTAATCTTCTATTCCAAAAGATACATTTTTAATGTATGCGTTTCTCAGCTCGTATCCATTAGCTTCAAGAAGGTCTTTTGTCCATTTCTTCATATATTTACCTCACAAAACGGCACTTTTATTGGATATTAAATTCTTCCGCTAGAATTCGTTTGAGCTCATTTGTTCCAACTGCTTTCATATAAGTATGAGGCTCTTTTACAGTTGATACTCTAATAGCGCTTTGGTCGATTCTAGCCAGTAGTCGATTGTACAAATCTGTCTGGTTCTTTTGATTGTTTTCGTGTTCAATGTTTTCAATCATCGTTTCCCTTCTTCTCTAAAATACCCGCTGCTTCCATAATCTCAAAGAAATCATCCATGAGAGCATCAGCCATCTTTCCAGAGATTTCTGGAGGTTTTAAGCCAAAATCTCCAAATGCACAGCAAAGGCAACCCCAAGGAGTCAGAAAATATCTTTCGTTGTCATCTTCAGGATTGATGTTTTCATAAACGATATTTTCGTCTTCCATCTTAACCACCTACCTTTTCTGTGTTCTGGACCATACAACTCATACCGGGATGAGATTTTTCAAAGCGATGATGTGCTTTGTTCATGGCATCATTTTGATCCTGCGCTTTGACCATATATGTATTGAGTTCCTGATGCCCATCATCGTAGTACATTACTTCAACAGACCAATAATCCATATAGCTCCTTTCATGCCACCACACCCACCCTACTAATTTATTTATTGACTCTTGTTAGTTTTAAAACCTCCAAACACAAGTAGAATTAACCAGATTCCACTTGCAACCCACAGTCTAAAATTTGGCCCAAGCATTTTCCAAACACCGTAGAGAATAAGGACTGTGATAAACCAGGATAAAATAAATCCTAAGATATTTGCGAAAATTTTCATTTTTAAAGCCTCATTTACTCACCCTTGGTGACGACTGTATCTGCACCCTGAACGGTGACCCAACCATGCTTCAGACGAGCTTCTGCTTCCTTCATCTGAATCAGTTCAGGAGTAATAGACTCCGAGAGTACCTTGTTTGCATCAGCCTCGGCCTGTGCTTCGATCATCTTAACGTCAGCTTCCGTCTGTGCCTTAACTTTATCAGTCTCTGCCTGAGCCAGAGCGGTCTGCTTATTCAGCTCTGCAATCTCTGCATCCTGCTTTGCCTGCTCCTTGGCACGAATCTTCTGCATCAGGGTATCATCAGGCTGTGCATCAACAATCAGTGCGGAAGAAACATTGATACCATATTCTGCGGTCAGCTTCTCATTCAAATAGTTGGTGATTGCAGTATTAACACCTGCGCGATCATCAGAATAAATCTGCATGACACTGAACTGAGGAGTGACTTCCTTAACATAAGCAATAATGTCGTTCTGGATTTTGCTCTCCATCAGGCTCTCGCCATCCATGCCACCAAACTTGGTATACAGTTCAACAACATGCTCCGGCAGGAAGTTATAATTAACAGTCAGATTGATTGCAATCGTACCACCATTAGCAGGAGCATCAATGTGCCAATCTGCGTGTTCCTTTACGCCATAATCGGACGGAGAATTAGAAAATACCACTCGCTGCTGAGTAATCGGAAACTCAGACACATGCTTTAGAGGGCTCATAAAATGCCAGCCCTGAGAAATAGTTTGCTGCTCGACTCCCTTCGCGGAATAAACAACACCAACATAACCAGTATGTACTCGCTCAGTACAAAGCACTGCGCCAACCGCAACGAGGAATGCAACAAAAATTGCCATAAATTTCTTCATAAATATCTCCTTAATTTTTGTAGTTATCTTTTAAAACGTAATAGGCGATAACCCATACAATCACAAAGAAAACAATGATTTCTTTCATATGTAATCCCACCAACCCGCCACTTATACGTTAATGAATCACTCGATTGTGCTTAACACGAAGCTCAACTTCTTGCTGCTTACCAAGATTGAAAGCTGTAGTGTAATCGCCCGTGAGATAGCCCGTTACACGACGAAGACGCCGAATATTGTGACTTCCACACTCAGGGCAAGTATCACCAATCTCATCACAATAACCGCATTCCATACAGGTATCATTTGGAACATTCACTGCAAAATACGGAATGTCATGATCCATTGCATAGTTCACAATTGTTTCCAGCGCACCGAGATTATTCTTTACAGTCGAGTCGAGCTCTACATACGCGATGCAGCCTGCGCTTGAATATCCGTCAAGCTGAGACTCAATATCGATCTTTTCAAACGGTGTCACTTCTCGCCATACCGGAACATGGACACTGTTAGTGAAGAACTCTTTGTCTGAAACGTTTTTAATATCACCATATTTGGCCTTAAATCTCTGCATGGCAGTAAAACAAAGGTTTTCTGCGGGCGTAAAGTACACGCCAAAATTTAGAGAATACTTGTGCTTGAATTCGTCGCAACGATCTTTGTAGAGCTGACAAATTTTCTTTGCAAGCTCAAGGCCCTTATCACAAGTTTGATCTTCTCCAATCAAAATCTGAAGAGTTTCAGCCATGCCGAGCAAACCAACAGCTAACGTGCCATGTTTCAGAGCAGAACGAATATCTTTTCCGTCATATCCGGCCATTGTTCCATTCTCCCACATGAATTTTGCAGACTCAGGAGACTGAGAACAAATCCACTCGAAGCGTTCAATCAGCATATCTTTTGCTTCATGCAACTTCTGGTCAAGAATGGACATAAACTTGGCTACAGTCTGTCCTTCAAGGTCTTCTCCAGTAGCATTTTTAATGGTATATTCCTTCGCTTCCATTGCAAGAGTAGGAAGAATAATCGTAACAGGACAGATATTCCCTCGGCCATCCTTCAACTGCTCAAAGCCGTTGACATCCCAACCATTTGCAGTTCTACAGCCCATCGTCGAAAAATACGTTTTTACATTATTTTTATCGTATCCTTCATTACCGCTCCAATCGACATTGGCATAATTAGGATAAAGACGCTGTGCAGTGGAACGCAGTGCCAGCTGATACATATCGTAATTAGGGTCTCCGGGAGCACGATTGATTCCCTTAGCCATCTGGAAAATACCACAAGGGAAAATGCTAGTTCTATGTAATTTGCCGATACCCTTAATGGAAGCGTTTAGCAATGCTTCGATAACCATTCGGCCTTCAGGCAATGTACATGTGCCATAGTTGATAGACGTGAACGGAAGCTGATTTCCGCTACGAGATTGAAGTGTATTCCATGATGTTCAGCAAAGCTCGCTAATTCCTTGCCCGGAACGAATCCAGCTATATGTCACCATATAGATCAGACTATATCTTCACCCTCAATAAGAGGGGCCATATCATTTCGAGCCGCTTGGCCCTACTCCCTTACGGGATAGTCGTTAGGCTTTTATTATGCTGTCACGCACATTCTTCATCTTTATAGTAAGAGAAGTGAAATCCTCCTGTGGATTTTTGCTTTCCTTTGCAGCATCTGCAGACTAATGTTGCTTGCACTCCAAGTTCTTTCGCACATCCTTGGATTGATGGATATACAATACCTGTTTCTTCGCAGTATACTGGAAGCCTCTCATGAGAATCAGAAATTTTCTTTCTGGTTTCTTCTGAGCACGGCGCATGTGGTTTCCCTTTCTTGACCTCAGAAAGATGCTTTCTTCGTTCTTCAGAGAACTTTCTTCCCTTTTGAGCTTCTGATATTTTCTTCTTCTTTTCTTCAGAGCATGGATGTCCGGCTCCATTTTTGTTTCCACGCATTGAAATTGACATTTTCTTACGAACTTCTTCCGGTAAAGAAGGAGCTGTTCCGCCCTCAAGAATGTTATACCCGAAATTTTTGTCTTGGGTTCTATATTTAGCTATCAAATCTATTTCCATATTGCAGGCATCTTCTTTTGAAAGACCAGATGCAACAACAATATGTTCAAAGTTATTCCATCCATATTTTTGAATTGAGCTCCAGAAATGAGGGCATCTATTTTGATAGTTTCGCCCATTTGTTCCCCATCTTGCTTCCGGGGTTTGTTTTGTTATCCCAATGTACTTTTTGTCATTTGCTTTATTCACATGCATATACACAGAATATTGTTCCATTAAATACTCACCTCCTTTAATTTGTATTTTGTGACAGCATAAATTTAGCACGGTAGGTTATCTCAATGAGACGTTCCCCGTTTAGATAGGTAAGTTCTTAATATTACTATTAAGTCGCCCAAATCACTTTAGGTTATGGTACATTCCCTCGACTGCTTGATTCAATTCTCGCTTTGTCATGTCCATTGCGTACTGATACACTTTTGCATTCCTTGGATCATTAGCCTCTAGGTCGTTAAAAGATAATTCTTTGGGTACTCTGTTGGGGTCATCTTCAGGCTGAATGTATTTAATTCCATCTTTAAAATGCTTCGAAAAGCTCTTCCGTACATAAGGAACCATAGTCCAGTCTAGGTGTGTTGCGCTCACGCCGCCGAACTGCTGAAGACTTTGAATCTGGAAGATGACTGCGACAAGCTGGAATGCCGTACTGATGGACTGTGCAGGACGAACATCAGTCTGGCGAGTGTTAAAACCATTCGCAAGCAGGTCATCAAACGGAATACTCAAGCAATTGTGCATACCAACTGCGTAGCTATCGAGATCGTGGATATAAATTTCGTTGTTCTCGTGATTCTCACGAGCCATCTTAGACATGCAATAATCAAGGGCATATCGCTTGGAAACCACCCGGCTCATCTCGCCAATACGACCGCCAAAAGATGCTTCATCAACATTGGCATTCTGGTTATCAATCTTTTTGCCGAGAAGTTTCTCCTCGACTGCATCCATCAGCTCTTTGTAATTGCTGCGAGCAATACCATGCAGATATCGGTAATTCATATAAGAACGAGTCGTCTCGTAATAGCCACTCTGCATAAGACGATTCTCAACTGCATTCTGAATCGCTTCTACATCCATAGTAGAGTCAATGGCTGCGATTTCAGATGCAATACTATCACTCAGCTTGTGGTCAACAGGATCTGAAGAATCATTCATCGCCTTCTCAATCGCATTTACAATCTTACTCTTATCAAAAAGAACTTTCGTTCCATCGCGTTTAATCACATATTCCATGCAATCACTCCTTAATCTTCCAACCAACGATTTTCTGCCACATAGAAAGCTCCAACCGCAACTACCATCAATACGACCCAGAATACCCAAAACCAAATCACCCGTGTACCAGCTGCAGAAATCATATAATCTCGTGCTTCTTCGATGTTTTTATCCTTAATGAATTGTGCATCATGTATACTTTCGTCGCTCAAATTTGCAAACAACGTACCATCATAATGAACTTCTTTGACATAAAACTCGAATTTCACATGAGGACTGACTTGTACAGTTGTCAGGTACTTGCTTGATGGCATTTTGATGTCACCATACTTGAATTCTTTGCCAAGAAACGTAATATTCTTAGAATTGTGTTCTTCTGAACTGTAATAATCCCAAGTCCAGTACGTTTCGACTCTTGTTTTTGTATGGCCTTTGCTATCCGTAGTAGTTACAGTTCGTGTATGCATCGTATAATGCTTTTCTTCGCAATAGATGTACATCCACTGTCCGTCGATACGTGAATCACTTACGGTATCTACTGCTTCTAGTGAGCCTTGGCAAAAGGCGTTGCCTACGTTAGTTCTTATTCCATAATCGAACATATTTTCGGACTCAATCGAAATTGCTGTATTATATTCTTTCTTCTGCTCAAGCGAATCTCTGGTGATATTTCCAGCGATAACGCTACCAAGTATCAGCATGATGAACACAATACCAACACTGACGATCAATTCACGATAAGTAATTTCGGCATTACCGATTTCCAAAAAGGTTGCCGACTGCCGGTGCTGCCTCATTCCCCTCATAGGACAGATACTCATAATTCTGAACCTCATATCCAGTCAGACCCAGCAGAAAGGAGTTCGGAAACTTACGAACGCTCTGCTTATATTCCTTCACGACACGATTATAATCGCCACGATAGTTTGCAATCAAATTTTCAGTGACGGATAGCTCATTCATAAGCTCCTTGTAGTTGTCGCTAGACTTCAGTTCAGGATATGCTTCCGCAATAGCTGCAATCTGAGTCGTAATCTCTTGAGCGGTCTGGCCGGAAGTGCCACGAGCATTCACAACATCCATCAGGGTCTGATACTCATGTTGGTCATAAGCCTTGACGGTTTCAACCAGATTTGGAATCAGATCAGCTCTGCGCTTCTCCTGAATCTCAATGCCAGACTTAGCTTCCTGGATCTGTTCTTCATAAGAGATGGCCGTGTTCTTAGGCCCCTGCACCATAAAGGTCATGCCAAGAATGGAAATAAACACGACGCAAATAACGATAATAGGTAACTTCCAGTTGTATCTCATTTATGTAAACCTCTTAAAACTTGACCTCATCGGCGCAATCAGGAACCACGGCAGTCTCGATGTTGCACATCGGCTCTGCTTTTGCTAATTTGTCGGATTGGTTGATTGGATGACAAGTAAGCCCATCCCACTCATGGACAGTAGGATAATCATGCGAACTATTGGGCATCGTAGTCAGCTTATCATTAGTCTCATCAGGAATCTTCTTTAGCGTATCTACGACACTTTCAGTAATCTTCTGTTGCTCCTCTAAAAGCTGGATTTTATAGTCCAAATACCAACGTGCCTTCGTCAAATCTTGAAGCTGAGAATTACCATCTTTGTGACCTGCCCGGCTTAGATACTTACCAACATTCCAAAGATAAGCATCCTTGTCTAACTGCCACTCCCGTAGCACTTTGATGGCCTCATAGGGATTGTCTGCACCGCCGTAATGAGACGGATGATCGACATTCTTCTTAATTTCGTCAAGTGTTTCCATCAATAACCTCCTTGTTCTTTTCAATAGGCTTATAAACATCTGCCAGCTTCGGATGACGGCCACAGCAACCACGACCCTCTGGGCAGAACGGATACTTCGGATTAGCCTCACAAGAAGGAACCATCCAGTTTGCTACTTCAGGACAAACCTGTGCAACTTCCTTCTTCATTTCTGTAAACATCTCGCGGATTTCTTTTTGAGCCCTAGAACAAAGTCGAAGATGACTCATCTCAATCAAAGCACGAGCGTTCATCGTAATGTAAAACTCTGTACAGCAAGCATTTGGCAGAACTGCACGGGCGTCTTCGTTTTTGGCGTTGTGATACTTCTTGAGGATCTGATAATCGGTATCAATGTCCGACATCATATTATCGAAAACATCAGCATCTTCACCGGTAAACGGGTTCACATACTTGAATCCATCCTCGCTGCAATAACGCTGGCTGCGGCAGCTCAAGCTAATATGTCGATGACGACTAATCTGTGCCAGAAGTGCTCGACTTACATCTTTAACATAGAACGTAAAGTTGATGTGTTCAAGCACAGAATAGTGACCACTGGCTTTACATCCTTTAGCAATTTTATAGTCGTCAGTCATTGAAGAGTCATAACAAATACTCGCAGCTTCCTCCACAATATCTAAAGGGTTCTTATCACTTGTAGGAACAACTCGCTGTGTGTACGCGATCAAATCAACTGTCATTTAATTCTCCTTAATATTCGTCCTGCCAGTTTTCAGGAATGTCGTTCTCACCAATTACGATGCAATTTTTAGGTGCGACATTTAAAGTGTACTTTCCATCTTGAACTTTAATCATTACGTTCATAATGGCGACAACTTTATGAATACTCCAAAGGACTCCTCGACTTTTTTGAGTTCTAGCTCTAAGAACTGTGTCGCCAACATGAATTTCTCTGTTAAGAATATCGGTTACCATTTAATCCTCCATTACTTTAGAAGTGCAAACTTAAACCAATCTGGAAAGTTGGATACTGAAATCCCATATTTGATAAGGCAAGACAGCAGCCACAACGCAATCATGATTCCGACCACAATAAGATAATCCTTAAAAATCTTAACGAAAGCGATCCACATCTTAATCCTGTCTCCCATTTACCTCACCTCTTTCAATCAACTCATCCACAGTAACCTCTCCACAGAGAACCTGTTTAAGCTGCTCTTCTGATAACTGATATGTAATCGGATCTCCACATTCAGTTGGATATCGAGCCAAGGTTCTATAATATTCTGCAAGGGCTCGTTCCTTACGACCCTGCTCACGATGGTCAATACCAATCATATCGCCCCACCTCCTTCCTTAAATTCTTCACTTTTGCCGGTCACCACATAGACATCATCTTCGAGATCTTCTTTGGGAATCATGACAATGTTTAGCATTTTCCTGAATGATTCATTATCAGTTACGATAAAATAAAAAAATTCAGTTTCTGAAACTACTTCGTATGTAGTTCCTCTTTGAAGCCGAACGACTTCATCTATGCCAACATCGGTATAATAGTCCGTTCTGAAGTACATCCTCATTAGGGCTCCTTGTAGGGTTCCATATCACCCTTCCAAATCTGGAAATAAGGATGTGCGTCAATGCCGTAAACCTGACCCTTCATACCGGTACTGGTAATCTTGTAAGGCTTTCCATCCTCAAGGCTATTGATAAAGTCCTGATACTGAGGACTCATCTTAAAGAAGTCCTTCTTGCCCTGAATCCTCTTTACCTTAATAGTAACCTCATCACCAATCTTTGGCTCCCACTCTTCAACCGGCATTCCAGCCAGAAAGTCGGGACCACCGGCCTTCTTGATTCGCCGGGCAAGGATTCGTGCCTTACGCTGCTCTCTGCACCGGTCTTCTCGATTCATCGAATTACTCATATTCTGTTCCTTTCAGCTTATCAAAGTAGGGATCGCCGTCTTGCTTCTCTAATAAGTTGAGCTCCCCGGCGGAGCCTACAGAATACAAACGAAAATTTTTAAAAATCTCAGCACCTTTAATAGTGGCTAGAGATGTAATTATGTATAATATATCGTGTTCTTCTGTGCCATCAGTAAGTTGAACTTCAAGTCGTTCTTTCTTTGGGATGGCTAGTTTTCGGAAGTCGTTCATAGTTAATCCTTCGGCATAGAATACACATCCTGTCCATGTGCATATTCGTCATAAATTTCTGCAATAACATTGTAGCATCTACTCTCAGAGTTATAACTACCAAGGATAATTCCACGCTCACCCATGCCCTGCCTTGCATAAACATTAAGGCTTGCGGTATCAATGATTGCCATACGGTCAAGATTTATAATTTCTCCGTCTTGCGTTAAAAGTAGCATTTTAAATCAGTCCTTCCCGTTCAGCTTTCCACTGAGCATACTTATCATAAGCAATCTTCAGAGCAAGATCTTTGTTTTCAGCAGTAACATAAATAGCCCATGTCATTCCCATTGAAAAGGTGGGCTCAAAATAATCAGGTCCCCACTCTTCATCTTTGATATCTTCGATGTTTCTATTAGAATGCCATACAGCCCACTTTTTAGTTTTTTCGTTGTAATAAATCCTCCAAACACCAATCGGATTTATAATACAATCCTCGTACTCTTCGACATCACCGTCGTAGGCTGCGGCGATTCTTTCCGCTTTTTCTTTATCTTCAGTGATAGTAATAATCCGATAATCTGAATATTCACCTTCGGTTACTGCGTAATAAGTTTTCATATCTACTCCTTTATCCGTAACTCACTTCGTTCTTGTCGTTTCGGAATCGCACAAAGGTCGGGAATTGCAGAGATTCAGCACCAGTTTTCTTATCACAGCTAACCTCTTTGTACTTACATTCCACAATCTTACCGATGTAATTATCAGGATTCGCCCACACAGCAGCTCTCGTAGCATCATCAAAACCAGAACCAATGCGAAGCTCATTGCCCTTGTAGTCCACAACTAGAGCACCCATCGTACCAGCCAGACGGTTCTGACCTTCCTCGATTGCTGTGATTCGCAGGTCAACAGTATAGAAACGCTTAATCTTGAGACAACCATTGTGACGAGCCCGGCGGTAAGGAACGTTGGTGTTCAACATCAAACCTTCCCATCCCATTTCGACCGCATAATCAAGCCCATGAGGAATCACACTCTGATCAATACCTTCATAGATCATCGGTACAATCTCAATATTTTTAAGGTGCTTTTCCTTAATTTTCTTACGAAGCTCGTTTAAATACTCTCGCCGTACCATATATGGTGTGATGCATTTATCCTGAACGAAGTCTCTTGCGAAATCCGTATCAAAGATAACGAATTTAATACCAGTCTTGTCCTTATTGTCCGAGTTTAATAAGCCAGTGCCATACCGAAACGCCTGTCCGTCCGGCCAACCATCTGGATTCTTATAAATCAGTTCACCATCAAAAAAACGTGTGTTTACCAGTTCTGTATCACCATCATACAGAGTCAGTAGATCATTCTTAATATGGTCAAGACCTTGAAATTTCTGTCCCTGCCGAGAAATAAGGTCACCATTAAAGAAAGTTCCCCTATTGCCATTTTCTTTCTGGCTAAGGCTGAACCAAGTGCCCTTTTTCAGCTTAACCTTATCAATCGGGTATCCCTGCTGAATCTCCCAGACAGGAACAATTTCATCGCCATATACTTTATTGATGGTAGCTGCTTCCACACCAATTGGCAGATTCTTAGTAAACAGTCGTTTCAGAAACTCTTCGTACTCAGGATTTTTATGTAAATAATTCCGGATTGTTGCAATAGATGCATCAGAGCCGGTATTGTGACCAGCACCCATAATATAAAGGTATCCGCAGCTGAGATACTGAACGTCGATATCCGGCTTTGCAGTTACCTTCTTATTGATCTTTGCGTCCGACAGTCCGGTAACAATTGCCGGGTCGAGCAGGAATCGGAAAAACGCCATCAGTTCATCAGCTTCATCTCCAAAATCCTTACGTGCATCCAGCAAAATGCGGGTCTTGTCCGTCTTCTTCTTTGCTTTCTGCAATGCCTTAACCATCGCATCAAGCTTACCTATGAGCTCTTTATCTGTCATAAAGCCTCCTTACGTATCCTGTGTTATATAGTTATAGCTAATAAAGAAAGGCTTGTCGTTACGAGCAAGCCATTTCTTTCCCGTATCCTGTATTATATAGTTAAAGAGAGAATTTTAAGCCTCCGGGATGGAGACTTTTTATAACTATATTATACAGGACACGCACATAATTGTCAATGCTTTTCTGCAAATTCTTTCCGTAAAAATTCCTTCAAGAACGTCTGCTTATATGGAACTCTCGAAGTCTTTACAGCCCGATCAAGAGCATGAGTTTCGGCACAAATCACACAATACTTCTTGGCACGAGTGATGGCCGTATAGAGCCATTCTCTCGTCAGCATCAGGTACGCAGAGTTGTCCATGCCAACAATCACATACGGAGCCTCACTGCCCTGCAACTTATGACAACTCAAAGCATAAGCAAGTTCAAGTGTTGCCCAGATGTTATTCCCACCAAAGTAATGTGGAATAAAGATTGTTCCCCACTGATCAAAATCAACCAGGATAAAGCTACTCTCAATCTTTCGGATAATGCCACGGTTTCCGTTAAACACCGGACACTTCTCTTCTTTTTTCTTTGTCTTGAGATTGTATGTATGAAGCTCATAGTTGTTCTTGTTGATAATGACTTGATCGCCCTCACGCAGAGTATACACCCTATCCTTGCCATCACCATAGATTGTGACCTTTGCTTCTGCTTGACCACGACTCGGATTCACAATTTCCTGAATAGCATTATTGACTTCATAAGTGCAGATACTGCCACGCAGCTTCTGTGGAAGTACAATCTGAATCTTCGCACTATCATTCCCTACCTTATTATATAAGGTACGGTACTGATTGATGATGTGGTTGAATGACTCACTTGCGTCTTTATAGATATCAAGCTCCAAATCACGAAGTTCACCACGAATCTCACTACCAGCCCAGCCATAAGGAACCAATTGCGTAGCGTTACGAACCTTAATGCTCTCCGTGATAGACTTGGCTGCCTGACGATGGATCTTAGTCAAACGAGCCACAGGAACAACCTTAGATGCAAGCATATCCTTGAAGATGTTACACATACCGATACTCTCAAGCTGGCCGTCATCACCAATCATGATGAATCGCTTGCCAGTTTCGATTGCCTGAATCAAATCGTAAAACAATTGAGCACCAACCATTGAGGTCTCATCCAGAATGATGATGTCCTCATCCAGAGGATTGTCCTTATCGTGAACAAACCCACCGTTCTCGATGTCATATCCAAGGAGACGATGAATCGTCTTTCCATCCTGACCAGTAATCTCCTGCATACGAGCGGCAGCACGGCCAGAGAGTGCAGTCTGTGCAAAAGACTTACCACGAAGAACTTTTAAGACACCAGCGACAACGGTACTTTTGCCAGTTCCGCCGTAGCCTGTTAAGATACAGACGTTGCTAGAGCATACCTTTTTAATGGCATCTCTCTGTTCTTCGGTATACTTGATGCCAAGCGCATTTTCGGCCTCATTGATTGCTGCATCCATATTTTGACCAATCGGCTCAACAGGAGCATCCGCCAGACGCTTGATTTCCTTCGCAATACTATCTTCCAGATTCCACACTCTAGTTAGAGCAAATTCCTGACGGTCATCGCTCCACCAAAGTGTTTCACGTACATCATGCAGATGAAAAAGTGCCCTCTTGATGACCTCTTGATCTCCCTCGTCCAATTCAAGTTCCTTGATACAGCTATTGATTGTCTGGTTTGCCGAGATAATAGAGTTACCTTCTTCAGCACGGTCGGCAAGAAAATGCATGACGTAGGCTTCGATTCTGAATTGCGAATTGTGCTTTAAGCCCATATTTAAAGCAAGAGCGTCAGCTTTTTTCCAGCCGATGCCATACGCATCATCAATCAAGACATAAGGATTCTCCTCAATCTTTTTTACCAGAATGTCTGCACCGTGATACTGACGAACAAGCTTTTCAATAGCACTAGGGGTCAGACCGTACTCAATTAGCTTTGTGTACGCCTCACTGTTATCAATGTTGTTTTCAAAGGAGTCAATAATCTTTTGTGCTCGACCTTCCGTAATGCCACTAACAGTACAAAGAGACTTGATATCACCGTTCTTGATGATTTCATACGGATTCTTGAATGCTTCATAAAGCATCTCAAACTGATGGTCGGTCAAGATAAAACGGAGAAAGCTTTTTTGTTCTTCCGGGTCAGTAATCTCTTGAAACTCATTCATGTAGATAATTTTATACTGATCACCAAACTTTTCATGATGAACATATTCACCACAGAACGAATAAGTTTTATTCATATCGAGGCTAGGAACGTTACCTTTTAGCCGGAGGTCACTGTATCGGCTCATGATAGGATTTCCCTGCTTGACTTTTACCACCTCGGCAGAGAAAGTGGCGAAGCCGCCGGGCTCCACCTCCCTCCCATCTTTCGGATAAAAGACTCGTTTTATCCTGATGTAGCAACGGATCATATTTTCATTAAATTTCTTATCTGCCACTTTATAACCCTCTTATTATGCACCTAATCTAAATTCTGTCAGTCCTCCGCACACTCTGCAATAAAACCATTTTGTGGTACGCTCGCATTGTTCTGCGCAGTCAAACTTCCACTTCTGAACTTTTCTAACGACGCAACAATTCGTACAATGTATCTTAATTACAGTTTTATCTTTGTACCAATCAATTTTAAACTCAGGAAATTCACAAACAACCTCTCCGTCAATAGTATATAAAACACCATTCATTACTTTATCTCTCTATCATGCAGCCACTGTTTGTAAGGCTTCATCTTCTCAACAATGTACGAATTTTCTTTTCTCTTGCAAAGGATTGCAAGATCGCTGCCCTTTGAAATTAGACTTGAATATCGTGCATACTGAGATGCCCAACAAATCATTTCAACAATACCACCTGTCATGTAAACATGTAAGTATGCAAACTGGTTACCACGTTTATCCTTCTTTTTTTGGATGTCTACGATGACACAAATAGCAGTTGCCTCACCGCCATCCTCTACAGTATCAAGCCCAGCATCAATATAGGTACAAGCATCCTTAATGGGATTGCTAGTCAAGAACATTGAAAGGGTTTCAAATTCCCACATGTGCTCGTCTTGCATATACTTTTCAGCAAACGCCTGCATAAAGGCATTCCGCTTTTTGTCTTTTTCTTTCTTTCGATTCCATGTGTCCGCTTCCCAGCGCTCCCTTCTTACCTTATTATATAAGGCGAGTCTGGTAGGTTTGTCTTTAATAGAATCTGTGTCAATTCCGTATTCGTCTTTGAGAATAGAGATCTTGGGGAGAGATGCCATTTCGTGGAAACTCTTCTCTTTATACTCGTTCTCAAAAACCATATTTGCAAAAGTGATTAAGATTTTTCTCTTGTCCTTTGTTGGAATAGCTCCAGCCTTAATCAACTTGACAACATTTGAAGTGCCAATCTTGCCACCATTTGCTCTCTGAACAAAGTCTGCCAATCCAGAATATGGACGGTCTGCAATCACCCCTGATGCGACACTCTCGCCCATTCCCTTAATGGCCTTTAAGCCAAATAAAATTGTGTGATTCTCCGCATCGGCCTTAAATTCCATATCAGACCTGTTAACACTTGGAGGAAGGACCCGAATATGTAGACGGTCACATTCATTGATGAACACACCCATTTTGCCAGAATCATCTTCTTTAGTAATCATACACGCAGCCATGAAATACTCAGTATAATGAGTCTTCAAGTATGCTGTTAGGTAAGAAAGAAGTCCATAAGCAACTGCGTGGCCCCGATTGAAGGAATAAGAAGCCTGTTTCAAGATCAATGCCCACATCTCAGAAATTTGATAATCGTTCCATCCTTTCTTGTGAAGACCATCTCTAAACTGGACCTCCAAGGATGCCATAACATCCTTCTTTTTCTTACCAATGGCACGACGAGCATTGTCAACTTCAGTTTCAGGGAATCCTGCATAACGGAATACTGCAAGAGCCTGTTCCTGATAAAGAAGAATGTACTGAGTCTTGGCAAAAAGCTGTTTGATGTCAGGATGAAGTAGTTTGATAGTCTCTGGATGAAGTTTATTGGAGCAATACGTCGGGAAACTGTCCTTAGTACCAGGGCGGTTTGCTGCATTCACAACAATGATATCCTCGGCGTTGTCACATTTTGCTTCAACACACATCTTTCGAGCTTCAGCAGACTCCATCTGAAAAATACCAATTGTGTGTCCAGATTTATAAACAGCGTCATAGACTGCCTTGTCATTCAAATCAAGATGGTTGATATCGACATCTTTCCAAGTAAGATGGGCCATCTTTAATGTGTCATCAATCGTGTCCAAATTTTCAAGACCAAGAAAATCCATCTTAACTAGAGACAGGTCATCCATAGCATTGTGCATTTCAAGCTGACACATCTGATTACCTTCTCTATCCATACAGAGAGGACAATATTCAATAACAGGCTTAGGTGTAATTAAAGTTCCTGCAGCATGGCGACCCATACTCTTCGGTAAACCTTCAAGCCGCATAACGTACTTAAACCACAGAGGGAACTTATCATACACATTAGAAAGCTGCTCACTCTTTCCAAGAATGTCCTTCAATAGAACTTCCTTCTCAACTTCTTCTCCGAGATCGTCCAATGTTTTCACTGTCGGAATCAACTTAGCAACTTCATTTCGCAATTCATACGGAATCTGCATATAATATGGGCTTTCTGGATCTTCGTTCAGTACCTTGCCAATGTCCTTAATGGCAACCTTGGTAGACAGAGAATTAAAAGTTGCGATTGGTGCTACGCTCTCTTTTCCAAAAAGCTCTTCTGCAATAGAAACAAGTTCTTTGCGACGACGACGGCTAATATCAAAGTCAAAGTCCGCGAGACTCCTACGACCCTTATTTGCAAAACGAGAGAAGTCAAGATCCCAACGAACAGAATCAATCTGCGTAACGTTTAGCATAAATAGACATAGACAGTTTGCACCAGAACCACGAGAATAGCCACGAGGGATACCTCGTTCATCGGCCACCTTACAAAGCATATACAGCATGATGAAATAGTCGATGTAGTCAACATATTCCAAAACGTCAAGTTCCATCTCAATTCTGTCCCGCCGGGTTTGCTGTTCTTCTTTACTCATCCATCCGAATTTTTCATCAAAAGTAGAATAAACGAGGTAACGCAGGTAATCCAGATGCGAATCAAATTTACCTTCAATTTTCACTTCTGGCATCTGGTTTGGCTGACCAAGACCAATATCAATATCGTCAACCATATCTGCAATCTTCACAGACATTGAGCAACCTTCTCGGATGAAGTCTTCATCAAACTGCTTTGAAAGTGTTCTCAGCACATCGTCTTCGGTCTGAAGATAGCAGTCAACATAACTTTCTCCAACTTCTCGTCCTTCTCCAATTTCTACAAAAACTGAATGTGCATCAACATCTTCCTTGGAAAGCATATGAGCATCGGTTGTAATGGTATACGGAAGATTGTACTTTTTGATAAAAGCTGCAATTTTGGCATTAGCTTCAGCCTGATCTGGCGTATCATGAGACTGAACTTCCATAAACACGTCATCAAAGATCCATTTCAGTTTGTTCCATAATTGCCATGCCTCAGTCTCGTTCCCATCAACAAGCAATCTACTCATTCGACCAACTTGACAGGCCGTAAGACAGATGATACCTTTACCCCACTCGTTCTGTTCAATGATGTTTAAAGAAGTTCGAGGCTTTTTATACATGCCATCAACGCAAGCATTTGAAACAACCTTGAACAGATTTTTCAAACCGGTCTCGTTTTTTGCCAGCAGAACAAGATGATAACGAGGTTGTTTATAGTCTTTCGTATCAGCTTTTTCGCTCTGATTATCTACTTCGTAGACCTCACAGCCGATGATTGGCTTAATGCTTGCTTCCTTGCAAGCCTTAACTTGGTCAACAAAAGAGTGCATTTTTCCGTGGTCTGTAACCGCGATTGCTTTCTGGCCGTTTTCTTTGGCAAAGTTTACAAGTTCCTTGACGGTAAGAATAGAGTCAAGTAACGAACCCTGCGCTGTATGTACATGAAGATTTACAAAATTATCTGACATCTATTCTCCTTCCACCATTAAAACTGATTGCGTTCCTTCAGGCGCTTAATCCAACGCTTGCGCTTCTCGTTAGCAATCTCATTCGCTTTCGATGTAAACGCCAAGATGCAATCTTCGTCATCATCATAGTATGCGTAGATACAGTTCAGCACATCACCGAATTCTTCTACGAGGTTCTCATAAGCCTCGTTAATGCTTACAGGCGTTGGGTTCTTCATGTCGATTGCACGATAAAACTTTATCGCAGCTTTCGACAGCTCAGAACCTTCCTCACCCATCTGAATGAGGATTTCCTTGCCATCAATATAATCAAGCACTCGTAAATTTTTATTTTTAATCATCCGTATTCACCTTACCCTCAATAGACACTCTCAAAGTCACAGTCTTACCATCCTTTGTTGTCCATGCATATCCACCAGAAGTTCTGTTATCCGATTGAGCTTCAGAAAGAAGCCAATCACGAACCGCCTCAATAGCTTCGTCCGTGACACAGGTTTTATCCTTCCATTCAGTTCCATTCTTTTTAACAGTTCCTGCGTAAATACCAAACATGCCACAGCTCACATGATATTCACTCATCACTCTTCACCTTATCTCCAAATTTAATAACGTCATCAAAAAGCATCACATAATCGTCAGTATATTTATTGCCATGAAAGTGACCAAAATACCAAAACGGCTTACCAATACGAGTCTCTTCCAGAATATCAAGAATATCATCAAGAAACTCTTCCGTAGAACTATCAACAGTACTTTGATCAACACAACTAAGAAACAACTCTGTAGGAACGTAGCGTGTCGGACAAGTGTGACTTAACACAACATCGATATTACTATCGTTTACCTGCTGCGCAACTTTCTTTTTTATTTTTTCATTCGGCTGTTCATCGGGAAACCAATTATATCCACACTCCAACCGATAATACTTATCCACAGAATAAGCTCCACCACAAACAAGACAATTCAACATCTCTATGCCAGAAAGAATCTGGTAAACCTCACCATCAATAGCAAAATACTGGTTTGGATACTGCGGGTCATACCACGCTCTTCCGCAAATATCACCACAAATCTTCCTTAGTTTGTAACCATCCTTACGAGACGGGCGGCGCTCGTGGTTGCCATGAATACAAAACAGATTTGCAGGAATATCTGCGGCGATAGTCTTGATACTCCATTCACGAGGGTCATCCTTGCCGTAGTAGTTCAAACCGACATCGCCAAGGCAGACGATCCAGTCATTCATTCCAAGATTGTGTTTATGGCAAAACTTTTCCAATTCTAAAAACCGATTGTAATCACCATGAATATCGCCTGTAATGTAAACCATTCATTCACCCCTCTCATAAACTCGCCAATACCATGTGCTACCATCGCCCGGATAAAACCTATCGCAAAAGTCCTCAAAGCGACATCCTTCGCATGGATCATCTTTTGACAAATCTATCACTGGATGGCTTTTGCATTCTGCGATAAATTCTTTAACGTCTGCTTCAAACTGTTCAGGCATCAGCATTGTCAATCAACTCTCCATTTTTTACAACCTTAGCCTTATCATCCCAATATTCATCAGCTCCAACCTTTCTAGGAGCAGTGCCAAAATGCTCTTTCCACTCAGGAAGACTCTCATTGATTGCATCAAACTGAATACCCCAATCGAAGCAAGCTTCAATTGCGTCATACAGGAGCTTCCCTTCACGGCAAGTCCAGAGAATCAGACCAGCACCGTGTTTCTGTTCCTGAATTGCTTGATAAATGACATTCCAGTTTGGTTCACCGATATCAGGATAATTATTCTCACAGAGAGTGCCATCAAAGTCGATGGCGATAGCACGTTTCCAATTTCCCATATCAAATCACCTCAAAATCCACAATCTGCGCTTGCGGCGTAACCTTATTCCCGTACTGATTTAAAGACAACCGACACACAGCATTGATAATTTTTGCATAATTGTCTCCATAAAAAGTAACAACTTCATCATCCTCGAAACTATCTTCAATCCAATCAATCAGTCGTCCATTATCATTAAAACACACAAAATCAATGCCTTTTTCTTCATCAGAATACTTCCACATATTACCGTTCTTGCCCATCGGAGCACATCCACTATGAGCTAACGGAATATTTCTAATGTAGAAATACGGCTCGGAAATACCCTGTGCCCAGATTTTATGCATTTCGTACATGGTCTTCGGCAATGCAACGGTCAGCTTACTATAGTCAAAATCAAAATCAACTACGATTGCCTTACTCATCGTGACATCTTTAAGCAGTTCATTGCAATCCGCAATCGCCTTTGGCACATTTTCTTTCTTGATTTTCACACCAGCAGCATTATCATGACCAAGAACTGACTCAAAATCTCCGGTACTCATCAAGAACTCCTTTAAACTTTCAATCGGAGAACCGTCAGGATTTCTCATTGAACCACCGTAATAATCCGGTTCATCAGCGAAGGTACGAAGCAATACGCACGGTTTTGCATACATTTCAGCCAGCTTGATTGCCACAACACCAGTCAGAGTGTTATCAAGAATGCCAGTAGAGTTGCAGAAGAGAATCTTATTCTGGTCTGCACTGTGCTTCTCAATCAGTTCCTGAAGCTCTGCGACAGCCTTGTCCTTGGTCTTGTTTTGCTGATACTTACAAGAGGAACACTCACGAGCTACATGCTGCGCCAGAGTCTCATCAATCGTAACACCGGCATTCTTGCCACGAGTCGGAGTATACTGGAAGGTCTGTTCCTCTCCAACCATCGCACGGAACATCCGCTTCTTTTGCTCGGATGAGCCAACGCGAATCAGTGCGTTCATCATCGGAACGATGTAAAACTGAACATCATTGATAGTCGGATCACCCTTGATATTGAAACTATTCGCCTCAACCAAGGCACAAATCATCGGATTTACAATTCGTGCCAGACCTTTCGTGCAAAGGCGCTTTGTCTCATGCGAGTGCATATCCATAACGTCACCGATGTTTCCGACTGCCACCAGATCAAGATACCGGTCTGCAACATCAGTCCAATTATATTCATCAACAGCCTGAAGAAACTTATACATCACGCCAGCGCCAGACAATTCCTTATTAGGATATGTACCGTTCTGGTTGTTGACGATTACTGCGTAAGGATTCTTTCTGTCGCAGATGTGATGGTCAAGAATCAGAATATCGATTCCCTTTTCGCGGAGTTCCTTACACTGCTCAACATCGTTACTACCAGCGTCAGGAATAATCAGCAAGGTAGTTTCAAATGGAACCTCAATTTCTTTAGAGAGTCCATGCTCCTTGCCGCTATGATGCAGAACATTGATTTTTCCAAAATAACCAATCGTCTTCAAATACTGAAACATCATTGAAGCACTTGTGAATCCATCCACATCACAGTCTACAAGGATAGAGATAATAGACTTATTCCAGATATGTTTGTTCAACAGCCGGACAGCATCTTCCATGTTGTCCAGTTCCCACGGAGAATTCAGACAAGAATCATCTAGGTTCATGTAGGTCTTATAATCCTCAACCCCTCTGTTCTCCATAATCGTTCCAATCGGGTCTGATAGGTCGTTCCTACTCCCCTTCCAGAGTTTTACATTCATTTAATTCTCCTAACACAATTCTCAATCAATGCTTTAAATTTTTCAGGATTATCAGTTGGGGCTTCCTTTTCATCCAGAATCCCTTTATCATCTACTACAGCATACACACTTACGCCATCGACGAATCGATTGGCGAGAACCATAAGCTCACTAAGCTGAACGTCTTTATCAAAGACGAAACAAATATCAACGCAAAGACGTGTCAAAATTTCAATTTGATTCTGTGAAACCTTCTTGCCGCCAGTCGCTACGCAGTTGCAGACATCCATGTTCCACATCTGCATAACAGACTTTTCAGCCTCACCAACATATACCAGACCTTCATTCTTAATGTATGGCTCTGTCTTATACAGGCCATACAGAATACGGTTTCTGGCACACGGCTCAAGATATAGATACTTTAATTCGCCTTCAGGCGGCTTGCCGAAGTATCTTCCCTTTACACCAACCAGAGTGCCAATTTCATCTCTGATCGGAATCGTGATTCTATTTGTCAGTTCATCAAAGCCAATCTCAAACTCCTGCTGCGTCTCATAAGATATCCCATCATCAGCAAAAATCTGGTTCACATAAGGTTTGTAATAACCGAGGATGGCTTCGGAGATGGGGACTATCGGACGGTCATCCTCGTGTTCTTCACCTTCATTTTGCATGGCGATAAGTTCTTTTAGAATCAACATACTTTTAGGAAGGTCTTCCTCGAAGTTGTGATAGTAGTCAAGACCAACCCATTCGCAGATTTGCTTAATGGCTTTTGGAAAAGACAGTTCCAGAAAGAACTGAACGACAGAAATCAAATCATAACTGGTCTTTCCATTGGCAATATCTCGTGTGTAATCTACCGCAGTAAGATTTTCATTCTCGTAGATACAGAGTGCCGTTCTATTGTCACCATCTGGATTTGCACACTGGTAATAACCAGTCTTGTGACTGATGTGATGACACCCAAGTTCCTCCAGAATCGGCTCAATCTGTTGTTCTTCAAGAATGTAATTTTTCAGATCTGCGATATTTACCATTGTAGTTCCTTACTTTCTGGTGCAGACACCGACCTCTTTCCAGACATTCTGGTTCAAATTCACTTCAAACATGATTTTCTTTTTCTCACCAAAACGGTTTTTATCGATGTTTCCAACGTAATACCGCTTATCTGGATTCAGCCGATGGGCACAGTCACCGCCCCACTCAGGGTCATGAGAGATGTATTGATACTTTACGAACTTATCTTTTGGAATCTCCTTGAATAGAACCATCGTCCAAGCAACATGCTTAATCATTTTTGACTCAGCAATGTTGTTTGAATTCAGCTCATCAGGAAGATACTCATGAGCATTTTCGGCCAACTGGATACTACCATAGATAAAAATCTTCAAATTTTTCGCAATCTCTTCAAGCTCGGTGGCCGTGACCTTGAACGCTGCCCATTCACCAATCGAAGCAATGTCGTTCTTTAGAGTATCGTAAAACACATACTTAACTCCCTGGGTGAGAGCTGCCTTCTGGATTTCAAATCGTAGGGACTTGTCACTATAATCAGCAGAGACATCCTTTGCGATAATCAAGCCTTGTGATTCGCTCTCGATCCACTGGCAGACATCAAGTACATTGCGATACTCCTCGCTTTCCTCGTAGACACGAGCGGTGAACTCATCAATGCTTTCTATGTATTCTCCGTCTTCGTTTTGCTTTCGAAAGATGAAGTTTCCATTTGCATCCCGGTACATTCCAAGGGTGATTTCTCGCTCATCCTTGTGGAAACGATGACCATGCAACTCTTGAAACTCAGGATTATTGATGGCGGTGACCAGTAAGCAATACCGGACTGACTCAAGATCCATCTCATTCAGCAGCAGAAGAGCTTTCTGCTTTTGAACCAATGTGACGTAGGCAACAATCGCCATCATGTATCTAGTCTTACCGGCGTTAGATGGCATACCATTGAACATCACAGTGCCCAGTTTCAATCCTCGGAACAAATCATTCATGATAGGATACTGGAACGGCAACCCCATATCTGGAACGCTCAGACGTTCATTGACCATTGGTAGAAGACCATTATTCAAAATCTCAGCATCATCGTTTGTAATGATGACCGTATTGATCTTGTCGGCCTTGCCACGAATCAATTTATAAATGTCCTGAGCGCCAAACATTTCAAACTGTCGATGCTTCAAGATTCCTTCAATGTTAAAACCGTTTCTCTGGTACTCACGAAGTAGCGAATATTTCTTCAGGATATTGAAATATCCCTTGATATCATCGTCATTCGCAAGACTCATGTAGTATTCAATGGTTGACCAGCCCTTCAGCCGCTTATATTGGGACAATCTGGACTCGTCTTCAGCCATAAACGTTAAAACAGACGTTTTATTAAATTCTTGAGTCCGAGTTTCGTAAATAATCAGCGCTGCATCGTAGAAAAATTTTGTTGCTTCATCGGCAAAATCGTACTTGCTCTTGACATAATGCCCATACTCGACCAAATAGTCAGGATGCTTGTAAATTGCGCCAACAAATAGAATTTCGTTCGGGATATTTGAAATGAGTTCCACTCATCCACCTCCCTCTTTTATATTTCATCGAGAATTGCATTTATATCAATTTCGTTCTCGTTTTTACTCTGTTTCGGTGCTGTTTTCATCCGTTTCAGTACCGTTTCAGTCAAATTTTCCTTCGCTTTGTCTTCGCTTTCACTGCGAATCGAAGCTAGTCTTTCTTTTCGTTCGAGATAACTAGGATATTGAGCCAACAAAACAGCCAAATCGTAGTTCCATCGCTGGCTCATGTCGCAACCCTTGGCTTCTTTCTCGGCAATTATCTTATCTAGTCGGGGTTTCGCTAGAACCCACATATCGTAAAGTTCTAGCGGAGGAATAGAACCTCTATATTTGTAATAATTACCGGAAATTAACTGCGTAAGTTTCGAGTAGAAGCTGCCAGGAACAACCGCCGGGGCGTATGTATCTCGAATATGGTCGAAAAGAATCTTTTTTTCTTCCTGTTTGATATGCGCAAGCTCACGATTGTGGCCTTGCTCTCTCTTTTTGGAAAGAAGATCATCGACTTTTTTATCCGTAGTATCTTTCATTTTGTCAAAAAATGCCCTTAGCAGGTCATCTGTCCAAGGGCGTTTTTGATTTTTCTTTTTTTCTACAAAACAATCCTTGTGGTAAAAACCAGTCTTGTCGTAAAAAAAAGTGCTACGGTCTCGCTCGATGAAAATGTTCTTCCCGCAAATCTTGCATTTACGGGTTAGTTCCATTAAGCCAGTTCCTTCTCCATGACTGCGGCGACCTTCTTCAGTTCCTCAATATCAGTCATAGAACGGAACGCAGTAGACAGGCCAGCCGCCTTAACAGCCTTCTGTGCTGCGCTCTTCTTCACAGGAGAAGCGGAAGCAATCAGGTCGTTCAGCTTTGCCTTAATGTCGTCCAGAGAAGGCTCCTTGGATTCGGAGGTATTCTCTGCAGGAGCATCATCACTGATATCATTATCATCAAGACCAAGCTCACGAGCACGCAGCTTCATTTCCGTCTTGACTGCATCGTTCAGGCCATTCTTGATAATGACCTCACGATTCTTTGCGGAACGGTCGAGATATTCCTGATACTCAAGCAGAGTCAAGTCTTCGACAACCTCACCGCCATTATGAACACCGGTACGATCCTTATCAAAATAAGCAAAGTTAATAGACTTATCATCACCGGGATGATACATACGGAACTCGGTGCCGACATTGTACTCCTGACCCTTGAAACCATCAGGAATCTTACGACCAGTAGAAACGCTCACAGAAGAACCATTCACCAGCTTGGTTTCAGTCTCATCCTTCTCACGGCAAATGACGATGTAACTCACACCAGTTGCATTCAGATCCAGAATCAGGGACTGCCCCTTAAAGTTCAGCTGCTGATAATCCTTCAACTCCATACCAGCACCCTCAATCTTCACCGACTTCTCGTCGCCGGTCAAACCCTGTGCTGCAGCCTTAACCTTTGCACGCTTCTGCGAGAAATTAGTCAAGCCCTGTTTCGTAGTCAGATTAAGAATGGTTGCGGAATCAACAACGATAGCATCGGCACGGAAAGGCTTACCGTCAGCGTCCAGCCAAACATTACCGTCCTCATCCTCGAAGTCCTCATTGTCAGCAACGGTATGAATGAAATCCTGTACCTCTGCGAGAGACTGAGTGTAAACGATACGGAGATTCATCGGATCGAGCCCATTCTCCATCAGTTCCTCACGATAATCGTCGATAGAACCAGACTCAGTATCCAGATACAGAACACGGAACGGACGACCTTCAGGAGTCTTCATGTAGCAGAACTGCATAGCAAATCGAGACTTACCAGTTCCCTGCTCGCCATACACAAGCATACGAAGCTTCTTACGAATAGCAGATGCATCACAAACAATAGCCATATATGTAAATTCCTCTCTAAATCTTTTCTTTTATAAGTATCCTGTGTTACTTGGCTAAGACTAAAAATTACACTCCCCAGTCATCCTCTTCCTCATCAGCAGGAGTCGCAGTGGACTTATTAGAACCACCCCACCAAGAAGTATCGTTCTCAGCTGCCTTGCCATCGAAGTCCTTCTTAGCCTGAGCGTTGGCAGCAATCTTTGCCCGTGCCTCGGAGATATTGTCCTCAGTATAGGTAGGCTCTGCATCCTTATCGCCGGGATTCGGATCAAAGGAATCAGGATTAACACCCTCGATATACAGCTTGCGAACTGCCGGAGTACCCTGACGCTTCATCTTGTTAGGACCACCCCAGATATTCTCAGTCTCAACTTCCTCAACCTTCTGCTGATTAACGATGGGACCAAAACACTCGAAACTAGTATAAGGCTTCAAACGCTTACGAATAGAATCGGCCAGAACCTTATTCTGAGTGTTTGCCTTATAGTCAATGAAGAACTCTGCATCCTCAATAGTGTTGTAATTCACGATCTTTGCATCGACAACTACTTCATCGCCCTCATCACTCTTGCGGCAACCAGTGTAAACAATGGTCTGGGTAAACAGAGCCAGCTCTTCAAAACCCTCTGCATCGAAGTCGATTTCCTTAGAACTCAGAGAAACCTGAGTAGGAACGAAGCGGATCTGGTGTTTGCCGTTGTAAGTGCTATACTCGATATTGCCACGGACATACACGTTGTCACCGTCATGCAGGTTCTCGGAGATCTCCTTAGCTGCATCGAAGTCGGTTAGAGTCTTGTTATCATTGATAACCTTACCAGACTCATTCGTCTTCTTGGTAACACCGACCTTAACGCCAATCATATCATAGCCTTCCGGTGCAACATAAGTCAGACGATCCTTCCAAGCGACTTCCTTCTTATCCTTCTCGATGCCCTTGTCCTTATCGGCACGGCGGAAGAAGTAAACCTTATCACGAGGCATACCAGCCAGATCAACATAGAAAGTGTTTTCATTGGAAGTCTGAATACCAAAGCTCAGGACACGGCGCATAACACCACTCTTGGTCTCCTTCTCGTTATAGAAGTTGCAACGCTGGGTGCCGGTGACCTTACCAGCCATCTCAAAAGAACCACGGGTCTGAGGAAGATTAAAAATTCTATCTGCCATATCAAGTCTCCTTTATGTAATTTTGTTTCATTGATAATCACTTATGTTTCTTTTTTATTGTCTCGAATCAATTCATGCACTATTCATTTTATGTATTATCCTCCGTCTGGCTTATTGATGGCTTATATTTCATACGGCACCCGCCGTTAGAAATCGTCCTTTAATGGATTATGTATAAACATTGCGCCGAGCACTACTGGGAACCGTTCTGAACACTCAGGACACAAATCAAAACTTAAAAGCGAACCATCAAGTTGGCTACCATAAGAGTATTGATGCTCAAAACTGATTCCCTGCTCGCTACCTATCGGCTTGATTTCACGACCACACCAGTTACATATTTTCTTACATGTGTTCATACGGCATCACCCCATTTTTAATATTCTCTATCACGGAACATCTTAGATTGAGCACGAGTCAATCTGTTGTTCCGACCATACTTAGGTCTGAATGCAGACTGCAGCTTGTTGTTTGCGTATTCGAGGTCACTCTCCAGAATCTTAGCAGCTTCTTCAATATAATCCCGAATGACACAATACTGGTCGTTATTGATGCAGTGCGTCTTTAGATAATCAAGCATATCGACTGCCTGATTTTTCAAAAGAAGTGTATCTTCAAGCTGAGTCTTGCGCCGTTGGAAGAAATCTATATTCATAGGCATCACTCCTCTAACAGATTTTCATACATGCTTCGCAATTTTTCATAGGCGACGGCTCGTTTAAGAATCATCTCGTAGGCGTGAGTAGTGTGTTCACGAGGGCACCACTTTCCGCCCTCCTTGCCAAGTCGGATTTGATTCTCAAGAATTTTTCTTGCTTCATCAAAAGTCATCTTTTCGATTCGTTTCTTACTGGCATTTTTCCATTCGTCTAGTTCCATAGGAATCACTCCTTTTTGGCAAATTTACTCCAATCCATCTTGCGATGACAATCAGAACATTCGCGCTCAAACTTTTCCAGCTTCGTCACACAAAACGGACAGAGATATGTGCTCTTTTCCTTCTGGAAGATAGGACTTGCTGGAATACTCAAAGAGCCGGGGTCGATGGTTGCATTGATAGGAATTTTGCTGTTCATCATGTCACCTCTTGTTTGAATTAGCCTTTTATCGTATTTCATTTTCAATGTACTCTGAGAACTGTTCTGCAAAAGCACGAGCAATCCCATGGAAGGTCTTAGCCCTATTCTTTGCATCCTCACCACGTTTAGCTGCGCCACGATTTCTTACATTGCCTTTATTGGCCGAAGTTCCACAAGGACAATACGGACCCTTCGGTTCAACCGCTTCAACCGGAACCAGATTAGGAAGACCTTTCAGCCATAAACAGGTCTTCTTTGTCCATGGATGGTCCTTACCATAAAATTCATACGGTTGAATCATCTGTGATGGTTTTGGCATTTCATAGACAGCACTTGGAATTGGATTCTCAACACAAATGTGTTTGATCGGTGCGTTATAAAACGCCATAAAGAATTCCTTAGCTTCTAATCCATGTTGATACCGTTCTTGATTCAATTTGTGTCCAGCCCACAACCATCGTGCGCCAGCGTTTGATAAATATGTACACGGAGGATGTGCAATCAATAGATCCCACTGCTCAACATGGTGTTGTATGCCATCCATTGTGACTATCTGCCCACCCTGTAGAGCTGCCAGTGCGTTACCCAAAATATGCCACTCTGGGTGACCACCGGACGGAGATTGAATATCGCAAGAATACGCTTCATGACCAAGCAATCGAAATGCTTTACAAACTTCCTGTGATTCTTCACAGGCAATTAGAACTCGTAAGATTACAACCACTCCTTTTTGTATCCTGTGTTTCATAGCTAAATCTCCGAAAATGAGCGAAAAATAATAGACGTATCAACGTCATATTATTTCATCGCTTATAGAACAAAAATTCTAGCAGATTTTATGTATACCCTATTGGGCTGGTGGGACAGGCAAGATTTGAACTCGCGACCAAGCGGTTATGAGCCGCCAGCTCTGACCAACTGAGCTACTATCCCATATTACCAGTCAAACAGCTGCAACTATTCAACTGGGAACCTTCCTTATAAACACTATTGCATCTATATCATATAGACGAGGAAGGAATAACAGTGATGCACATTTCCTATATCTCGCCCCTTTCGGGGTGGTATCTCGCACAGGCGCAGCCGGATTTGACCGCTAAAGATCCTACCCATACAAGATTGGAGCAGCGAAAGGTAATCGAAACCTCATCCTCAGCTTGGAAGGCTGATGTACTAGCCGTTGTACGACCGCTGCATGAAAACCCAGCTTACAAAGCACTACTGCACCATCACTGGCGAGCTGGGAATAATAGTGGCAGTCAAAGGAGATCAACAAAACGGTACGCAACCATTCTATGATCGTGGTGCCACAGGCGAGACTCAAACTCGCAAGCCTTTCGGCGTCTACCCCTAAAATAGATGTGTAGGTCAATTCCACCACTGTGGCATATAAATTGCGCCGGAAAGAATCGAACTTTCGCAATCGGGACTTCAAAGGACCCTGCCTTAACCGCTTGGCTACGACGCATTATATACTTGGCTTGCTGTGTCCTATTGCTCCATTTTTGGAGAGCCAAGAATAATAGGAAAGGTATTTTATGAAAAGCATGTTGGAAAACCAACTGGTCGAAAACGTCAGATTTGAACTGCAACTCCTGCTCCCAAAGCAGGCGTGTTACCATTACACCACGTTCTCGATATGGTGCCGCAGGTGGGATTCAAACCCACGATCCATATTTCAGGCAGAGCTTTTTAAGAGCCCAATGTATGTCACTCCATCACTGCGGCATATAAAAGCTGTCTGTCCAGCAGTCAATCGTCTTTCCGATTTGCCAGTTGAATTTCGCTATCCGCTCATCTACACATGAGCTGGTAGGGATAGAGGGATTCGGACCCTCACGTCTTTCGACACTGGGACTTGAAACCAGCGTGGCTGCCATTTCACCATATCCCCATATCGCCGGTCTTTCCCGGCTGTCAGCCCCGCGCAGGGCATTTTCGGAGGAAGAAATATCACGATGCTTCGTTAATTATTTTAACGAAAATCACGATAAAATGTCTATTTTAATTCAGCTCTTCTGCTGACTTGCGTAGAACTCATTCCGCAGCTGAATAATACCCTTTTTGCAGAAAGATTCCTGGTCTTTCTCTCGTTGTTCACGCATCCAACCATAAAACAAGTTATCCTCAGCAGTAAATAACTTTGCGGTATTTTCATAATAGCCACGTTTCTGAACGCTCTGCATGACACCACGCAAGAACTTCCAGTGCTTATAATAAGGAAGCTTCATCTTAAACATGAAATTGTTGCTGTCTCGCAAAACAAAGCCTTCAACGTGTTCAAAGCCATGATGCAGATAGTTCTCGTTCATGACTTCCTCGTACCAAGGATAGAATTCACTCCAGTTCTCAAAGGTCTTAACCTTCTCCTTAATCTGCAGATGACACTTCTCAGCTATACGCTTCAGATCATCGTAATCCATCACACTGAAGTTCATATCATTCGCAACAATATCCAGCAAAACAATATGCGGTTTCTTATATTCAATGATATGAGCATCATTCACAGGATCAATCACCTCGAAGATGATAGAACCATTCTCTTTTGCAACTTCTTTCAGATTCTTACGATCTTCATCAGAAGTCGTATCCATGAGAATCTTTCGGAACATATCTGCAAAAGGCCCTTCAGGAGTGGATTTACTTGCAATGAACAGACCATCCTGTTCTGCATCATACGAAATGATACCAAGAAATCCATTCTCTTTTAAATATGCAGTCACCGGGAACTCCAAAGTGTTCTGTAGGTTTCCAATTCTCGTTTCATTCCGCTCATCAACTGCAAAGAATTTATCATAGCTTCGAGCTACAATCTTATTCGTCTTTGTGTTAATGAACAATCCCCTTGCTTTGGTAGAAACCTCATCCCAATGCTTCTTATAAAATGCTTCACGAGAGAAGTTGAAAGAAGAAATATCTCCGAATCGCTTCTCAAACACATATTTGCTTTGACGCATCTTACCAACAAGTTCTGCGTTATCGAACTCAGTTTTCATTTCAACGGCAGTTTCAGTCTTTGGCTCCTCTTTTCGGAACACATCGTTCTTGGTTTCTACACACTTGATTGACTGACCGTGTTCAAGTTCCACGCAACGAAGATATCCGCCAAACTCGATTTTTCCTTCGAGGTTGTAGCACCGATGCCCCATATCAATAGGAACATCCTGCACATTCCGATGACCGAAGATCTGAATGTAGCTATCAGGCATCGATTTTTCCCAAGACTCAGCCACGGTTAGCATATCAGGATAGCGACCTACACCTTTGATCATCTGATCAGCAGATACGAAAGGAAGAAAATAAGGCAGATAACTCAAACCACCGTGGCTCACGAAATACCGCTTCCCATCATACTCAAAGTAGGCACACTGGCCGACTCTGGAATAGATCTTACGAGCAGTGTTCTTATCAATACCAGCTTTAAAGAGCTGCGGACGAGTGTAGTTTGCAAACTCTTCACTCTGAACCGGTTCATCATGCCCCCACTTGTTCAGCCAACGCTCGTGATTCCCTTCCAAAAGGATCACATTCTTGCGGTTGTTATTTACAACATCACACAAGAACTTGAATACTTCAACGTTTTCGATGCCACGATCGAGATAATCACCAACGAAGATATAAAGTTCGTCGTCCTTCATCTCACCAAGGTATTCACTTAAACAAGTATAGCAGCCATGAATATCACCGATGACATGAACCTTCTTCCACTGGTTGAAGTCATTCGGATAGTAGTTCAAATCGGACATCACATCCGTAGTAGAAGGAAGAACCGTCACGCCAGAAGGAACTTTTTGAGTAGCAAACCGAGCGTACATCTTATCAATGGCCGCTTCAGGAACTCGCTTCAGCCATTCTCTCTGAGCGTTTCTTCGTTTGCATTCCTCAATCGGAAGGTCCGTCATGTCAATAACATACATCCGATAACGATATTGTTTTGCAAGATTCTTATAACGATTCATTTCGACCGTCTTGGAATTCGTTGCATCAATCACGGTAAACTCACCATGACTCATACGCACCTCAAGCAGTTTGAAAAGCATCTCCCATACAACATCATCATTCTGCGGAGAAATCTCCATCTGCCCGGCAGGTGTTTCCTGTGCGCTCTGGCACATAAGGCGAAGTGTATCAGCACTCAATACGTACTGCTCAAGATTATGCTCTTTAATATAGGTGGACTTCCCACAACCTGGTGCTCCACGGAACAACAAAAGCGTTCTCATCTACATTTCCCTTTCTAATAAGTATCCTGTGTTATATAGTTACAGTGTTAAAATCAAGGGGCCGAAGCCCCCTGTTTTTAATTTTTGTGGAAGTATTCGATCCAGCCCTTGTATCCTTGCCGGAAACTAATGTAGGCAACCTTGCTGCACTTTCTTCCGATAATGTCCGCAAGAGGATCTTTACCATTTCCGAAACTAAGTTCTGCAAGATTAAATTCTGGATGAGTTTTACAGTAGTTATAAACCTTGACATACTCGCCGTTTCTAGTCAGATGTCTTCGGTCTAAAGCCTTTGAATGATATCTTCTTTCGAGAATATCATTCAAACGCGTGAAATAACTATGAATCGTATTCGTAGACATTCTTGAATCACTGTCTGCACCAGTCCTATCCTCTGTTTTGCGAAGAATGTAATCACCATTTATGACATAAAACGTTCTGTATCCTCCCATATTTGGGGCATCATATTGTTTCATTTCATAACACTGCTTGATGATATTCATCAGTCTCGCGTCAACACTGGTCTTATTCAAAACAGTACACGATTCAAAGTCAACATCGTTAATCGTCAGATTAGAAACCTCTTCAGAAGTAAGTCCAATCCAGTACAGTGCAGCGATCACGTTCATACGAATCTGATATGACTCTTCGTACTTGTCCAAGAAATCAACAAACTCATCAACTGACGCAAAATACTTGTCCTCGTACATATTGTCTGAACTCACATCGCTCTCCGAGAATTCAGCTAAGTCATACATGCTCGCTCGATCCTCACTTTTGATGTATCCTGTAATTATCGACTTTACATTTCTGAACGACCGACTTGAGTTCACCCAATTGTATTTAGCAAACATCTTTACAAAATCATCTTTTGTGAAGTCAAACAACTCATACCCACGCTCGGCCTCATAATCCATAACATGGTTAAGCGTCGATATAACAAACTCACCGCTTCTATCAGAATACTTTTCGGCAAAAGCTTTGATTTTTTCTTCAGTAAGCATAGTGGCACACTCCTTCTTATTATGTAGTGTACCATTAAACCTGAGAACAAATCAAGCAAATGCGGCAAAATTCTGAAAATCTATAGTATGTTGTACGCCACTCAGGAACGCTGCGAGCAAAAACGGTTCATCCTTGCATCTTGCCATAGCGATCATATTCATCTGACGCTCCGACAAGACACCAAGTTTCTTGATGAACTGTCCTTTGTTAAGTGTATCAGTCTCTTCGCAGAGAACGATACTATCAACCTCTAGGAACTCACAGTCTTCCTTTGAGAGTAGAACATGAACCGGAGAACGCTTATATATTCTTGAAGATAACGGATTCCCCTTGATTGTTGGGCTGAAGAGGTTACGCTTGTTGTTACTTGTCACAACGAACGGTCGAATGCCGCGCTGCTGATGACCTGTCGCATTGGATAGATCAACCAACCAAACCTCTCCGACCTTTGGGTCAATATTGTTATCCATAGTCATTCTCCTCTACAATGATGTAGCTCCGTTCCATAGCTACATTATACAGGATACAATCACAGAAGTCAAGAGGTTTTTGAAAATATTTTTAGTGCCCGTACAACTCAGGATTCTCTGATACGAACACGCTGGTATTATCGAAGATCATCTCATACGCTTTCTCTGCACAGCCAGACCTAAGTTCAATTCTCCTTACTTCATGGCATTTTTGTCGCAACTCGATGTGACTCTCATTTCCGAAGAACCCCACGCCATTAACAATCCCACCCGTCTCTACGCCAATGTCGTCAATCTTTTTGCAGATCATGTGAATATCCACACCATTACAAACAAAGCAGACCCACACTCGCTTTTTTCTTATATACTTTAAAAAATCATCAACCCGTATAACTTTCAAAACCTTTCTATCGCTCATCAAGAATAACCGCCTTCCGCTCACACAAACAACTTTCAAGATATATTATACACAGCCTTTTGTTTTAGTCAATATATTACACATCTTTTTGTTGTATTATTTATCAAAATTTTAGATGACGCCATTCACTCAGCATCATCCACAACCAACTTCGAATCATAATAAAACCTATGTGCGCCAAATTGTCCAGCAAAGGTTGCTCCACGCTCGTGCCAACTGCCGGGAGCTGCAGTCGGGGTTACAAACCATTGGATAGGTTTGTCTGAAATTTTAGCACCATAGTCAAACACCATAGAGACAGCCAGCTCATTCTCTGCCGTAACCTTCCTATTATATAATGAATTATAACCATACTTCTTAAAGACCTGCTGGATGGTTAGATCATCAAGTACAGCGGAATCATAAAGACATTGAGCAACGGCCATCTGGCCTTCCAAACTGTCAGCACCTGCTTCACAAGCAACAATCTGCTCTGCAAGAGCACGCTCATCATCAGTGAGTTCATGTTTTCCCTGGCTAAAGTTCACCACCTTCGTCTCAACGATTTCCTTTACGAAGATCACAGGCTCGTCGTCCTTTTCTTCGTCTCTTTCTTTTGTTGCGTGCGCAACACTTTGATTGATATGGCTATTATAATATGTATGTAAGCCTTCGGTTTCTATTTTTGGCATCACTTTCAATGCCATATTTCCGGCCAACAGACACATCATACATATAATAGCAATCTTTTGCTCATTATTTATCAATAATTTGTTTATAATAAGTTCACACCTTCTTTCCTAAAATATTGGTTTTATCAAAACTTATCAATTGAATCACCTGCAGGCTCATTTAACCACGTCAACCACTCTTCTCTAGTACATGGATAATCTCCAAGATTATTCACAACCAGCTCAAGCAGCATTGCAATCCTGAGTTTATCCATTTTCCGAATAACTTGCATTCGATTTAGCCTATTCCCATTCTCATCATATTTTATACTATTCATATTACACCTCAACTAAAAATATTGTTTTATAAACTGCGCAAAAATTCATACAACTCAACTTCACCTTGCAGCCAAACGACATCTCCGCCAGCCTTCAAATACACCGAATAGACCTTATCGGGATGCTCGAAGATGGATTCTACCTTCTTAGCTGCGTTCCGATCAATAAGTACACTACTCATAGTCTTATTCTCCTTCTTTAAAACGCATATCCACGCACATTATTATGCAGCGGAGGTTCAATTTCAAATGCCTTATCACTCTCGGCATCATACTTAAACCACCTCGTCAGCTCGGCCACAGGATAGAATCCTTCCTCATACCCTTCGATAACTGCATAGTTGTAGCAATGTTCAAAGACATCGGCCACATTATCAATCACAGACTGGATAGCTTCTTTCAAATCCGTGAAGTACCCAGCAATCCAGCTATCATCTGGCATCCAGTAGATCCCTTTGGTATTTGACACTGGCGAACTAAATTTCGCATTTTGCTCGTTCTTAAACGAGTCAATCATTGTTACGGTATAAATCATTATAAAACCATTCCCTTAAATCTCAGCTTTTATTAGAGGGGCATCGTAACAAATTGCTTTGTTACATTATTGCGAGCAACAATAGAATTAGCATTTTCGTCAAACAAAACACTCCACTCGGGATGTTGCCCAGAAATATATTTAACGGGATCATCGCAATATAAAAGACATTGCAACATACTTTTTAAATCTGTCGCATTATTAAATACTTTTGTTTCCATAGTTAGGCCTCCTAGATCTCAGTTTTTATCTGGGACACGCAGTTCTTTTGCCAGCTTATCCAGTTGCGCTGCGAGTTCCCATTCATTGACCGTAATTGGGAATCGTTCATTGCCAGCAGAAGCATTATCTTTCAAAAAGTTTGACACTGCAATCGCATAAGCGGAAAGCTCATATCTGTTCATATTCATTCCTCCTAAATCTTAACTTTTATCAACTTTATCAATCAAGCGGAAGCTCATCTATTTCACCGCAAAGATATTGCAGAACATCTTCTCTTCCACCGTATTTGCAGCTAATTTTGTCTAATTCTCCTTTCTTATAGAGCCCTGTTGCCGCAGCATATCTATGCCATCCGTCTACGATTACTGGAATCGGAGCGATATAGCACCCGTCACACATATTATCAACATCCAACTCTTTAATCTGATCTTTATGTTTTACAAAAAACAGGATTCTACTAATATGATAATCTCTGTTTCTCTTTTTAGAAACAGGGTATTTATAAGTATCTCCATACGGCTGAGATGTGTCTGCCACCCCATTGTTTAGTGCAATGGAAATATCATTAAGAGTGATTTTACCAGCGCCATCCCATTCCCAATACTCGGTCGGAATAAGCTCAAGAATCCGATCCATTCTAATTACATCCACTTCACTTGCGAAATCCATACCATTCACTCCTTCCGGTCATGTTCTATTGCCCGCCGCTCGCTCTGATCGTCAGTAAGCGAAGCTACTTTCATCATGCTATACACAAACATAACGTCAGCTACCATAAACAGGATTATTATAATCCACATTATATTAACCTCACATGTCTTTTGGCTTGACCATCTTGTATTGAGGTTACCTCAAGCATACACCGCATAAAGATATTATTCAACACAATTATCAAAATTACCAAAATTTTACTAATAATCCTACGTCATCAATAGTTATATCATCGATCTGCACATCCTTTTGTTAAGTATCCACAAGAACCCGGATTTTATCGCCCTTGTCCATTGCATCTTCAAGCTTGCCATTGATAGAATCAATTTCACGCATTAGCTTACAGCGATAATTTCCATCCTTATCAAGTTTGAAACACAAATCCTCATCACCACTCTTGTAACCCATATAGCATCCAGAACGGCACAGGCTTGTCACATCAAGTGCATCTTGGATTACTCGTGCTTCATTAAGAGTCAACTCAATCTTCATCGCAGTCCACCTCAGTATCATCTGTTACACCAGCAATAAAAATCTTGTGACTTCCATTTTCATTACGCTGATAGTCGCCACCAAGAATGTCAATTGTCATAAGAATCGTGTTGTAGTAATCATACGCCCGAAACTCTTGCATATTGTTTTGAAAAGGCTTTAGCCCTAAATCTCTCCAAACATTATCTAAGTGACGCTCCAGATTACAAATACCTTCACGCAGCGCATTGATTCTTTCTCTGTCCGTCATTTTACGCTCCTTTTTTACATATCCTGATTCACTGTATTCCATATCTCAGTCGAAATACTTTCATTTTCATCAGACAGACGGTTAACCCAAGCATTCAGTACCTCTCTGTACACCGTCATATTCGGGCAGAAGTAGCTGTTTGTAAATACCGGCATATCATCATTACACAGAATTCTCATAACAGCAGCGCACACGGCTGCGGATCTTGATACGCCAGCACCACAATTCACACAGAACCAATCAGTCTTATCTTCCTCATGGTTATCAAGAACAAAATTCACGATATTATTAGCCTGAATATCAGTGATACATGTGCCTTCCAAATCAGTAGTACAATCATCAAACTTCAGCGGTAGAAAAGTAATATTGCCCTCACACTTATGAAAATCAATATGATGGCCATTAGCTTCAGTGATCGAGATAAACCGAATCCGTTCAAAATGTGGCTGTCGGATAAAGTCTTCTGCGTCTTCTGCGCTCATCACCGAGAATTTCCATTTTCTTCGATACATAGTAATAATCATTTCGTTTTCCTCCACAGAATTTAGGTTTTATTGGTAATTTTCTCTCGAATACCATTCATGTCAAGAACAGTTCTCGTAAACTTCGTATCGTTGTACATCTGTGCCTTCACATCATCTCTTTTTAATTCAAGAAGACATAAAATTTCCATTCCGCTAAAGCCATCGTTGTTCGCATTACATCTAAGACTCCCATCTTCAAGTTCTGTCCAAACTACTTCATACTTTTTCATAAGACCAATCTCCTTTTTCATCAAAACACAAACGGATTATTATTCACTGTTATTATCAGTACTACATTCAAAACAAACATCATAAATGCAGTCATTCTTTATCACCTCAATCTCTAAACTCAATATCTACAACAATGTTTTCTGGCTCCGTCATATACATTCGTGCCAGCCGTTCTACCATTAGCTCCCTATCTCCTAATTTGCTTTCTCGTAAAATATACGAAGCAACTCGCTTACCTCTATACAAAAATACAGCCCAAGCACTTCTTTTCAACGGATTTGAAATAAAAGTCATTCCATCGCTTCCTCCAGAGAGGTGGTCACGTCACAAAAATCAAGATCCAGAGCACCAATCATATCATCCAGAGCATCCACAGCATCAGACAGATTCGTGCAAGCATCATCTGCTCTATCATACCGCTCACTTCCCTGCAGATTCTCCGGCATGTTATCACGATACTCTTCTTCTTCCCACTGAATATCCTCAACGTCTGATTTTACACTTTCGATCTCCGACACAAGCTCTTCTAGCTTCTTACGGATGGAATCAAAACGGTCGATGGTCTGCTTAATAGCTTTTCTACGAGTGTTATTCATTTTCAAGTCTCCTCTCAATCTACAATACCAAGCTTGCAAATGTTTTTCGGATCAGTGATATAGCCAAACGTCAATGTATTACGAAGATATCCTTTGTACTCAAATCCACGGTCACGAGCTGCCAGACGGCACACATCTCGAATCGCAGATTCTCTCGGCCAAGAGATACCAGCCAGTTGATACTTCCACTGAAGATCTCTCAACTTCTGCCACTCAATCACAGGCTTTTTCTCATCCTCGAAACACAAGCCGTTCTGCACGGCATATTTCAGAGCATCGCACCGTCTACTCTCTTCTGATGTGCAAGTTCCCCACTCATTTTCCAAACGGCGATACGCCCTATCAAACGGTGCTTGCTTCACTGCATCAATACCAAACGCTGCACCAAGCAAACCCAAACCAAATAAAAGTCCCATTTTAAACCTCCATTTACGTCGTTTCTAACTCTCTTTTTACCAATGGACGACGTTTTGTTGCATTTTTTAACCAATCGTTTCCGCTAGGAACTTGCCTATCCACTCTTGTATTACGGCCATTCCCTATTGGACAAACCCGGCGGTAATCATCAGCAGTCTTGCAGCCAAGAGATTCCGCTTCATCCAAAGCTTTTCGTACATAAGCCCATGTGCTACCACCGAGATCAGAACATTTTCCAATCACAGCAAGTACAAGTTCATCGCCCATGCGTTCAACATATTCTGCCAAAGCTTTTTGTCCAGTAGTACCAAGCTTCCCGATATTCTCTCGGAAAACATCCTCGATAGGTTTCGTCGTTGTCGTCCCATCACAAGACGAAGACGATATCTTATCTTTTTCTTTCTCTTTTTCTTTTTCTAGCTTGCTTTTGCTTTCGTTTGCTTCGCTTTGCTTGCGTTTGCTTTCGCCACCAGCTTTTCCAGAAATACGCTTACCTTCGATGTATTCAGCATCTTTAATTAAATCTCTCTTTATAGCAGGCCACACATACCGCTCATTTCCGTTGAGTTCAGGCTCCGTTCCAGACGATTTATATTTCATCATCGCCAGTACCAAACGCCCCACCTCAGCAGCACTAAGCGGTTCAAAGTAGCTCTCATAGGTATCCCAGATTTTAATATAAGTATCAGCCATCATACACCTCAAGAATTCTCACTATGAGTATTCACACCATAATTGATTCCAGAGTAATATCTCTCATCCACTTCTGAATCAAGACCAATATAATGAAGAGTGATTGCCTGACTACTATGATTCAAAGCGTGCTGAAGCCAGGCCAGAGCCATAACATCATCACGGTGCTGTACCATAAACTGATAGCCGAATGTCTTACGGCAACTATGTGTTCCAAGATTATATGGAAGAGCCATATCCTTTTGAACCTTTTTCATAATTCGTCCAAAACTATCCACATCAAGCGGCTCCCCGGCTACCTTTGGATTTGCCTCGTGTGTATACATAATTCCAGTCTTTTTACTAATTGATGTTCCACCCGTACTTCTCAGCGAATTACGAGAACTGCATTTATAAGATGGAAAAAGCCAATCATCATAATGAAGCTTGACTTTATCGATATAAGTAGCAATTACTTCTAAAGCAGACTCAGGAAGAAAAACAACACGATACTTTCCGGTTTTCTTTTCCTTCATTCGTATCTTTGTATTTGCATTTACTTGCAACTTTCCATTTACCCTCTGCGTTGTAACATCTGAAACCTTAAAACGAAGCAAATCGCTTGCACGAAAACCAGTACAGACACCAACATTAAACAGACACCAATCACGATATTGTCCACGATTCCAAAAATATTCCGAAATTCGTTTAATATCCTCTACATCTTTAATAGGCTGCACCGTTCCATTACAAGCTTCCTGGCGTTTAATATTATAGTTTTTTGCCTGGTTATGCTTCACTTTGGGAGTAGGATCAACCTTTGGCGGATTAAACTCAACTGCGTTATTTTCGTTCTTTTCAGGTACTGCGTTCATATTTGCGTCTCCTTTAGATTCCATATTTTAAACAATACTTGCCATAGGACAGTCCTTCTGCATCTGCCATTTTTGCAATTTCAATAAATGTCGGCTTATGTTTCTTTTTATTTTTACATCTAATATCCTTTTCTCTATCCACAATCTTTCTGCAATTATCGCAATAAAGCTTTCCACACTTTGGCCCATACCACGTGACACCACATCGTTTGCATGTTATATTTCCATATTTCATCATGTTCTTATACCTCAAATTCATCAATCTTCCAGTGGTGACGATAATAATTTTCACCACTACAAACAACAGATGCTTCCGCAGCTTCACACCATGTTTCATCATCACTCACCGGTTGATTGCTATCTTTACAGTCATTAAAGAAATGAACCATTTTATCAAGCGCCTTGAGCTTATCCGTTGTAACCGTGATTACAGAATCTTCTGCGTAGAAATCACTAGAATCAATACATTCGTGCAAAACATAAACCTTCATTTTTATGTACCTCAATTCTTTTCAAATTGCTCCTTCATCAGCTGCTTTACGGCTTTCTTAAACAACGCGAGGTTCTTTTCGTTTTCAATAAACACCTTAGTCTTCGGATTCGGTGCTTTACCGTGAGCTTTTTCATAAGCAATAAACAGATTATTCATCTTCTTATAACCAATATGTTCGTAAATCAGAGTGTAAGTGTGCTTGTATTGCGGCTTATCATTAAGCTTTTCTGCCAAAGGTAACAGAATCGGGATAAGAATCTTCGCCGTTTCGCTCTGCTTCTTAGGCTTTTCTTCCGCAACCGGCTCAGACTCAACTTCCTTAACTTTCACCTCAATCACAGGAGCATCACAAACAACTACTTCAGGAGCTGCTTCAACAGTTTTCGCTTCAGGTAGAGCTTTCCGTTCAGTAGCTTCTTCCTTCTTCATGTTGATTGCTTCGGTATACAGATCCTCAACCAGAGCACCAAAGATAGACTTGTACATCGTACTTGCTTCAACCACATCAATCGTAGGAATGTGACCAGTACGACCAGTTCTTGCGCAATACTTTCTACGCTCTTCCTCGATAACAAAGGCGTAAACACGATTCATGTATTCGTAAACATCACGGAACACATCCTGAACCTTCATCTCATTGATTGCCGCAATCACATTGATACGTTCATACATCTTCTTACGCCAGTCACTCACTACATCCTTACGAGGAGTAAAGTTTCTGGTAGAACGAATCGCATCGTCCATCTGCTTGTCCTTAATCTGATGGACACACTGAGATACGCTGCTAATCACATTCAGCGCTTTATTGCTGGTGGCGCGAGCCTCCTCAATCTGTTCACTGAGATCCTTACGGGTGGAATTAAGTTCGTTCTGAAGGTTCTTCATACTATCAAACAGAGCGTGAAGTCTTACATCAATGAATTCTTTGCTCAGTGCAGCATCCATCTTAGGAGTAGCCAAAACAGAATCACCACGCATCAGAGATTCCATAATGTCCCAGCAGAAATCCATGAACGAATCTGCTTTCGGCTGACGAGAGAAGCGGCAGATTTCCATTACACCACGCAGATTGTAACAAAACAATTCGCGTTCTTCCGTATGATTTCCGACCTGAGTAACCAGTTTGGTTACGGAGCTCAATTGATCAAGGCGGTCTGCATTGCGCTGATGAATTTTGTAAATAGCAATTCTAGGATCACTGTACTCCAGCGCCGCACCAATTTGTTCACGAGTCATGTAATACTGGTGCTTGTCATTCTGGTACACATCCACATTCAGTGCACCAAAGTGCTTAGAGGTTATTACGGTCATAGGATTGTTAGTAGTCATTTTGTTTTACTCCTTTATATTTTTATTAGAAGAACTGTTTTATCAAATCTCTACGATTTTCCACCAATCGTATACGTCACAAGCATCAATACGAATATCACCTTTTAATCGCAAAACACTAAAATTCTGTTCACCGTTTTCATCTTCATAATATCTACAATAATGATTTACAAGAATATCGTCCACTTGTTTGTTCATTTCATTTTCTGCCTCAAGAATCGTATTGAAGCCCTTTTTATAAACAACTTCCGGGAGAAATGAATTCTCACCTTTTGCAATATAAGTATTGATAAGTGCAAACATTTTGTCCTCACAATCTATTTATCAAGCCATTTCTTTTTCCATGTACTTCAGAGCGTTGGCAAGATATCTAAACATCTTACTCTTGTGCATTCCATCGAACCACTGAGCAACATACCAGTTACCAAGGCAATCACAACGACACTTCAGCTTGCCAAATCTGAACTCTGGCCGTGCTGTAGGCATCTTACTCAGCCTATTCCATAGGTTCAAAGCCTCTTCCCTATTCATTGGAAATGATATCCAAGGTTCGTGACCATCTGTGAACTCAAGTTTTAAAACCATATTTTCACCTCAAAACTGATACTTCCAGAACAATTTCGCATTACCAGTAATGGTCTGCAAATAACTAATGTATTCATTAAAAGAGCACACACCCTTCATTTTCATCTTACGTGCTCCCACAGCTCGTGCAGCAACCTTCGGATCATAATCAACAGCATCAATAAATGCACTGTCAATCATCTTCTGCTCAAACATTTTGATTTCGTTGATATCCATACTCATATTTATTCCTCACATAAATTTTCAATCTTGCTAGTCACTTTAAATCCTTGCCAAGTCCAACTCATATCTTTATTACCGACCAACGCAACCATTCCTTCTGGGTCAAATGCGATCTGAAAATCCTGATAATCAGAATAAGTTTCCATACACTCCTCTGCATCTCTTTTTATGAAATCCTTCGCCGCCTGTTCACTCTTAAAAAACTCCGGCTCAAATGCTGCTCCGTCAACACTGCATTCAATAACGCACCAAATCTCATCGCACAGTTCCATTTTTAATTCTCCTTACTCAAAATCCCACCATGCGTTAATAGACGTATTCGGGACATAAATCTCAAGCATATGATGGCCGTCACGAATCCATTCAGGTTCATAGCCTTCATCTCGCAGTTCTTTCATCAGACTTTCAAAATCATTGTTAACAGACTCTACCGCTTCTTCCATTGTTTTGTGCTCTACACGGTAAGGACCATTACACATCGTATCGTCATAAACAACCGTAATCATTTTTAAAACCTCGATTTTATTTATTCTGGAGTATTATTCTCATCATAAAGATTTAAATTTGCTTCAAATCCTTTCCATGCCCATGTTGTATATTTTGTAGTAATGCTAAGATATGCTTTTCCCTTATTCTGAACTTTCTTGATCACGCTATTACCTAACTTGTCTGCTACTTTTTGAGCTTCTTTTTTAATGTAATCCCATGCACATTTCTTTTTATCAAAAAATATAGGATCAGACCCACCACCAAACGTATCAATTTTTACTACACACCAAACCGTTTTCATATTCATTCTCCTTTATATTATTATCTTCACCAAGCGTTTCGGTTTCATACGTTGTATAGACAAGCTCCGTCGGCTTGCTGTAACACGTTTTCATCCAGTCAAGCTCTGCATCACGCAGCTCTTTTGTAGGATAGATTTCATGCCCTCTATATGTATCACCATACATAAAGTGTCTGACAGAGTATTCAAGATGGTAATACATCACTCATCCTCAAAATCACAGTTTTCATCATCCAACTCGTCACTATCAGGAATATATTCAAGAACACCAATAGGAATATTAGAAATATGTTCTTTCGCATATTGAATAGCCTCATTGATATTCATATTATCAGGAACTTCAATATAACTATTATAAGTAGCCATGCAGGTTACAGTCACATTTAATTTTTTCATAATAAAACTCTCCTTTTACATCAATATGTTAGAAATATCAAATGCTTTCCATCTGAAACTAAATTCATCCGTCAAAACCTGTGCTTCGAGTTCGTCACTATCATAATAAGCCAGAACATTAGGAAGGTCAGAATACATTGCATAGCATTCTTTCGAATCATCCACGATATATTTCATAGCTTCTTTTTCGTTTTGAAAAAACTCAGGCTCAAAAATTTCACCTTTAGAACCACATTCGATAACACACCACATATTTACACCTCACTAAAATTTGCATTAAAAAGAATCTCATTACCATATTCAGTAAGAGTATCCTTGAACCAATTTTCATTCTTTTCCCACCACAATTCAGCCTGCTGCTGGCTCAATACAACACCTTTTCTTTTCGCTGCATCGATAACGTCATCGATACAAAAACGAGTTTCAGCATAATAATATCGAGCATCGCAATCATCTTCGTCAAATGCTTCCATCTCTGTAAGTTCGGTGGATGGATGCTGCCAATCACAATTGTAAAACACTCGTTTTGCCTTCTTTTCATCACCTTCACAGATATCAATAATATCCTGTGCAGTGTAAAAGTTCGTATATGCGTCTGCAAGTTCTTGCAAAGTCATTTTATGGTCATAGGCAACACCATTCATATCGAGATCAGGAATATAAATAACGCTGTTATAACAGTCCTCTTCAGGAAAGCAATCCGCTTTAAATATCGTACACTCTTGCCCATCACTCATATCAAGCAATTCATCAAGAATAGCGCCGTTCTTCAGGAGATTATAAAGTTCGTCTTTTGTGTAAGTTTTCATGATATTTTTCCTCTTAAATTTTACACACTCACATTCTCGTAAACCCAGCCAACGCCTTTACTATGGAACTCATCTACCAAATGAAACCATTCATCCTGTGTGAAATTGCCAACTGGAAAGCCTCTCCACTTCTGATCAAGAACTAATTCTCCACGTTCGTTTTCAACCCATGCAAAATCAGTGTTCTCTTTCCAAAGACGTTCAACAAATTTGTCGCAATCATCTTTATTTTCTCTTAGTTTTAACATCCATTGTGCAGTAAGATATGTACTATTAAAAGACTCTGCGACAGCACATGGACAGTTCTTACAAGACTTCTCAATGCATGATCAACAAGGCCCACCGTTGTAACTCATACTTTAAACCTCATAACTTTCTTCCAGACAATCAATCAAATCTGCTACATACTCACCGATCTGATCACAATTTACATTTTTGTATTCCGCACCAGAATTTCCATTATCACTGATATAGACGTTAAATAAACCCTTTCCAACACGTTCAATATCAATGTCAATATTCATCTTCATGCTTTTACACCTCATTGAGAATATTTTCATCCGAAAATTTAAACGATATTATACTTTACAAACCAAATATTCAACTCATCTTCCGACATACAATCGATTGCGATATCCATTCGGCGTTCAATAACATCATCATCCTCGTCTCCGTTCAGTTTGTAGCCAATAAAGTTTTCAATAGTATCAAGCCCATCCATAAAAAGCTCACGCTTCAGATACTTGATTCTTTCCATCATATTGTTATCCATAATATTTCCTCTCCTAAAAATAAAATCATTATAAGTTTTCCAAAATTTTAAGATATTCAGGGTAAAGATCATCAATAATAACTTTCTTTTCCATATCATCCAGCTCGCCGTTCATAAACGCCTTGCCCTGTTCTTCATTTTCAAGTTCTAGGTACGTCCAGATACTTTCGATTCCGATTCCATTTCCATGGACTACTTCACCATTCTCATTGATGTGTGCATAGATTTCCCAGACCTCGCAACCGCGATTCTTAGAAGCCCATTCACTGTAATCAATTTCAGTGCCGTTCTCCATAACCTTTTCGGCGAACTCTTCTGCTGTGAGTTTCTTCATGATCCATGCCTCCTTAAATGTTGTCAAAGTTGTAAGTAACAGTAACAACTCTTTCAGCATCACCGATACGGCACTGATCTTCCTTTAATGCTTTTTCGAGACTACATCCAGCGCTGTATACAATACCATTTTCAAACACATCAGTACCGATAAATCCAAATGCCCTATCGATTTCTTCCCACTTTCCGTGTTCTTCTCGATAAAGTGTATAGCCGTAGTTTTCACCAGAAAGATAATCGCTGTAAATCTCAACTTCATCACGCATGATTCGCTCTGCTTCATTTTTAGTATTATCCGAACCATCCGAAATAGCGGTCACAATCCAACCAACCTTGCCGTCGTCCCATAAATCTCTGAACCGTGTATCACAATCCATAGACAGACCAGAATGGTCATGCAGCCAAAGAGGAAGCCATGCAATGTATTTATCAAGAAGAATCTGACAATCACGAATAGAAAAATCACCACGAGCATACGTCGCAATTTCATTGTATTTCAAATTGGTATACCAAGGATTGGCTTGATCTTCACGACAACAAATCGCATAACGAGTTTCTTCAATACTACTGTTATCGTTGTCAATAACCACACAGGATTCTTCTAGTTTCATGTCAATCAAGGCATTGATAATTTCTTCATCGGAGCAATACTTGCAAACCAGGTTATTCCAAAACTCTTCCGGTGTTTTCGCATCAATCTTATCACCCAGATTGTATCGAGAATGGAAACAGGCCATTGTGGAATCATGGTCATCCCACCAGCGAGGATTATTATCTGCTTCATCATCGTGCTGGATATGCAAGCAATACAAATTATCGCCGTAAGTCCATTTTATGATTTCATTATCGTAGCAATACAGTTTTTCCATATCTAAAATCTCCCTTTTATAAGCATCCATTTGCCGTAATAATCAACAGCGGTTCAATATCATCCATTTCATAATTCCAAATTTCGAGCCAATCGTAAGGTTCTCCATTACAAGCTCGTAGTGTGTTGTTTTTTAGAACGGGTATCAATCCCATACCTGTTGCCTCAACATATTTCAGATCTTTATTTCTAAAGAGTTCGTCATAATAGCCGCCATCCTTTTCGTAAGCGAGAAGCACATACATTTTACTCACCTCTTATGCGCTTGCCTTTTCTTCAAAAGCGTACCAATCAGACCAAATCTTATCGACCTCTCCATTCTTAAAACCGTTCTTGTAATCGGTGAACTCAACATAATAGTTGCTTGTCCACTCATTCAGGTAGTGTTCATAGATAGCTGCAACACCACGCTTTGTTTCGACAACAAAGCTATCGACCAAAACACCTTCAACATAAGCACCAGTGTGTTGTGCTTTATTCTGGTGCATCCAACGGCCAAGAGCACCCGCATTAAGATAAAAACGAGTCATAATTTATTCCACCTCCATAAGTCTATTAGCTAATTCTTCCAACATTTCTTTAATAGCATCAGCATCGTCAATAAGTTCTCTGACGCTAGAAGGACAACCTCTTTCCCCACGATGCCCCACCCACATCTCTGCGTGCTCATCAGCATCAAAATCACAGGCATACTCATAAACTGATTCAGGAAAATTTTCAACCTCCACACAAACGATTAAGTCCTCTCCTGCTGGAGAATAATTTTCAATTTCAACTCTGCCATCACCTGTATAGTCACATACGCGCCAATCCAGCGATTCCAAAACATCAATATATTTAGGGTGAATTTTCATAATTTATTCTCCTTTACTCTGCAATCATCATAGCAAGAACCGGTTCACCGGAATCTTTCAACTGAAGCTCCAGAATATCGCCATCATCCACGATTTCACACTTGCTTAGATAATCCTGAAGAAAGAACATCTGACATTTTTGCCAAAAGATTTCTTTCGGATCTTCATTCGCGTCTACGAACACATTCTTGTGATGGAAAGATTCATTCCAAACCCAGCCTTCACCATCAAAACAAGCGTGAACTTCCCTCAGATCCCACATAATCAGTCCTCCCCAAAAATATGACGCTTGTTAAGGTCATCACGGATAATATCCTCAATTTTATTTTTGGTATTATCATCAAGTTCTCCGTAAGGAGCATTATCAAGATAATAGAAGTAAATTTCATCTCCAAGATCCTTATACATGACACTCACATAAAACCCAGCTGAAATTCCATTCAGTAAAGCATATCCAATACCGTATACTTCTGAATAATTGTTACCCATTAAATCCCACATAGTTAATCCTCCAAAGTTTTAGAATGTCTTAAAATAATAATTTCTTTCATTTCTTCTTTATCTTTTGCGGTAGGAAGAACAAAAAAGAAAGAATACTCTGGATAATAAAAAGAAATATAAAAACTAAATACCATATACATGATTGTGAAGTAATGACCTGTTTGTTTATTCTTGAACTTTGCTCTTCCGATTTTATATTCTTCAGTGTATTCATCTTTAATTAAATCCCACATAGTTAATCCTCCCAAAAGTTGAGTTTCTTTTTGATTGTCATCTCAATTTCGTTTTTATCACCGTCAGATAGAATCTTATTATCGTACTCGGAATAGCAAAACATAACGCTACGGCCATTATATTTATACATAACCATTGCTGTTTTTAATTGTTTGTCACGAAAAAAGGTTGCGCACCCAATTCCATATTTTTTAGAATATTCATTTTCAACTAAATCCCACATTTTATACTCCTCTTGTTATTCTCTGAATGCGTTTATCTTCCATCTTTTCATATAGTCAACTGCGTCAATGGCTTCTTTTTTAGTGGACACATGACAACACTCATCCCAGCATCCTATAGCATCATTAAAATAAAGTAGTGTGTAACGAGCATCGAATTCATTACGACGGAAATCATTTAAATGAAACTTGACTCCATACTTTTCAAAGTCACGTTTTATCATTTTACACACTCCCTACGTTCTTGAATCCATAAAGACTATAACCTTTACATTTGAAGTACCGCATCGCTTTGTTAATCTGGGAAGAACTTGCTGTCGAATGACTTTTTAGGTATGTATTCTTGTATTCGCACAGCTTCTTATACTCATCACTTTCACGATGGGCTTTCAGCTTTTCACAATGGTCGTGGCAACCAGGATAACGCTCCGGTGCTACACAATAACGGCAAGGATCAGTCATCGTTGCTCTCCTTTCTACCTGCGGCGTCAAACATCTCTATGATACGTGCTACCCAATCATCATTTTCTGATACATTGCAATCAAATTTATCCTCGAATCGTTCTGCTAATTCGTCAGCAAAATCCATAATCTCATCGTGAGAATAACCGTATTCTTCCTCAATCCAATCAGCATTGCCATCAAGCTGATTCTCTGCATCTTCAATACGATACTGATGCTCTTTGTAACGGTACGCTGCTTCAATCTGTTCAGGTGTCATTTTCCAAGACTTACCATTCCAGCTAGTAACAACAATCTTATTTTCGCTATTCATATTCCATACCCTCACTTGTTAGATTTGCACTGATATTTGCGTTCAATCATCTCTGCATCAGCGCAAGTCATACCGTAATACCAACGCACATCAACAACGGATTCAACCCAGTTTCCAGTCTTGCGGTTCTTTATGACACGAACCTCTTCAACATCTTTGTGAATCTGTGTGCCGGGCTTCGGGAGATAAGTCAAAACACTTTCTTCAGAATGTTCCAAATCGTAAGAGCCAACAAATGTGCAATCACGTTTGATCAAATCAAAAATTTTCTTACGGTTCTGTTTAGACAGGTTTCTCATATTGCAAGCTCCTTTTCTCTTGTAAACTTAATCACCAGCGCATTCACATTGGCTGCTTCCATCGTTGACTGCTTTGCATCCTCATGGTTACCAGCTCTAAGAAACGAAACACTCTGATCCATCAGCTTGCGCCGATAAGAAGAAAGAGCTGCGAGAACAATGTTCTTTTCAGTGTTGGTCATGTTCTTTTTCCTCCTACTCACGTTCCTTGTGAAATTTTCGCACTTCTTCCCAAAAATCAAACGGACTAGAATTGTGGTAAACAAGCTCCATATATTCTTTTCTACTGTTAAGATGGTTTATGTTAGTATCCATTTTTATCACCTCAATCAAAACGAACTACTTCATGTTTGACTTTCTCCAGCATCTCTTTCTCTTGTTCTTCAAGACGCTCAACCTCGCACAAAACATCACGAATGCCAAAGATAATCAAATCCCGATCTCGCTCACGTTCTGCCCTATGTGTGGGATTGCTTTTACAAAATCCTTCGCACAAGTTGTTTTCTCTTGCAATCAGGTTATCAATCGCATATTTCAAAACACGCTTGTCTTTCTCAGTCATATTGTACTAGCTCCTTTTGTTTATATGATTTTATAATGTTCTCCATTGTATTGAAAACATCTATCATCTCTTTCGTCTTCGTCACAGACAATCTTCAACGGAACCCACTTCAAAACTGTCGGTTTTCTTCTATACACTTCATGCAGAGACAGCGTTCTACTAACATCAATGCGATCAAAATACCACTGATTATCTTGATAACAATAATAACCAGCGAGATCAACATACGTTCCATACTCTGTGCCATCACTCATAAATACAATACAAGGAACAGAAAGATATTTTGATTCACCGAGAGTTCCAAAATTAAGTTTAGGAGGAAGTTCGTTCTCTGTATCGTGAATTTTTTCTGCCGGAATGGAGAAGAACTGTTCTTCTACTCTTTCTACAATATTCACATAGTACGAATCAGAAAAGAATGGACGATTCTTCTTGTACTGTTCAAAGGTCATTCTAAAGCCTCCTCAATCATTGTAAAATATCTGTTTTATTACATATCCATATCGACAGCAATGATATCTTTCGGTCCACTGTTGTCAATAATATCGAGGCCACGGTAACAAACAGGATTTCCCAATTCGTGCCAATCACGAAACTCCGTATCATCATAGACACCAAAAACCAACTCCGTGTTCTCGTCGTAGCCGATCAGGTTCAAACGGTTAATAAACTCGATAACTTTCATAATATTTCTCCTCCGATAAAAGCATGATTTTAGTTAATCCATATCTTCAAACTCACAGTTCTCTTCATCTAACACATCACTATCAGGAACCCATTCGAGACCTTCAGGAATAGGAACATCGGAAAGATGTTCTTTTGCATATTTAATAGCTTCATCAATATCCATATCATCGGGGACATCAATAAAGCTATTGTAAACCGCCATACAGTTCACAGTTATATCCAATCTTTTCATAAACAAACACTCCTTTTAATATTTTTATGCTTTCGCATTGGTAGCGGTTATGTCTGCCCTAGTACCGCTAATCACCTAGCATCTGCTGCTTATACCACCCAGATCTGACTTCTTATGTAATCTTCAATGTCTGTCGGGTATCCATTGCGCTGGATGTACTGACACAGAACACGCTGCACATCTCTGTTATCACCATAATCCATGGCGATAGAGATATCATCGCCGTGTGTACCAACACCCAGACGTTCATACTTTCTGACTTCCATATAGAAGTCATGTGAGCTGTAGTGTCTGCCGTCCTTGCGGTCGAGAATCAGATCAATAATCATCAGCCAACCCACCCTTCTTCAGAAGCCATATATCCCTCGTCAATAAGGAATTTATGAAAGTCGTCGCTCAAAAGCTGATTACCATAATAGTTGATGAATGCTCTTGCGACATCTTCACCTGACATTTCACAGAAAACATCCCACATCATTTCTTGCATATCAGTCATTTTCTTCCACCTCGTAATACTGAAAAGCACAGTCGTACATCATGTTCCCCGTAATCTGATCCACGAATTTTGCACAATGCAAGTTCATCGTATACCCATTTTCATCACACCATTCGGAAATAATTTTTGTAGTCAACGGTGTTACAAAAACATAAAGGTCAGACATATGATGATAAATTTCTGCTTTCGGATATCCGGCATCCAAAAGCCGTTCAAGCAACGTCTTACGCATTTTCTTTTATCTCCTTTACAGTTTCGTCGTCCCAATGAAAACCACGCTTTTCATAAAGCGGAATCCAATGAGCCTCATAAAAGTCGTAGCCACAACCATCAATGCCGAAAATGTACTCAAAATCCTCTTGCTCGTAGATACGGAATCCGCAATCTGCCATTTCCTGAAGATGATTTTCAAGCCACCAGTTGTCGCAACTGTCGCTAAACTGCCACATCGTTCCCCACATCGGAAAGAAGTCGTCACGCTCGACTTCAAAATCATCTTCTCTGACATCAACTTCATCGCCAGTGCCGTCGAGACAAATTTTGTAAGTGTTGTCATCTTCGTTGTAGCTCCGAATCTCACCATTTTCACCATAGTGGTCACCGCTAAAGATATAGATACGATCACCACAAGACGGCGGCGTGATTTCAGTAATGCCTTCGCCATTCTCTTCCAAATCGACCTTGGCGAGCTTTTCAATAACGCTCTGAGGAATCGCATTAAATTCCTGAACCCATGCGTAAGCTGCATCCTTCTTAGTTTTGTACATAGCCATAGCAGTTGACTCTCCTTTTCTTGCGTATCCTGTGTTATATAGCTATATGGTAAAAATAAAAGCCATATGACGGACTGCCCTTTCTAGCTATAGAATACAGGATACCGCTAATTTTGTCAAGCACTAAAATGTAGATTTTATTAACGTCACATTTTAATACGTTGATACGCTGTTTATTTGTAAGCATTTTGTGAACATCAATCAACATTCACTTCATCAGGCCGTGCCCACAGAACATCCTCGATGGTATCATCGTAGATGGTTTCTGTTCCATTGCTGTTCATAATCATGGTCACATTCTGACCATCTGCCGGGGTTTCTTCCATGCTTGCATAAGAATACAGCCATTCCTCGCCGTTCTCATCAATAACATGGATGGTCTTAATTCCATTGCGGAATACTTCGATTTCATCCACGCTACCGGCCAGGACATAACGATTGTCCAGGCGAGTTTTCATAGGCTCTGCTGCGTTTGCAGTCATACAGTTTGCCAGAATGGAAACACCAGCCACAACAGTAGCCAGGATGACGGACAGCTTATTCTGAGTAAGTTTCATTTTATGTATCTCCTTTTCAATCTTTCAAACCAAATAATTTCATACCAGCAGATCCCATGTCTGCCGGATACAGATTCACAACACAATTGTCGTAAAATTCTGCAATCAGGTTGCCACTGCAGATATCCATATAAGCATCATCCATAGACAGACCAGAAAAATCTGCTGCGTTGTAGTCATCCACACCAGAGAATCCGTACAATGCTTCCTGATAGAATGCCCTCGTCATTCTTGTTTCATTATTATCAGGAGTAACAACAAACAGCTTTTTCAAGCCATTTTTACCAAAGACGGCAACAAAGATACCGCCTGCATTATTCTCGTAAACCTCAACAGTAGCACGCATTCTTGCGTTCTCCTTTCTTATCAATGACCCCAACGGCAAACAATAACGCCGTTGATCCAGATGGAAATGTTTGCACCCTGCCGATACCACTCGACAGCTTCACGATGAATGTTAGTGATAACACCTGTTTCATCGTTCATGAACCACTGACCCTTTTTCATTGTCGTTTCTCCTTTACACTCTCATGCACTCATCAAGATAGATTCGTTTACCGAAACACTTGACGTATGCTCTGCCAGACGGTGCATAGATGATCTTCAAGTGATGGTAACTGTGATACTTTTCATCTTCAATGAGTACGCCAGACTGAGCATAGATATAATCATCAATGCCATACTGAACGTCACCATGAATCTGGAAACCACCACATCTGCCGTAGCTGCTATCATAAGCGGTTACAGGATGGCTCTTACAATATTCTCTTGCGGTCATATCAAGCTCTCCTTAAAACATATCTTTTATTTCTGAATGATCTCAACATCATCAAAGCCGTGCCAATTGTAATCAACAATGGCCTTCGCTTCCTCAAAGTCACGGCTCAACTTGATGATTTTGTTTGCATCCGTAATATAACGATTGTGATTTTCTGCCGTGGTGATATACCACATTCCAAGCGATTCGTACATGACATACTTTTTCATGCTTTTCATTCTCCTTTACCAAAGATTCTCACAAGCAAGGATTCCACCCTTTTCATAGGGTAATCGTCTGACGCAATCCCTGTGAGGGCAATCAAGCTTTTCGCAATACTTGCAATTTGCATTATTGCGCTCCTGCTCTGCAAAGAATTTCTTTGCGGATTTCAGGTCACAAAAATAATGACCCTGATCCCATGTGTAGGAATCCGGGTCAAAATGCCACGCCACAATGTATGGCGTATAATAATTTGCCTTGTTGAACAGTGCTGTATAGGCGCTGCCAGTTTCAAGAACAACAAGATCTTCTTTTTTCATCTTACATTTCTCCTTTTGTATTTGTAATTAGAATCTTGTAATCGAGGTCATCTGCCATCGGTTCTTCTGGTTCTCCATCCATGCTGTTGCTGGATGAAGTGTAAAGTTTGTCATGTCGTTCTTGCGGCATTTCACCGGGTTCTGTATATTTCCAAATTACACCCAACTCATCGACAAATACTTTATGGTGAAAGTCGTCCGTACCGATGAATCGTAAATTCTTTACATCACGAAACATCAGTTCAACCACCCTTTCCATTCTGCCACGCCAATAGCAATGGCACAAATTACGAAAGCCCACATCATAGGTGCAACGCACTCTGCATGATAAGCAGAATAGCCAAAGAACATGAGAAGCGATTTCATAACAAGACTTCCTTTCTACCAGGATAAACCAGGCTTTGCAAATTCATTTTTTACAACGCTATTGCGTACCCTATTGGGCTGGTAGTGGGATCTTTCTTCCCCGTGCCCACTAACTTCACGGCATTTTTCATTCAGTAGCTGCATTTTGAGTTTCTTTCGCATTCACTCATGTTTTCAAACCACTGATTCGGAAAACATGAGTCATCAAGCGGAAACACATCGAGAATATCAGGGGCTCCAAATCGTGTGCCCCAACGATTCTCTTGCCAATAACGTTCAAGCAACGCTTGACGCTCTTCTTCTGACATCGGCTTATAGATTGCTACAAACCGATTTCCATCTGTATCTGCCAGATGAATTATAGAAACGAAATTGATATCATTTTTCATTGTTAAAAGTCCTCTTTTATGTGATTTTCTGACGTGTTTGATTTCACTGTTCACCAGTCTGAATACCGGTGATGATCTCGCCTTCTGCCTTCAATTTGGCAAGAACAGCGTCCAGACCACCCAGGGTATTCACTTCCTCTTCCGTGTAGAGGACGTAACGGCCACCAAAATTGGGGTCCTTATCCTCTTCACAGGCAACAAAGATTGCGTATTCTTTCATTGTGTTCTCCTTTTTTGTTTTCATTTTACATATTCTGCAAATTATTTGCATAATTATACAAAACAAGGCATAAAGAAAACGCCTTGCGATAAATTCACAAGACGTTGTTGCCAGGGTTATGGGGTTTATTAGTTGGATTCTGACGGCTCTGCCTGAGAAACAACTAATTCACCACGAACGATTTTTTTCAAAAGCTGAGAAACGTTATCACATTCAAATTTTGTAAGAAAATCATTTTCAAGTGTTTCGCCTTCTTGCAAAGTAAGAGTGCAAGTCTTTTTCCACTGATAAGAGGCGTTTTTTTTCTGCCGTTTACGCATTGTTGCAAGAATTTCTTCTTTGCTCATGTTATCATATTTGCTAGGTCTGCCCATAATCGCACCACCTTTGTTTTTCATTGATGGTACAATTATAACATGGTTCTGCCGTTCTGACAAGGGATTCATAGCCATACTATCACCTTGCCTTTTTGCCGGATTTGAGCGGGAAAACAGGCTCTAATGGCCTACGATCAGCATTGTCAAACGACTTTGCACAGCATCCGGCACCGTCCAGGAACTCTGCCGTTTTGCCTGTACACTTGTGTACTCTGCCGTTAATATCAACACTCTTTCCATAAATTCGTATAGACGCATCATTGTATTCTGCCGTGAAAAAGTTATCATTAGAGCGGAATGCTTTCGTGTGTTTGCTAGGCTTGTGCCCAGCACTTGTACGATTAGCGTGTGCGGATCGAATCATTTTACATTCACGCACTTGTTCCGTGTGTTCTCTTGCGATGGTATCAGCCTTTACAGCTTTTTCCCAGTCCACTGCATAATCCCATTTTGACAGTTTGAGTGTGCTGTTTTGCATGATTGCGCTAACGATGGAACCAATGACACGCTTTTCAGGGTGTCTTACAACATAACCATTCTGATACACTTGTACCGGAATTTTCCGATACTCACAGCACATTCTAGGTTCTGCGATAAAGTCGAAACCATTGATAGTTCCGTAAACGCAACCATTAGGCACTAACGTGAAATTCCAGCCCAAAGAATAGCCGGAAAGATTCTGAAAAACAAGGTTCTTTTTCTTGCTCATAAGACACACTAAACCCCTTTCATTCTGATTTTGTGATATCGGTTATTTGGTTAGAAAGCTCTTGCGCCACGTCACGGCAAACCGATTTTGCAAGAGTAGGGCGAGCAATAGTCCGCCCCGAAATGCTATTTGGTTAGTTTTGTCTTACTTTTTGCTGGACTCAACAGAAGCACTCTTGCTTTCCATCTTGTACTCGATAGAACGCTTTTTGGTTTCGGGGTCATAAGACAGAGCTGCACCCAAAGTAACAATGATGGTGTCCATGAAATCACGGTCATTCTGACCTGTAATAGTGTAACGCTTTACACGGGTCATTGCCTGCCGAATGTAAGAAACGTCTTTTTTCATAGCGTCCGCGTTGACGTTTTCGGGCAAAATCATCCCATAGATAGCTTTCAAGCAAGCAATTCTGTTATCTTGATTGTTTTTGCCGGTGAAACATTCCAGTCCGCAATCTTTGAGAATGTTCTTGTAGCCCTCTTTCAGAGTATGCTTGCCAGAGCCGATTTCACCACTAATGAAATCTACCATCATATAGTTGAACAGGATAACAAAATCCATGTAGTTTGCGCCACGGCACAGAGTTGCATTTTTATCGTCGGAAACGTCTTTGTAGACCTTTTCCAGACGTGCAAACTTGATAGTATTCTTGCATTCAGTCAATTCGTACAGGCCAGTTTTTTCGTTGCGCTTACCAGTAAAACGATGTCCCTTGTAGGTAGGATCTGCGCAATATACACGGAACATTTCATCACGTTCCATTGCAACAAGCGTCTTGCAAGTGTCAATGCAAACCTGTTCATTTTCAGCCTTGTTGTTTTTGTCTGTTTGGTCAATCAGTTTTGTGCCCTCATCACCAACACACTTGCCCATTTCAGTTTTGTTGTTCAACAGGTTTACAAGCTGAATTGCGGGGATAGTGTCAACAGTACCGTCTGCCAGGGCCTGACGATAGCTTTCCAGGGTTTCGATGGTGGTAGCGGTGACGGTGGTTTCGGTGGTGGTGCTAACGTTCTTTTTGTTGTTTTTACGCATAATAATCCTCTTTTCTTTGTGTTCTGAATTGTATATAGTCGTATGGTTTTGCGTTTTAGCGCAAACCAAAACCCGCAAACTAGACAAAATTGCCTTGTTTGTGGGCTTGTGGTTCGCCCTAAAAAGGGTAAATATGTATGCTGATAGAGGGTTTTTATGTGCCCTCTTTTGTTGCGTCTGATATTATAGGCTTTACTATAAATGCGCTCAACACTATTTCCTGTAAGTGGATAACAGGCCGTTCTGACGATAACGGCAAAACAGGGTTATACAACGCCCCAAAATGATTGTTTGCTATTTACGGAACAAACCCGATTAGTTACACTTTCAGCGTGTAACGACTTTACTTTTCTTTGAAGTTGAAAAGCACTCTTGTAAACCTTGCTTTTTGCGTCCATGTTTACAACAAGACAGTCTTACAGCACGACTAACTATAAACAGCATACTTGCTAAAAGTCTGATAAATTGCTATAATCTGTTTTGGATACCACCCAAACCAAACTAATATTAACGTGTGTTATTGGATACCACCCAACAACTACACGTTGCAAAGAATCTTTGAATCAGCTTGAAAAGCTATTGTTTTTGTGGTATTTATACCACGATACAAGACTATTGTTTAACCTCTTTTCCGTCTTGACGTTCTAACCATATCAGAACGATTATAGCGTATTTTTTTGTAGTTACGCTATTAGTTACACGCCCTATAACCGATAAAAGCTATAACACGTTTCTTTGCGTTTGTCTACTATAATTATCTGTTGTTGTTTTCCGATTGACTTCCCTTGTAATTTGTACCATAACGCCCAACAAATAGCGCAAGTATGGTATTTTAACACGGTGGTTTCTTTCGGTGATTCGGTGCCAAACGACAACAGTTTTCTAATAGCCCCACAATATTCTTTCGTTTATGGGAACGATAGACAATTTTTTCCGCGCTGAATGCGCCCTTTTTTGCTGTATTGTCAACAGGGAATTTTTTGAATCGGTGTTATCTACACCACCAAAATTTTAATTGTGAACGGGCTGGAAACCCTTGTCCGAAAACATTGATTGTAGGGCTTGCGTCCCTACAACGTCAACAAACAATCATACTGTTTTTTATCGGTTATTCCTTAACAATAGGTTTTTACCGACTACTTGACAATTTTACCGCTGTAGTCCGATTGTGTGTATTATTTGATATCCTGTTTTGATTGCTCAACCTACAGATACCAAATTGACTTTTTTCGGCTGTATTCAGTTTTCAAAATTTGGTACAATCCATGCTAGGTTCCTTGCTAGGTTCCTTGTTTGATTGTGGCCTAATTATAGCGGTTCCTTGCTAGGATGTCTATATACAAAAGTTGTAATTCATGCACAAAAGTTGCAAGAATTATAGATTTTTGTAAAATATCGATATATCGTTAAAAATTTTATTTGGCAAGTCGTGGGCGTTTTTGGCTGGAATAAGGATAAAATATAATATATAATACCTTATAAGGGAAAACGGGATGCTTTAGCGTGGTAAAGTGTTAAAGCATTAAAGCAAAGTGCCTGATTAGGCGAAACGAATAATTTAGTATGATAAAGTTGTAAAGTATTTCAAATTTGAACAATCGAACATTTGAAAATGCAACTAATTTGCAAATTCAATTCCCGGCAAAAATCATCACTATAAACATACTGGAAAAATAGGAATAATTCCCGCCTTGAAAGTGCCAAAACAGGCACTTTATTCAATTAAAGCAAATACCGCTTTTTGCACAAAAGCGGCTTTCCCCCATGGGGGATACTTTTCATTTTTGAGACGTTCCAGGTAGCAGGCCGAGATCCCAGTACATCTTTCTTGTTCATAATCACCAATTATGAATTTCACCTTCTCTCACTCTTTATACATTCTGCACAACAATTTCCACAAAAATACCATTCTCTTTCAATCACAACAACCTCTATCTATCCTATCAACTCAATCTAACTATTTAACCTGTTCCTACCCGGGTACATTTCCCTGACCAAAATATTTCAAAATACATCCCTATACCCTCTCCTACATACACCTACAAATCACTCATCTTTCTATCACTTTCCCATCAAAAATACCTAAAAATGGTTTAAAATCGCTATTTTTCAATCGGTAGCTTATTCGGCAACTAGCTAGAATTTAACGTATTTTCGTTATATTTTGGCCAGTTTTTCTTTTTATTTGTACCTTTTTACCCCTTATTTTGTTCCTTTTTAACTCAATAAAAGCCGAAAAAGCTAGGATTCATGCGGGTTTTCCCGATGTGTACCCAAAATGTACCGAAAATGACCATTCTTCGGAGCATAAAGTACCTATTTGTACCCATCTATACTCCCCTATCGTCATAAATGGATTGATCTGGCATCCAAACAACATTCTCAGAGATTTCAGATACCTCATAAGAGCATGATTGTGGCCTCTGGCAGCTTACACAGAACATATAAAGCATACAGAGCATCTGGATGTCCTTCATAGAGAACAATACCTCCCAGAACCATACCTTATTATAATAGAAGCTAGAAATATTCGTATCCTGTATTATGTAGCTATTGAATTTTTGGCAATCTCATGGTATAATGAGTGTAGATAGCTATACAACACAGGATACTGTAAAGAAGATAGCAAGAGGATGTTTATAGTAGTCCTCCCGGACAGGGACCGTTACGACGGTGGAGAGGGATCTCGCGTCTGCGGACGCTCGTAGGTTTACTCAAATTGAATCTATGTCGCTTACGCTCCATAGCTTCAAGTCGAGTAAACCATTAAAAGATATTTTGTGATAGGAGTTGTGGGTGATAAAACCTTACAGAATTCAAAGTACAACTAAATATTAACAAATTATGAATTTTGAATATCAAAACTGATATTACACATTCTATATATACGATTTGATATTCAAAAACTTTAGGAGGTATTACCGTATGGCAAAAACTTACGATGTTACACCAGATATGATAACAAAACTATCAGATGGTCAAGTTTTTAAGAACTTTTCTGAGCTTGCAAGATATTTGGACGTACTTGATAGTCATGGAAAACCAATCACTGGAGATAGTCGTCCTGCATTCTTGGAAGAGCTGGACAGATTCGTGGTTCTAAAGAAGGCTGGTCGGCAAATCATTATAAAAAGCATACGACCAGATGATGAGATACTTCCGGCAAAGCCAGTGGGCGGTAATAGAAAGTTTATTGACCTTATTCAGAAATTGCTCGTCTACCACTTTAACGCTCTTTGCCAGTCGCAGCCATGTGACGGCATTAAGCTGCTATGGGAGAAGAAAGACATCTGGGAGACATGTGGAATGGTTGGTCGTGATTACAGATGGTGGGGACGGAATGCTGAGACAGAGGATGACGAGGCTGTTGCTGAGGCGTTCCGAAAAATGGTTGGAAGTGTAAAACTAAAAACTTGGCTAGATAGTGCCCTGCATAGTTTAAAGGTAAACGATGCGTTAGATTATGAGGAGACGAGGGCATTCATTGATTATGTCGATGGCCGTGCTGTCATAACTCCTTTGACAGACAAACAGAATTTAACCTACATGCGATTGAAGGCCGAGGTACTAAAAGATTACACATTGTCTGATGGTAGAACTCCGGCAACTGAACGGGATCTTTGGCAAACCGGTCGGATGAGAGATTTCTATCGCAAGCTGAACCCAAAGCTTAGAGAGGAATTTGAAAAAGAGCAAACGTATAGTACCATTCAAAAGGTTTATAGAATTGTTGTTGAGCCAAAAACTATGAACCTATTTGCTCGCAGGTTTGGAAAAATCGACCCAGCAGATGTGGAACTCGCTGTGCAGATGATGGCAAAGTTAAATACAATTGTTTGTGATGGCTTATTGTCCTCAATGATATTTAATAAGGAAGTCATTGTGGCAACAAGAGTTCAGGAACATGAAGATGTTGAGCGGCGACTGGAAGAGCAGAAGCCATGGGGCGACAATAATAAGATTGAAAGAAAAATCCGAAAGGAATTTGAATATAAAAAAGTTAAGTTGACTAACCAGCAGGTGGCAGATATGGTTGACAACACAATTCGTCAGTCTACCGACCAGTTACTTGTTACCTTGAACCAAAAAGACCATGGATGCAAGATTATCGAAAAACTGTATATTGACAACTTCTTGGCTGGAAGCGGTTTGACTGAAGAGCAATATGAGCAAATTATGCAGGATGCGGATAAAGAATCTGCGGATGCAGAACTTATGGCTCGACTTGTGGCTGAGGCGAATGCGAGAATGGTAGTTCGTGATAACGTAAATGTAGAATGCGTTATGAATTTTGAAGCAGATATTGTCGATAAGGTGTTGGCGGACAAGATGGCAGAAAAAAGTAATAAGAAAGCTGGCCGCAATGTGCTGGATTGTGGTCTTAATATTGATGATTTAATTGGTGAGGTTTGAAAGAAGGTTAAGTATAATGAATTTTGATAACCCCTATTGGATTGATTTAAAGGTAACTTATGAGTGTTACCAAGCGGTTGGACGCTTGCCGGAGTTTTATAAGAAGCATGTCTGCACAAAATGCCAGTATGAGATCCCGTGCTTCACTACTTGTGATGATGTGCGATGCAAGTGCCAAGAGTTTAAGCCTAAGACTGTGCGGAAGGCTGACAAGTATTTACATATCAATGATTTCATGAACGATGTGGCTGCATTTGAGGCCGCTAGAAATATTTAAGGAGCGTTACATAAATGGATAAGAAACATTTACCATTTGGTTTTGGACCAGAAGAAAAAGTTTCTATTTCAACTATTGCTTTTCAATATGGTTGGAGTGCCGCACGATTAAACAGCTTTCTTTACAAGTATGATGTGATCTATTTCAACGACGAGCATAAAACATGGCTTGTAACAGACCAGTATAAAGATAGCGGATACACTGAATCTTCATTGTTTACTAGCAAAACAGGATATTATTCTCAAGAGTATCTTGTCTGGACACAAGAAGGGCAAAAGTTTATTTATCAAATGTTAAAAGATAAGTTAACACTTCTTCCTGAAATTAAAATGCTCGATGAAGAAGATCCGTCTGACGGTTGTTTAACGGCAGAAGAACTCGCTGAAGTTCTCATCCAAAATGAGATTTACATAAACGAGGCATCCATTGGTAGGCTTACTCCAAATAGCAGTAATGTATTTTCAGTTCTACGGCACAAAGGCTATTTAATGAAAAAGAAGGGAATGTTGTATAACACTCCTTGTAAGAAATATCAAGGTTCTGGGTTATTTAAAGTATTCAAGAGACGAGAACCGATTTATCGATACTATCAAGATGAACCGGTTGGCGACAGTCTTGTGTATGTTACAAAGATTACTCAGGGAGGCAAGGACTTCTTCATTGAATATTTCAAACATTTGATGAAGAAAGGATGCGCTATTATATAAGGAGGGCTAAGAGATGCGAGTGCAAATTGGTAAATACATTATTAAAAACTGCGACGAGCGGAATCTCGTTATCGTTGAGCAGCGGCCAGCTGGCAAGAATCCAAAGACTGGTGAGATGGGCACCGGCGTAAAGGAGGTTACGGTCGGCTATTACCCGAACCTTGAATGGGCTTTACATAAGATTAAGGATTTGAATATTTCCGAAAGTGATGCTGATACAGTGGACGTTTTACTGGCAGAACTTGAACAGATTGATGAGACGATTCGCCGGGTGGCAGAGGAGGTCAAGTGATGGATAAGTTTGTAAATGCAACACGATTGATTGGCGTCCTCGATAGTGCTATCGCTCGTACTATGGCTAGAGGTAATGCAAAGTCTATTGACGATATGTGGTGCGATATGGCAATGCAATACACAAAGCGCATTCTTGAAGAAGAGATATCTGCTGGCGGTGAGTTCCGTCGAGTAGTTCATGCTCATTGGATTGAGCATTTTGAAGATTTTGGAGAAAGTTTCTTTGTTGAATGCTCGGCTTGTCATTCTAGCAAAAATATTGATGAATCAAAGTTTTGTCCTGACTGTGGAGCTGTCATGGACGAGGAGGTTAAGTGATGCGTACTTACGAGGATGTTGATGCGGAAATCAAGCAACTTGTACGTGATATGAATAGTTCCAGTCTGACACGCAGCGAGTACGAGGCTGCCGACGATATGCTGGATGAGCTCTATCAGGAGCGCGAACGACTTTGGCTCAAGGCTATGGAAGATGGCGAGAGCTGCTATCTGTAAAAGCCTAATTTTATATTTTTCTTTGTAGCTATGAAACACAGGATGCATTTAAAAAGAACATGGAGGTGACTGCCGAATGGCAAAGCAGCAAACTTGCCAAAAGTTTGTTTTTAAGATCCATACGAAGCGTCTAGTTGAAACAAAATGGGATTTAACTCTACCGTTGGATGAAGCCAGACGAAATCACGAGATTATCTCGCTTGCTGATAGCACTGTTCTACGATGGATTGATGAATTGAATGGTGTTACGGATGCAGAGGCTAAGGCGCGAAGCATTAAGCGTAGAATTAAGATGCTACGGAATGAGCCATCTTGCTTAGAGAACCGCCGGGAGATTCGGAGACTATACACTGAATTGGACGCAGTTCAATTCAAGCCGGATTATATGTGTCTGGTGGTTGATAAGAAGAATGATTACCGCCGGGCATGTTCTCCAAAGGGGTTTAAAATCAATGGAATCACATATCGCCGCTTGGTTGGGACTACCGGTGGTGTTAAGAACAGCACGATTGTGTTTGTAAGTGACCGTCTTATTGATGAGATCCGCAAGCGAATCGATAATGGCCGTAACAAAGGAATGGAGTTCATTCCGGCAAAGCTAGAAGCCTACAGGGCTCTCGCCTGCTCCGCATCTATTCCTGTTACTGACCCTGACGGTGTGCTTGTTGTAGATGATTGTTTCACGCATTTTAAAGACCATGTAATCGTTCTGGATGACGGAGTGTCTGGTGAACCTACAATGGTGGAGAATCCTGAGCAGGACTGTGAGCTTTGTGCAAGCGACGGTTTTGGACTCATCAGTTACGATCTCGCACAGCAATGGAGTGAGGATTTGAAGCTACCATCCACCGCATCTGGCTTTTGTGTACGCAACGCATTTTGTAAAGGCATGTTATTCCCTTTCCCTTTTCGCGAGTTTGCTAAGAAGGTAGCGAAACAGAACATGGTACGCGATATTTGGGGGAACTACAAGGATGTTAATCGCGTACAGGTGATTCTCACAGGGTCGATGCTCAAGTTGTGGGATAGTTATCATAGTTGCGAGGACTACTTTGAGAATTGCCAGGAAAATCACTACCATTTCTCTGTAACAAAGACTTGTGAGTTGGAGCTTGATGAAGAGCGTAACTTGAATTATCAGTTTATTCAAAGCTATCAGCTTACGAACGAAGAGATACATGAGCTCGTGAAGCCAACTTTGGATGAGATCAAGGGCGTCATGGGCGGTGACTGGCGTGATGCGTTGCTGTATTTGCGTGGTAGTGGAATGCGTGATGACCCGAATTACATAAACAGTCTGGAAAACGACTATATTAAGGCTCTTATGATTGAGCCGGAAATGATTAACGACCCTTATGTGCAGAATCGGATTCGGTACTTTATTAAAAAGCGAATTTCGCAAGCAAAAACGGGTGTTGTGAAAGTACGAGGGAATTTCCAAGTGGCAAGTGGAGACCCTTATGCGCTTTGTCAATCTATCTTTGGAATGGAAGTTACTGGACTGTTAAAAGCTGGAGAGGTTTACAGCCGATTCTGGAACGACCGCGATGTTAAGCGGGTAGCCTGCTTTAGAGCACCGATGAGTCAAATGGCAAACATTCGGTGTTTAGATTTAAATTCGAGTGATGAATGCAAGAATTGGTATCGCTACATTAAAACGGTGGCTATCGTAAGTGCGTTTGATAATACGTGTGCTGCACTAGATGGAATGGATTGGGATGGCGATCTTATTTTCAGTACAGACAATAGAATTCTCCTTGATAAATGGAGAAACGAGACTGTAATTCTTTGCGCTCAGAAAAAAGGTGAAAAGAAAGTTCCAACCGAGCAGGATTTCATTGAATCTAACATCAATGGATTTGGTGACGATATCGGCAAGGTAACCAATCGTATCACCACAATGTTTGATGTACAGAGTAAATTTGAGCCAGAAAGTAGAGAATATAAAGAGCTTACATATCGTATTATTTCTGGCCAGAAATATCAACAAGATACAATTGATCGCATAAAGGGAATTTCTTGCGTACCTATGCCGCAGTATTGGTATGACAACAAAGCTTGTGCTGCTAAAGACGATGATAATCCTGATACTATCGAGGATAAGAAGTTTTGGAGTAGTATTTGCGCATGGCGTAAGCCGTACTTTATGAGCTACATCTACCCTGCTCAGATGCGTGATTATAAGCAGTATGTGGCCGCAGCTCGCAAGCGCATCAAGTGGGATGGGTTTGCCGGTCTGGATGAGATTATGCAAAAGACCGTCAAGGACGACGTGGATGAAATGGTTATCCAGTATTACATTTATCGGATGCCGGTCGGAATCAACTCTTGTACTATGAACCGCCTATGCTGGACCGTTGAGGATGAATTGGAGGATTTTGAGGAAGAACTCAAGATAAAGCGCAAGTTTGATTATGATTCGCTCAAGTATGGCGTTGAATACACTAATTCTCAATACTATGGCATCCGCTCTATCTTTAAGGACTATTTGAGATTTGCTCGTGGCAACGCAATCCATTCTGGTAACGGAAATAATAATAAGGAAACCGGCGCAGACCGCAAGGAGCGAATTGCGCTGTATCAGGAAAGTATGTTCCGCAATCTTCACGATAAGTGTTCTAATGACGATGTGCTTTGCGACATTCTGCTTGATCTTTGTAAAAAGAATGCGTCCAGTATTGCAATCGTCTGGGAGTTGTTCCATGATACTTTGATTAAACGTTTATTGGAACGCCATAATGGTATGGTGCATTCTCTTGTGCAGGATGAGAATGGCGATATTGAATATGACGGCAAGCGTTTCAAGGATGTGTTGGTTGACATGAATAGCAAGGAGGATGCGGATGATTGTATTGAATGAAGTTCTTTACGCTGAAGAATGGCTAGAGAAGGATGTGCCTTGGAAGAAAGCGGGGCATGTTTTGCATTATATTGCGAAGTATTATTTCTATAAGGGATACTCAAAGGATGACGTAAGAGAAAAGCTTAACGAGTATATGCTGCGTCATTTTGAAGGGTACAATAAGGTTCTGGACAGAGAACTGATTGATAAAGCGATTGCTTCTGCTAAAGGTCGTCCTATGGTCGAACTTGATGGTGTGTGCATTACGAAGGCTGAGGTAGAGAAGATTCAAGCACTTGAAGGCAAGCAGATGCAGCGCCTGATGTTTACGATGCTGTGCCTAGCAAAATACCATATTGCTGTTAATGAAAAATGCAACTACTGGATTACGGAAGATACAGCTGATATTTTCAGGATGGCAAATGTATCTGTGAATGAGAAAAAACAGAACGAGATGATTTGTGAGTTACATAATCTTGGTTTTATTGGGTTTGCCAGCTTGAAAAAGATTGACAACTTGAACATCCATATTTTGATTGCAAAGCCGGATTCTCCTCATGAGATTTTCGTGGACGATTTTGAGAATGCTGGTATTCTGTGGAACCAGTATTGTGGGAAAGAATACATCAAGTGTGATTGTTGCGGAAAGATGGTTGCTCGCACTGGACGCAGACAAAAATACTGTCGTAAGTGCGCAAAAAACGTAAATATCGAGAAAACTGCACAAAATAGAAAAATGTTTGATTTATGAAATGTGAAAAAGTGTGATATTTCAACGTAGATACGTTATAATTTTACATATATAGAGCAAAACATAGTGCGGAAAGTTATGGTAGGGAGAGAGCGAGCGAGAACGCTTGTTTTCTTCCTACCTATTTTATTTTGAAAGGGTGTTTTACCTAAATGATTGAGATTACCAAAGCAGAAGCAAAGGAAATTCGTAAGGTTTATCCGAAGGTTTTCATTGCAAAAACTCGACACAAGCGATTTATTGAGGAATCTGTTCGTTATCTGGAGCTGATTCCGTTTAATATTGAAGCTCGTGAAATTGTTGAGCGTGCCAAACGCGGCATTCGAGACTAATTTATGAAAGAACGAGGTACAGACTTTGGATTTTGAAATTCAGCTGCCCGAGGAGATTACAAACCTGATGAATGGTGGTGGTCTCCCCTCTCCTGAGATGATGAACTTCTACGTTGACGAGAAGGATCGCATCTTTTTTATTGATTTTGAGATTGACCAGTCTCTGATTGAAATTGAGCGAAAGATTCTTCAATACAACCGTATCGACAAGAATACTCCTATTGAGCAGCGCAAACCTATTAAGCTGTTTATTTACAGCTATGGTGGCGAGTTGGATGCGATGTTTAGCTTTATTGATGTTGTTGCGCTGAGTAAGACTCCTGTTTGGACGATCAACGCAGGTATTGCAATGAGCGCTGCTCTTGTGATGCTGCTGTCTGGTCAGAAGCGCTTTGCTCTGCCTCATTCTACTGCATTGATTCATAGTGGCTCTGGCGGTACGCAGGGTACTTTTGAGCAGTCTAAGATGGCTATGGACTACTACGAGAAGCAGGTTGCAAAGATGCGTGAGTATATTATGGCTCACTCTACCATTGATAAGAAGACTATGACCAAGAATAAAGCGAAGGATTGGTATCTGGACGCTAATGAGCAGGTCAACTTTGGCATTGTAGATAAGATTTGCGATGATGTGGATGAATTCAATTAAGGGAGAGTTATAATATATGGCTTCTGATAAGACTGAAATGCGTAAGAAGAAGGATGTCCCGCAGAATCTGGATGAATATCCTACTTTTTATGGAATGACGCTCGATCCGGAACAGAAAATCTTTAGGGACGCAATCTGGAATCCCGATATTGATGTTGTGTTCTGTAACGCCCGTGCTGGTACTGGTAAAACTACGATTGCTGTCGGTGTGGCGAATTTGTTAGTTCAGTATGGACTATATAATGGTATCGCATATATTGTTTCTCCTACACAGGAAGAGAAGCAAGGCTATCTTCCCGGCACGCAGGAACAGAAGAGTGCTCCGTATATGGAACCACTTTATCAGGCACTTGAGACTATTGGCGTTAATCCAAATGTTGCGATGATTGTTGATGACAATCCTGAAAGTCAGAAATATGGTGCGTATATTCAGTGTGCAACTCACACATATATGCGCGGTATCACCTTTGATAAAAAGGTAATTTTGCTCGATGAAACGCAGAATTTCTATCTTAGTGATCTTTTAAAGGTCATTACTAGGCTGAAGGATTCGTGCAAGCTTGTCGTAATCGGACATACTGGTCAGTGCGATTTGTATAAGAATCCACAGAATAGTGGTTTCCTCCCATATCTTGAACACTTTAGGGGACATGACCGAACTGCAATTTGTGAGTTGCATACCAACCATCGTGGCTGGATCAGTACGTGGGCTGATATGATTCAGTTTAATCGTTAAATATTTCAATTTTGAAATAAAATATAAGGGAGAATAGAATTATGGTTGCTAAGAAGAGTGTTGTTTTTAAGAACGCTATTATTGATACTGCAGAGGGCACTATCACCGAGATCACCAAGGATGGCGAGAACGTCTTCAATCTGACGGAAGCTCTGGCAAAGTGGGATGGTATTGAGGGTGTCACCATCAATATTTCCACTTCTGATGAGCTGCTGGGCGACCCAGCTTGATGCCAATGGGTTGCTATAATAAACGGCCAGAAGAAACGAGCGATGACTTCTTTGTAAGAATCGGGAATGCTGTTCTGGCTAGAGAGTTGACTTGGGATGGCGCATCCAAGGTGCTCAATGATGAGTTGGGTAAGAATTTTGGTGAGTGCACATATCGCAAGCGTTTTAAAGCATTCCGTGCGGGTATGCAGTATCAGGAGTCCTTATCTAATAGAGATGTAGGAACCTGCATTCTGTCTATTTCCGACCTACATATTCCATTCCAGAAGCCCATTGAGACTTTTAGTGAGTATGCTGGAAAGATTGATATCCTTCAGATAAACGGGGATCTGGTAGATGCGCAGGCCATTTCTCGTTTCAATAAGGTGTATCGTAAGAGTCCAATGGAGGAAATTCTGATTGCACGTCAGTATATGATTGACCTGATTGAGATGCTTCAGCCTAAGAAGGTTGTTGTAAATTATGGTAATCATGACTTACGTTTCCAGAATTATCTTGCTAAGAATCTGGACACCGACTTGCTTGAACTGATGCCAAAGACATCTTTGGAGCTTATTTTTGTTGATGGCTTTAACCATTATAACAAGGAGCTTCATACAAAGGTTCATTACGACCCTCTGATTGATGTTTTTAAGTATAGTGGTATCGAGATTGTTTATAACGATACTTGGTTTAGTTTTGTTGGTGAAACAATTTTTGCGCATCCACTTGCTTACTCTAGTGGTATGTTGAAAACGGCAGAAAAGGCATATCGGTATTTCAAGGATAATGATTATTTCTTTGATACTATCGTGATGGCGCACACTCATAAAACAGGTCATTATGATATCGGTAATTCTGTAATTTATGAGCAGGGCTGTTGTTGTGAGACATCAAAAATGGATTATGCAGATGGAAAATTAACACCATCTCAGCGAGAAGGATTTATTCTGGTTTATCAGGATAAATTCGGAAGGCTGAATGAAGATAAGACGCACATTGTACGTCTAAATTAAAAAGCGGTGAGCCCCTACCACTAAACGGGGACTTAAAAAAGAAGTACGACCGCAAGGTCTGCTTGGGACATCATTTGTTGTCTCCTTTTCTATGCCCGTAGGCTAATGTCTACGGGTTTTATGTGCCAGTGTAGTTCAGTTGATAGAACGCGGGTTTTGTACTCCCGATATCGCAGGTTTAAGTCCTGTCATTGGCTCCATGCCACTTTAATTCAGTAGATAGAATAATGTGTTCGTACCACATATGTCGTAGGTTTGATTCCTACAGGTGGCTCCAAGCTGTGCGGTCAATAGTTGCTACCGCCTAGACCAACTCAATCTACGGATGGTTGGATGCAAAGTAGTTCTGTAGAACGAAATGATAAGCTATTCGTGTTTCGCTACGTTAATGCGAAGCTTTAAAAGTCTAAAACAAGCGTTTTATCAACACGAGAACAATTCAACTAGCTCGGACGGATTGATGGATGCTTGTTTTATTATGGGTCAGTATATCCAGTGGCGAAGATAGCGGACTGTAACTCTGTGACATTAGAAACATCGTTGGTTCGACTCCAACCTGGCTCACCAAAGATTGTACGGCTATTCCCTACACCTTTATATAAAGGTAGCTGTGCAGGAAAGTAGGGTTATTGTGCGGCCTTACTCAAGTGGTTGAAGAGAACGGTCTTGAAAACCGTTAGGTCGGTAAACCCGATGCCAGAGTTCGAATCTCTGAGACCGCGCCAGTCCTTCTCCAGGAGGGCCTATATTATACCGGTTCCCTACCACCGGCTAAAAGGTAGGTTTTATGCGCCTATAGTTTAATTGCTTAAAACAGCAGACTCTAAATCTGCCTCTTGGGAGTTGAAGTCTCTCTGGGCGTGCCAAAAATGGCTTCCAATTCGCGGTTGGAGGCAAGTCCGAAGTCGATCTATGGCAAACCTGTGATGCGCACACGATTTGGTAGTAGATGACACTTAGGCATCATATGTCGCAGGTGATAGTGCCGATGTACTAGCCAGCCTCATAAGCTGTTTCTTGGGCGGGTCTGACTCCCGCACCTGCACCCAACATCTCCCCTTTCGCAAGCCTATCGCCAGTTTTCTACTCCCTCTGGCGGTAGGTCCTTTTATGAACAGTCCTGCCTGTGTATTTCAGGTGGCACGGTCGGCGTAAAGCTGGCCGTAAATACAAAATTCAGCCGATTCGTCGGCAGGGCGTAAGCCCAAATAGATGATAAAGACCTTAGCTCACTACGGTGTCAAAATGCTGAGGTCGAATTTTGAACAGAACCTGTTAAGCCTCTCAACGATGCGTATCATAGCAGGTCTTTTATAGAATTAAATCCACCCGGCCTCCCAGATTATTGGTGCTCATGAGGGTGGATCTTTTGTTTGCCGTAGGATGTGCGCACGTTCTACGGCTTTTATTTTGATTTTGAATGGAGGTGTTTGTTTGCCTAGAAAGAAAAAGGTTGTTGAGGATGGCGTTATTCTTGAAGGAACCGAGAACAAGAAGACATTCAAATGCCTGCGTTGTGGTAAAGAATATGATGTGGCAGTTGGTCACTTCTATAAAAATACATATGGCTTTTGGAAAGCAAACGACAATTACGTTCCTGTTTGCAAGGAATGTGTAAATGAAATGTTTGATGATTTCTCAAGACGATTTGGTAGTGATAGAACGGCTTGTATGTTGCTTTGCCACATTTTGGATGTTCCGTTTTATAACAGTCTTTATGATTCGGTTGTTGCAAATTCTGGAACTTGTCGTCCCGGCGCGTATAACCGCCTTGTTTTAAACGGCAGACAGTATCAATTTCAAACCTTCTCTAATACTCTTGTAAATGGAGAACTGAACAAGAATGCTCTTGATCTACAGGAAGAGAAGGAACAAAAGTGGTCGAAAGCAGAGATTCAAGCCAAGGATGATTGTATTTCTGTTATTGGATACGATCCATTTGATGGTTATAACGAAAGCGACCGCCGATATCTATTTAGCGAACTCATTAAGTATTTTGAGGATGGTATTGAGGACGACCCATTCAAGCTATCTCAGATTGTTCAGGTCGTGAACAATAATAATCAGATTCGACAAATCGACTTGCAGATTGCCCGCTTAAACCCGATGAACTCGGCTGAGGCAATCAAAAGTCTGAATGACATTAAGGTTAAGCTAGTTTCTAATAACGACAAGATTGCCAAGGAAAATGAGATTTCTGTCAAGAACCGTTCCAACAAGGATGCAGGACGTAATACGCTTACATTCTTAATGAAGGATATGCGTGAAAAGGATATTGCTGGCGCAGAAGCAAACTTCTACGATCAGTTACGGTCTCCTGGTACTCAATGGGCGGCAGATATGAGCTCTAAGGCAATCAAGGAAAACGCTTTCTTTGACGAAAATGACCAGCAGGAAATTTTCGATATACAAAGAGAACTGATTGATAAGTTTCAGAAAGAAAGTGATGATGCGAAGGAAAAATACAGGCTGTCTTTGATTGAGAATCAGCGGCTCAAGGAGCTGTTGGAAGATGCCGGTGTTGACGCAAGCGTAGAAGATACGGATGGTGATGCCGTATGAGGTTGAAACAAAGAGCGCCTATTATTACATCCGCAAAACGCAAGATTTATGAGTGTGATGCGGCAACGATTGCATTCTATCGGCGCAATCCTGTTATTGCGGCCAGAGATTTATTGGGCATCCAACTATTTGACGCTCAGGCATATATGCTGGAACAAAGCTGGAATGCAAGTCATGTTCTTTAGGCGTGTAGTCGAAACTTTGGCAAGTCTTTTGTAGGTTCTGTTTTCATTATCCTAAAGGCAATATTATATGAGAACCAGTCTATTTACATTGTAAGTAATGTAGGTGATCAGGCAAAAGAGACATTTAATAAGATCGAGGAAATTGTTACTCGTGTTGGTAAGACGGCTGCGTCTATCCGTAGTCTGCAAGATATTGCAGAGAAAGAAACGAAAAAGTCTGCAACCAACAAAAGTGGTTTTAGTCATAATCCCGCCGGGTATGTTGTTGAGTTTTATAACGGTAGTTCTATTAACACTTTGAACTCCAACCCAGATGGTGTGCGTGGCAAGCGAGCTAGTCTTATTTTCTTTGATGAGGCGGCATTCTGCTCCGACGAACTGATTGTTGTCTGTGAAGCTTTTGCAACACAGAATACAGATTTCGTCACTGACACTGACAGTGACTATAATCCTGAAATGCAGCCTCGTCAGGTTCCTACTCAGCTAGTTTATGCTTCAAGTCAGGACACGATGGACAAGCTTTTTTATAAATACTACAAACAATTTGCAAAGCGCATGATTGCAGGAGATCGAGATTATTTTGTTTGTGATATGATTTGTGACGTTGCAATCAAAGTTTATATGAAGGGTAAGCCATACAAAGCACTATTGACACAAGACAAGGTAGATGCAGCTCTAAAGTCAAATAAAATGAAGGCGTTGCGTGAATATTATAATCGACCAAGCCGTGATGGTGGCGTAAACCAGATCATCAAATGGGGTACGGTTCGTCGCAATGAGCGAAAGTATATCCCACAGCTTTATTGGGATAGGAACTATCAGTATATTCTTGCGTTTGATCCTGCCCGCACAATGGATAACTCTATTGTTGGCGTTATGCGCATTTATAACGATCCAGAAAACGGCATGTGTGGCGACATTATAAATTGCGTGAACATGGTTGATCTTGCGAACGAGAAAAAATTCAAGCTCGATTCTAATCGTCAGCTTGAGCAGTTACATGAGTTGATTCTACATTACAATGGCCAAAATCCTGATTACGAGTACATTGATAGATTGATGATTGACCAAGGTGCTGGCGGCGGTGGCACTTCCACATATGCTGACGGTTTACTTAACAATTGGACTGATAAAACAGGCACAGAACATCGTGGTTTTATCGACGCAAATCATGAATTATATGAAGGATATGATACCCGTTACCCAGATGCTGTTGATAAGCTACGTCTAATTAGTCCTCGTAAATTCCGTACTGCAATGGTTGAGGAATTTATTGAGCTGATGAATCTTGGTGTCATTCATTTCCCTCTTGAATACAACGGCGGAGATTATGTTCAGGTAGTAGACGGTGTGGATAAATCAACTGGTCAAGAAATTTTGAAGACGCATGAACTTTCCTTAGAGGAACAGACTGCGTGGGTTAACATCGACTTGATGAAGAACGAGATTACAAGTATTCAGAAAACGACAAACTCTGAAAATACGACCGTAACATATGCTTTGGCACCCGATGTTGCCAACAAAATTCACGATGATAGGTTCTATGTTGCAATTTTACTTGCTCATCGTCTATACGAATTACGTCGTAAGGATAAAGTGCGTCAGTCTGCGGTGGAGACAATGACTGCTCCGCCGATTTGTATTTCTAACATTGACTTCTAAGCAGAGGAGGTGAAAATGTGGCAAGAAAGAAAAAGGAAGATTTTGATGTCGTGACTGCTTCACAGACAGATGACGGTACTGTAGTTATTACCTCTTTGAATGAACTATCAGAAGAGAGGATGAATAACGTCATCCGAAATGCAGTTGCGTCTTATGACCCTGAAAATAAGCAGTATAGTACATATCTGAAAATTTCAGCCTCCTCTGAGACACTGACCGTTGACCGAATTGATGAGCTTGCACAAGGGCTACAGTCAAGTCTGACGAATGTGCAGACGGTCAATGGAATCATCCGTAATTACATCAACAAGGATGACCTGATTGGCATTACTTATGATGCGATTGAGGCGAATGTTAATACTGAGTTCAAATGCAGTTTCGCTCAGTTCCCTGAACAGCGTAATAAGACAAAACAGGTAAATTACGCCCGTGAAGTGATTGATGACTTCAACGCACAAATCAATGTGCGAAGTCTGCTACGTGCCGCCATTCCGATGACTTACGCAGAGGGCACTTATATTACATATCTGCGTCAGAAGGATGAGAACTACATTGTAGACTATTACCCTCTTGGTATTGCTGAGATAAGTGATTACCTATCAAATGGACAGCCTGTTGTGCTTATTAACATGTCTAAACTGAAATCTGCTTTGAGCAAATCTATGCTGAAGGACAAGAAGAATAAAGCACTGTTCTTTGAAAATCAGGAGACTGAGATTCAGAACAACTATCCAGATGAGGTGTATCAGGCATTTAAGAATGGTGATACATACGCAAAATTGGATGTTGACCATTGTGGCGTGATTCGTATTGGCAATATGGGACAAAAATATGGTGTCTCTCCCCTGTTTCGCGCCTTACGTCCGGCATTGATGCTTGAGACCTTTGATACTTCAGACCGTGTAAATGCTAAGGCTAAGGCAAAGAAAATCATCTGGCAACAGCTTGACCCTGAGTTGATGGGGCCAAACAAAGATAAAAAGGGCTTCTCTGAACAAGTGACAGCGCACGATAACCTGCTGCGTGCATGGAAGCAAAATACTGTGCTTGTGACGACCGCTCCTTATGTAAAGGATATCAAATATGTTGAGCCAAAAGTTGAGATGACAAATATCGAGACTGTCAAACAGTATCGCAATCGAGAAATGGCTGCTTTGGGTATTAGTTTCTTGAATACTGATGGTCAGCAGACTGTTTCAACTGCAAAGGTGTCTCTTGACCAGCTGATGAAAAATATCGGTAAGATTGCAGAACAGATTGAAGATGTATTAAAACGATGGTATCGTATTCGCCTTGAAGATGCAGGTGTAGACCCGATGTACTGCCCTGATGTGAAGGTCTCTACTACTGAAATGATGGGTATGGAGATGAAGAAGGCGATTGCTCAGTTCCTGTTCACCACTTTGAACTGTTCTTACAAGACTGCTTACGAGTATATGGGACTTCATGCTGAGGACGAATTACGCAAGCGTCAGGCTGAGACTGAGGAAGGTTATGACGATGTATTTGTGGCTCGCCAGACATCTTATACATCGACAGGGAATTCCGGCGGGGGGGGTGACAGTGATAAAAAGACAGGTCGTCCAAAGGGCGAGGAAACTGAAAAACAAATTTATGACCAGCAGAGAAATGAAGATAGTAAGTGAGGTGATGAACGATGAGTAAGGAGTATTTCTATAGTAGAAATATCTGTTGCTCTGAGATTACGGAGCATCCAGACCACTATCTTGCTAAGTTTGTCATCTGTGATTTCTCAGTAAATGGGAATCAGGTTGCTTTAAACCGTGACACCATTGAAAGTTGGATGAGTACATTGGTTGGCAACCCGCTTGTTGGTAAGTTGGTCGTAGCTCCAAAGGGTGAACTGGATTTTTCCGGTCACAATATGAAAGTCGTCACCAGAAAAGACAACGATGGCAATGAATACAAGACTGCCGAATTTGACACTGATGCGTTCGGTAGTTTTCAGTCAGTCGGTATCGAGAAAATTGACGATACCGACTTTATTGTTGCCTCTTGTAAGATCTGGAAGCGATATCCAAAGGCTTGTGCGACGATTCTGCGCCGTATTGAGAGCGGCACATTAAATACCAGTTGGGAAATTGATGTGCTGAAAGCTCATAAGGGAATCGTGGGTGGCCGCATGGCAAAAATCATTGACGATGGTGTGTTTACTGCACATTGCTTGCTTGGTGCAAATGTTGAACCAGCATATAAGTGCTCTAAACTGCTTGAAGTCGCTGAAACCGATTTTGGTCTTGAATTGGCAAATGCCTATATCGAGGATACAAAAGAGATTTCAAATATAGAATCTAATGAAAAGGAGGCAAAAAATTTGGAACTGAATAAGGATAAGGAGACTCAGACCGCACAGGTTGAGAATCCAACCGAGACTGAGCAGGCAGAGCAGACGGCTACTGAGTCTACCACTGAGCCCACCACTCCGGCAGAGCCTGATGTTCAGACTTCCGAGGAAGGTGGTGAAACCCCTCCCCCGACTGAGCCTGAAACCGGTACTGAGCCTGCTGGTGAGCCAGAGCCGGAGTCTACCACTGAGACTTCCAGTTTGACCGGTCATGACCTGTACGAGAAGCTGAATGAGGCTGTTGTGAAGTTTAATTCAGATATGTATCTAGCCGAAGTGTTCCCCGAAGATCACACTATCTGGTGTAAGAAATTTGGTCGTTGTATGAACGATTTGGATTACATCATGTTCTCTTACACCGTTGATGGCAACGAGGTTTCTCTTGGCGAGCCGCAGCGTATCACTCTGACTGTTTCTATTTCTGATGTTAACACCAAGATTGCGGAGCTGAATAACACTATTGCAAGTCTGAATACTGAGCTGCAGAGTGCAAAGGAAGAGGTTGCTTCTCTGACTCCATATAAGGATCAGGCAGAGAAGGCAGAGGCAGAAAAAGCGGCTGCAGAGCTTGCACAGAAGAAGGAGAATCTGCGTCAGTACGCACTCTCCAGCAAGATGATTACTGAAGCTGAAGTTTCCGATGGTGGCAATTACGCAAGTCTGATTGAGAATCTGGACGAGACCGGCATCAAGAATGTGATTGCCGAGCGTTGCGTTGAAGCTGCCAAGAAGGCGCCTGCTGAAAAGAAGATTGAGACCTCTGAGGTACATAAGTCTGAGAGCATCAAGCTGAATTTGAATGAAACCAAGTATAACACCACTAACGCTAACAAGCGTGATGCATGGCGGGAATATTTGGGTAAGTAATAACATTTAAGAGAAAGGAAAAATATTATGATTCGTGAACTGATGGTAAACGGCGCGAAGAATATTCCCGCTAACTATGCCGCAAAGGTCGATATGGTCACCGGCATGGGTGTCCAGGTTGACCACAAGGCTGGTCAGGTTAAGTTCCCTGACGCAGCTACCGCTGAGGGCATCGAGATGGTTGCCCATGAGTTTATCCCGGAGGGCATCTATGCAAGCCAGACTAATTTTGATGACTATGATAAGATGGCAACCGAGATTAAGGCAGGTGTGCTGGTGAAGCGTGTTCCTCTGTATGCTGGCGAGCTGTACGGCACCGACCAGTACAAGGATGGCGATGCACAGGATACCAATATCGGCAAGCTGCTGGAGGTCAATATTGACGGTAAGTGGCAGGTTGCTACTACTGGTACTTCTCGTTTTGAGTTTGCTGGTGTGATGGACGACAACGGCCACAAGCTGATTATGATCAGTGTGCTTCCCGAGGCAAAGACTGTTGCTTGATTGAGAGAAAAATCTTGAATATGATACGTGAAATTTAAGGCTATCGTCTTTGGACGGTAGCTCTTTTATTTTGCGCGAAGAGAAAGGAAATGAATTATGGCACTGAATATTGAAGTGGCCGAGCTGATGAAGCAGCCTGGTCGTGTTTATGAAGTTGCTGAGAAGACTCAGTACAATCGCGCTATGGATGCCGAGGACAAGGAAATTGCAGAGGTTGTTGGCGCTCATGTTGAGGAGCTGATTGACAGGGGCGATCCCAATAAGGAGATTGCTCAGTTTGTTAACCGCACCGTGACTGATGAGCTGTATGGTGCACCTGACGAGCTTCTGGACTCCATGTTTGAGCGTGGTAATGTTGGTGAGTTTGATGACTACGAGGCAGGTCGTACTGTTAAGAATACTCTGAAGGCTTATGATGCAGCTAAGGGTGGCAACGTGCCGAAGTCTTACCTGCACTACGAGACCATTAAGCCCGTCTGGCGTAATAAGCAGATTGAGGCTGATCTTAGCTTTGTGGAAGTAAGACGTAATGCTTGGAAGAGTGTGGCAACTCTGACCACCTTTATGACTGAGGCTCTGAAGAACCAGATGTTCTATGACATTTTCAGCATGGTTGATGACGCTATCACTGGTGGTGAGCAGAAGATCGATGCACAGGGCAAGGAGCCCACTATGCAGGACATGGACGCTCTGGCTCTGTATCTGAATGAGTACGCCGATGGTGGTAATCCCTTCACTGTCAGCCTGATGAAGTATTGTGCCAAGATGCGTCGTATGACCGGTTACGCTGAGTATCTGTCTGACGCAGCTAAGGACGAGTTCAACCGTTATGGTCTGGTTAAGACTTATGATGGTGTTGCTATCACTGGTATTAGCTCTGCTAAGAAGCTGGGTGATGGTTCCCTGCTGATCCCGGATTAAATTTATGTAAATTTACGTAATATAGTCCAGTCGTGATGTAAGTCACGATAACAAATACACATTGAATTGCTGGAAAACCCTAAAACTACAATTACCAAAGCAGAAGGATGAAATATGCCTAGATGGACGGTTGCGAAAGTAGAAAGAAAATTGTAGATGATGCATGGTTAAAACCTAAACATTAAAAATAATGGGCAATCAGCAGCCAAGCTCCGAAAAGGAGAAGGTTCAACGACTATCCGCGTGGGAGCGGTTAGGATGCAAGTGTTTGGCATCCGAAGTAGTGTGCCCCAGTTTTACTGGGTGAAGATATAGTCTTTGCTCGTATGAGAGTACGAGGTTGCTATATGCAACGAGAACGGAGTAGCGTCCGATTATAATGTTTGTCTAATGTTTTGATTTCACCAGATACTGTGTAGAGTATCTGGCTTTTATTTTGCAAGAAAGGAGGTGCGTAAAATGATTCATATGATGACAACTGAAGAGTTTAAGGAAAAAGTTCGTAAAATCAATTCTTCTTTTGAAGTTCTTTCTGACTACAAAGGTGGAAGGAAAAAAGTTCTTCGGAAATGTACGATTTGTGGCGACGTCAGAGAAGTTCAAGCAAGAATGCTTTTGGAAACTTCAACTCATGGATGCCCAGTTTGTGTATCTTTAAAACGTGGAAAGTCGTATCGAAAGTCCCCTACTCAATTTAGAGAAGAACTCTTTAAGGTAAATCCAAACATTGAATTGCTTTCGGAATATGAGAAAAATGATTCTCGTGTTCGTTGTAAGTGTAAGATTGATGGATATGAGTGGGACGGTGTTCCACACACTTTACTTGAGGGTCATGGGTGTATGGAATGTTATCGACGTGCCGCAAACAGACGTACTGAAGACGAGTTTTTGAAAGAAATGCACGAGCGGTTTCCTACCATTCATGTCCTTTCAAAATATGTTCGTACTGCCGTAAAAATTGATTTTGCGTGTGATGTTTGTGGATATCATTGGACTGCAATTCCTGATACGATACTCAATAATAAAAACTCTGGTTGTCCAAAATGTGCTGGGAGAGTGCATATTTCGGAAGCAGAAATTATTGAAAGGATTGCCAAGAAAAACAATCGAGTTGAGTACATAGGTGGCTACAAGAATTTGTCATCTCATGCAAATTTTAAATGTAAAAAGTGCGGGTACGAATGGCATACTCCTGTAAATTCGATTCTTGCAGGAAGAGGATGTCCTAAATGTAATCTATCTCATGGAGCGTTACGTATCGCAAAATATTTCGATGACAATGGAATTGATTATGTTCGTGAATTCAAATTTGATGATTGCAGAAATATTCGTCCGTTGCCATTTGATTTCTACGTTAAGGACAAAAATATTTGTATCGAATACGATGGAGAGCAGCATTTTGAGCCAGTAAAATTTGGTGATGGTGAAACAGCTGATCGTGTTCAATATAAATTTGAAACCCAACAGCGAAACGACGGTATTAAAACTGAATATTGTCAAAACAATAGTATTAAACTTATCAGAATTCCCTACACGGATTTTGATAACATTGAATCAATTTTAGATAAACATTTTTCTTAAAAATAACAGAAGAGAATTTATGGTATTGCCGGTCGTATTGGTCGCCTTGACATGAAGGGTGAGACTCATACTTACGAGGATCACGACAACAACAACGAAAAGATCCATCTGATGGTCAAGGACTTTACCTTCGGCTATAGCATTGATCATATCGAGCGCGTTGCTAAGATTGTTCTGCAGTAATTTTTACCAAAGGCAAATTTGAGCGGGGACTTTGCGGTCTCCGCTTTTATAGAAAAGGAGACAAATTATGAGTTCCGTGATGGAAAAGAAGTTTATTGACGTTCTGAACTGCGACGATAACGTGGTTACCATTTCGTCACTGAACGGTAAGGGTTATACTTTCGAGCCCGGTAGTGTGGAAGATCCTTGTGTGATTCCTATTCCGCCGGAGGAGATTATGTATATGAATAGCACTTGTTCTGCGTTCAAGAATGGTGTTCTGCGTTTTCGCCCTGAAGAGCAGAATGAAATCTTTAAGGCTATTGGCATTAAGGGCGACGATGTTCTATTCATTGAAGATATCGACAATGCGATTCTGAATCCCACTGTCGAGAATCTTCAGCGCATGATTGACATTAAGGATGGTGCTCAGTTTGAGCGTATTCGTGGTCGCTTTTATCGTATGACCAATGCCGGTGAAGATCTGTCTACCAAGGTCAAGCGCCTGATTGACGAGCGTTATAAGGAGCTCCGTGCTGGAAAGCGTAACAGTGAGCTGTCTGTCGTACCTGCGACCAAGTCTGCTGATAATGTTCAGGCCGAACTTGAAACTGCAAAGAACCAGATGGCTGAAATGCAGAAGCAGATGCAGGCTATGATGGCACAGATGCAGGCTATGATGGCAGGCGCACAGACTGTTGCACCGGATAATTCTGTAGAAAAGACTACTGTCAAGCGTGGCCGTAAGAAGGCAGAGGCAGAAAAGGCGGAGGTTGTTCCCGCCGAGTAAGATTGGAGGGATAATGTGACCGCATTTTCGGAAATATACGACAAGTTCTACGAGCTGGTCGAAACTGATAGTAATTTCTTTCAGTATTTTGACCTGAGCGAGAATGAAGTGCGAGATCTTGTACATGACCGTGCAAAAAGTTATTTGATGGAGTCACTTTCTGTGATTACCAGAAACATTGAACCGGAAGAGGATTTTAGTTTCGATGATTACGATTCAGAACTAGAAGAGTTTAATTCAGATCTCACATTCGATGAGATTGATATGTTAGCGCATTTGATGTTGGAGCAACATTTTAAGCGTGAGTTTGGGAAGTTGAAAGCATTTAGCGCACAGGACCTTCCTACGAGTTTACAAGTATTCTCCCCTGCTAATGAGCGCACGAGTATTCGTGCTCTTGTGAAAGACATTCACGAGGAGAATATGACGATGTTAGACAACTATATGGCAAAAGACCGCTCGACCCGTAAGCGTAAGACCATCGACTATGATACATACGCTTCCTACTCTGAGTAAGGAGGTGTACCGATGGACTTTTATACAAGGGCACGAGCTGTTGGTGGTGCCGCAAAAATGTCTAACAAAAAGGATGTCAAAATTGCTTTTGCAAAGCGAGATTTTGCTGCACATTTTAAAGATAGCGTTGATTACGAGGATAATGCTCTTGTGAATGGTTTACCTCAGAAGCTGGTTGTTAGTCGCAGTAATAGTATTGCTAAGGAAAAGAAAATCTGGGCTTATCCTGGTGATTCTTTGAATCTTGGCGACATTGTTGACTGCTACAATTGTAAATAGCTGGTAACTGAGATTGAGCCAAACGATGAAATTTTTCTTCGTGGAAAAATGGAGCTGTGTAACCGTCAAATCCAATGGCAAAATCCGATTACTGGTGAGATAGTCTCTCGTTGGGCAACACTGAGCAAGCCTTATTACGCAAATAATAAGGAGATTATTATGACTTCATTGAGTCAACGTGAATATAAAGTACAGATGCCTTTTGATGACGAGACCGCACTGATCGACCTTGATAAGCGCTTTATGTTGGAAATTATCAATGGCGAGCCGAAAACGTATGTTACGACTTCTGTTGACCAAAGTACAGAGCGTTACGAACTGCATGGTAAGACACAGGGGTTCCTTGTGTTGAACATCCGGCAGGATCAGTATAACAGTAAGACGGATAATGCTGAGAAGATGATTTGTGATTATTTTGAGCCAAACAAAATCGACGAATCAGAGATAGATTCTCGTGTGACTGCTACTATAAAGTATGTAGGAAAACCAGAGGTTCGTATTGGTGGTTCTTGGAAAAAATTCTCTCCTATGTTCACAAGTGTTGCTGGCGAGGAAATTACTGAAATTGCTAAGTGGAAGTTCGTTTGCCTTGAGGAATTCAAGGAATTTGTAGAAACGCAGAGTACCATAGATGGTGTTTTTAAAATTCGTATTTTAAATAATAGTATCATGGACGGCGCAACTGTAAGAATTTCTTTGACGAATGCAGATGGTACAGCAAATGCATCCATTGAATGTAAGGTGGTGAGTTTGCTGTGACAACGAGTGAATTGATTACTGATTATAAAAACAAATTGGCCTTGAAGCTGGTTAATACTGATGGGCTTGTTGAAGCGATGGGCAATGATGACATTGAAGAGCCTGACGAGGCGATTTATACATACATCTTCCCATACTTCCATATTCCTGACACGATTGAGGCAGCGCACAGCTATATTTGTTTTAAGGTAAATATGACTGACCGAAGCAACGTCAACGACTGGTATGAAAACTTCACACTTACTGTGTGGGTTATTGTGAACCAGGCGCTGATGAAAATGAAGGGCCATGGTGGTGCAACACGAGTTGACTATCTGAGTGGTCTTGTGGAAAAAGAACTACACGGCAGTACAATTTTTGGAATCAAACAGCTTAAAATCACATCCAATATCGAGGACAATATGGATTTACACCATCGTGTGCGAATTATGACGTTCAAGACGCAGGATTTGGATGACCTTGTGGGGTGTGGCTGATGGAGCTTCGGGAAATGTACGAGCCAAGCTTGATGCGCGGAAGAGACTTTAAAATCAACGACAAAATTACGATTCACATGCCTTCGGTCGGTGACATCATCGATTATGGTGAGCAAAAGTATTTTCAGTTGGTTTATTTATTCTGTTCTACATCGAGCGATTACAAGGCACAGCTTGACTCTGTTGGAATTGATTGGCAGAAGATTTCGGACTTTGAAATGTTCCGGCAACTTTTTATAGGCAATAAAGATCAAGATATGTCTATTTTGCTTGGCGATATGGACACTTCTGGGTTTATGATGGCGAAAGATAACATAAGTGGTGAGATCGTATTACACAACAGGCTTACGGACACTCGTATTGACCATGTGGTGTATGAAACGATTTCTCAGTACCTATGTGCTGCGAATGGAATTGAAAAGCATTCCGAGTTTGCTGCTGACGAACCGACAAGAATTGCAATGATAGAGGAAGCCAGAGATAACTTGGAGTATCAAAAAATTAAGCGTTATGAACCACACCTTGCGGAGCTTGTGCTCTCGATGGCGTGTTCGTCTGGCTTTAAAGCGGATTACTTCAAGGCTATGGATTACCCTATGAGTGTATTTATGAATCATGTAAGAAAGATTCAGCAAATAAAAAGTTACGACAATACGATGCATGGCGTTTACGCTGGCACCGTGGAATTTGGAAAGATTCCAAAAGCACAACTGGATTGGACGAGCAAGGTTGATTGACCTTGCTCTTTTATTTTATCCAAATAAATTGAAAGGAAGAATATTATGAGCGATTTTAATTTTAATGAGGTCGTTATTGACCGCGTTCATCGCATTCACGAGTATGATCTGAACGGCAAGCGTCTGTGGACCATGAATCAGGTTAAGGATTTCAAGCTGACTCTGGGCGGCGAGACCGTTTACGCTCAGGATGCACAGGGCGTTAACATCATGGCATTCGATAAGAGCAAGACTGCAGAGGCAGATTGGTCTAATGCTCTGATGCATCTGGGTGCTCTGGCAGAGCAGATGGGCTCCAAGAAGGAGGTTGCTTCCTCTGAGGCAAAGCAGGTCTTTACTACTGTTGAGTACCTGACTTCTGCTGACGGCAAGAAGCTGACTCTGACCCATACCCCCAAGGCTGCTGTTGCAAATGCCCCCTTTAAGTACATCGATCTGGTCGATGGTCAGGGTAATGCACTGAAGACCTTTGAGCTGGGTGAGACCGCAGAGTCTCAGTTCTCTGTTACTGGTACTGAGGTCACTCTGCCCACTGGTGCAGATCTGAAGGCTGGCGACCGCTTTGTTGTGAAGTATCAGTACGAGAGCGAGGAGGGTATTGCTATCAATGATAGCGCCGATAAGTTCTCTACCGAGGGTGAGTTCGTGATTGAGGCATTCTGCTACAATCCCTGCGATAAGGCAAACAAGAAGCTGATGCGTATCATCTTCCCGAATGCCAAGATGGATAATGCTATCGATATGACTTTCACTAATGAGCTGGCTCATCCGGTCAAGATTAGCGCTACTCAGGAATACTGCTCTGAAGATAAGCGCCTGTTCCGTATTGAGACTGCTGCTGCCTAATGGCAAATCTGAATTGGTGCCGTACTTGCGGAAAAGAATATCCGGTTTGCCCGCATTGCGAGCAGGATGCGCGTCTTAATCCTTGGCGAATGATTTGCGACACTGAGCCGCACTTTCTTGTGTGGACTGCCGTAAACCAGTATCGTCAGGGAATTATTTCAAAAGAGACGGCAAAAGCAGATCTGACTACTCTTTTGATGCGCAAGTATAAGAATGTTACGGAAGCCGAGGTAGAGACTTTTATCCCAGCTGTTCGTGATGTTTTCCATGAGATCATGGATGAGCCTGCAAAGGCTGAGAATGAGTCATCTAGTGATGTAAAGGATGAGACGCCCGTGAAGCCGGTAGTTAAGAGAACATCAAATCGTAAGGGGCGGGCATAACCGCCCCTTCGTTTTTCGTGGTGGTTTTATGGAGAAAAAGAACAGGACAAAGTTTAATGTCAGTAAGAATCCAGCAGATAGAACATATGACGGCGTAGTTTATGATAGTAAGGCAGAAATGTTGTTTTATCGAGATATTGTATTGCCAAGGCTGGCAAGCGGCGAAATTGTAGAGTGTCGTAAGCAAGTCCCATTCCTTCTGCAGGAAGCGTTCCGCCGGGTCGATAAGGACGGAAAGGACGTAGCGGTGCGGAAGATTGATTATGTGGCGGACTATGAAATTACATATCGAGATGGCAGCAAACAAGTGATTGATACGAAAGGATTCGCTGATAGTGTTGCGCTGATGAAGCGCAAGATGTTCTGGTTCAAGTATCCTGATGTAGATTACCGCTGGATCACAGACTCCAAAATTGATGGAGGTTGGGTCGATTACGACGACCTAAAAAAAGCTCGAAAAGAGCGAAAGAAATTAAAGCAAGCACAGACGAAAGGGAGATAAAATGAAGGTTTTAAATTTTCAGGAGCGAATTGACTTCGTGAAAGAGGTCATTGAGATGTGTACTGTTCAGGACGATTATCAGCCTGCGCTGTTTGATGTGGCATTTCGGCTGACCTGTTTGAAGTATTTTGTTGGTTATGATTATCGCAATGAACCGCAGACTGAGTGGCCGCGCATTGCTTATGAGTCTTTTAACCTGAAGATTGAAGCTGCAGGTTGCGATACTTCTACGTTCTGGGATCAGTATGATTCTCTGGAGAAGGCAGTGCAGGAGCGTGTGCAGCGTTCTCACGATGAGTATCTGGCTCTGGCAATTTGCAACAAGCGCGATGCGTTTGCCGAGTTTATTGATTACCTGAAGGATTATCTGGATGAGGCAAAGAAGAATCTTGGAGACTTTGATGTAAATCAGGCTTCTCAGGTTATGTCTGCCCTGCTGGACAATAAGCAGGAGATCTCTGCTGTGCTGGCAAAAGATAAAAAGGAATAAACACTTTTAGAGGTGGGTTGGAGGGAATTTTAATATGGCTACAAGAAGTAAACCGCTGAAGCTATGGGATGCTGAGAAGTTCAAGAACGTAAACCCAGTGTCTTTGAAATACTGGGATAGATATGAGACTGATATGGGCATCCGTGACCTCAGCCCGTCTACTGTTTACAATTATGAATCTGATTTCAAGCAGTGGATGATTTATGTTCTGGACAATCAGGGTAATGCCCCTGTGACGGAACTTGAGGAAGAGGATATCGAGGAATTTCTGTTCTACTGTAAGAAGCATGGAAACAACTCTGCTCGTATGAAACGGCGTATGAGTACAATTTCTGCGCTATATCGGTATCTTCGCAAGAAGAAAATTATCAAAGAAAATCCGATGGAGTTCATTGACCGACCGACCAAGGACGTGGCTGTTGTGAAGCAGACATACCTTACACCAGACGAGGTTAAGTTGATGCGAGAGAAGCTGAACGCTATGGTTGAATCTGCGACCACCGTTCACATGAAGGATAATGCGATGACGTTGCGTCTGTACGCACTGTTCTCACTATCAACGATGGCTCGTGTTAATGCTGTGCGAAATACACTCTGGAAGTCTATCGATTATGAGAACCGTATGGTGCATGACGTTCTGGAGAAGGAAGGCAAAATTGTTGATTTGATGTTCAGCAAGGAAGTTTCTGAGCTTTTGAAAGAGCTGAAGGAATACCGTACTGAGCATGATATTGAGGATGGCGGCTATGTGTTTGTTGGTACGAAAATCAATGGCGCATGGATGCCGATTACTTCGAGCACGGCTGGTGATTGGTGTAAGAAGATTGGTGAGATGATTGATGAGCCTACGCTGCATCCGCACGATTTCCGGCACAGTGGTGCTACCCTGCTGAAGAATGCGGGTATGAGTCTGGAAGATGTCTCTTCCCTGCTCAACCATGCTGGCACGGATGTGACCAACAAGTATTACATCAAAAAGGATACGACAAAGATTCAGTCTGCAAAGGATCGGTTTGAGATTTGAGGTGTAGTGAATGAAACAGTCATATACAAACTTCGATGACCTATTGAGTGATGTGGCAGATGGTGTGGAGCAAATTATGCAGGACGTAGCTCCGCAAATCGAAACAGTTCTTCAAGCAAGTGCGAAGAAAAATATTCAGTCACAATCAGCCCGTTCTGCTGGAATCGAAGATGCAAATAATATTGTAAGTAGTGTGACTCGTGATGGAAACATTGTTACGATGATTGTGAAAGACATCGCAAAACCGCAACCGTCTTATTTTCTTGGTGGGAAGAAGTTCGATTCTCAACGTGTAGCAGATACTTTATTGTACAGAGAATATCATTTTGGTGGCTCACCGATTGTTTGGAACGAATATGGTGGGGCAAATATTCTATTTGATGAACGTGAGAACGCGGCTGTTGGTGGAACTATGTTTGCGAACTGGATCGAGAATGGTCTTTGGATGGATCTGAGTTATTATCTTCGGTCTGGCGGGCAGAAAGAATATCGCCCTGCACGTCCGTTTATTGCCCCTGCGCAAGTAGAGGCGGCAATGATTGTTAAGACGGCTTTACATGGATTGTAAAAGCCATCTTTTATGAGAATTTATTTGGAATAAAATTCAATGAGAGGAGGGCTGGCTTTAAGGAGCTGGCCGCTTCTCTTTTTTGTTTTGAAAGGAATGTTGAAAATGGAAAAGAGAGGTGACCAACGGTATGGCGGATAATGCAAACACCACAAGTAGTGCTGATACTTCCTCTGTAACGGCCATAAAGGTCAAGGTCGTTCTTGATACGAGTAAAGCAGAACTCGATAAACAATTCGAGTCCGTCAAAGAAAAATATAAAAATAGTCCGATTAAGCTGGCCTTTGGATTGAACAAGAATGAGACCGCAAAGAACATCAATACCGCTTTGCGTAGTATGATTTCTAGCGGAAAAATTATCACACCAAAGGTAACGCTTGATGTCAAGATTGACCAGAGCAAAGTAACCGCACAGTTAAAGAAAGCTATTGCTTCTGCAGCCAAGCAGACTGTTAAGGTTGATGCTGGAAAGCCTAGTTCTACAAAACCTGACATTACTGGCGCTTCTGAAATCAAACAGTTGGAGAAGTTTGTTGAGCGGGCAAAAACAAAGACATCAGAGTGGAAAAACTCTATCAAAAGTAACACTGAAGAAGCACAAAATCTAAGTAAGGTTCTCCAAAAGGTTTTAGCCCAAATTGATGCTCTTGATAAGGATCATAGTTCAAAAGGATACGCAATTGGTGTAGCTGGTCTAAAGAGCAGTTTTAATGCAGCAAGTGAATAGGTTTCTGATTACACAAAAGAATATCAAAAACTTGAAAGGCAAGCAACTTCGACTCTTGATAATATTCATAAACAGCAAACGAAGTTAAAGGCTCATGGTATTAGTAGTTTTGACAGGCAGATTTCTGGTTATGGCAATGACCAAGACGGAAGTTTTGAATCTCGTTTTAGAAATCTTGATAAATTAAATCCACAGTCCAAAGAGTATGCTGAGACACTTGGTAAAATTCTTGTGGACTGGGAAAAAGTAAATATCCAGATTAACGAAGCCATTAAAGCCGAGGGAAATCTAAGCGTGTCCGCAACTGCACGGCAAAAGAAAATAGAAGATGTGGCCGATTCGATTCAAAGACTGCGTAATGTTGCAATGGGTTCTGATGTTGCCAAAAACAAAGAGTTAAAAAAATATGCTTTTGGCGACACAATAAAGAATGCAGACTTCGGTGCGTTGCATGACCTTGATGTTAGTCTTAAAAATTTAAAAGCAGTTCAAAACAATCCAACAGAATTTATTAAACAGTTGCAGGCACTTGAGAATGAGCTTGGAAATGTTTCTCAAGAACTAACAAAGTATAAGAAAAAATTTCAAGAAAGCACGAGTACAACAAATGAGTCAACGAATCTTCGCAATCTTGTTACAACTATAAATAAGTACGAGGAGACTCTAAATAATCTTGATAAGAGGCAAGACTTAAAGAAACGTCTATACGATATTCGAGATGCGGCAGAAGCACAATCAAAGCCGTTTAATGTTCTGAGTAATGAGTTTTCGGAACTGAAAATCGACATGGAGAACGCTGGTATCGCCGCTGAAACTCTTGGTCAAAAATTGTCTCGTCTATTCAAAGAGCACTTCCAGACCGCCATCGCTATGGCTGGCGTTGCAATGGTCAAACAAGGTCTGCGAGAGGTTTATGATAATGTCGTAGAGATAGACGACGCTATGGTAGAGTTACGCAAGGTCACAAACGAAAGTGAAAATGCGTACTCGCAGTTCTCTGATCGTGCGGCAAAAACTGCTCGTAATTTGGGTGCATCAATTTCTGATTATATTAGTGCAACAGCCGACTGGTCTCGTCTTGGATATAATATGCCTGATGCAGAGGAACTTGCACGTGTAAGCACTCTATTGAAGAATGTTGGCGATGGTATTGAAAGTGTTACTGATGCATCGTCTTACATGACTTCTGTTTTGAAAGGTTTTGACCTTGTTGCGGAGGATGCTCAAAAGGTAGTTGACCTTGTTAATGAAGTTGCGAACAACGAACCTGCGAGTGCCGAAGATATCCTTGAAATATTAACTCGTAGCGGCGCAGCCTTACATGAAGCCGGAAATGATCTTGACCAGGCAGTTGCGCTTGGTGTGGCTATGAACTCTGTTACCCAAAATGCGGAGTCCACCGGTCAAACATTAAAGACTGTCAGTATGTATCTAAGAGCTGCCAAGACAGATTTGACTGCAATGGGAGAATCTACAGACGGGTGTGCGAATTCTGTTTCCGAGCTTCGTAGCGAATTAAAGAAGCTTACTGGTGTTGATATCATGGCAGATGTCGCCGGAACTCAATTCAAGAGTACCTACGACATTTTAATGGAGATTTCTAAAGTCTGGGGCAAGCTAACTGATGTTGATCGTGCAAATGTTACGGAGCTTCTTGGCGGCAAGCGCAATGCAAACAGTGTTTCCGCCGTATTGTCCCAATTCCAGATTGCAGAAAAATCAATGAAAGATGCTGCCAACAGTGCTGGTTCTGCGGCAAAAGAAAATGAAGTCTATCTTACCAGTATTACTGGTAAGTTGAATCAGCTCGACAGTGCATTTCAACAGTTTAGTAAAGACCTGCTTGATAGTTCTTTGATTAAATTCTTTGTAGACTTCGCAACTGCTGCTGTTGACATTGCTGATGGTGCAGTTAAAGCCGCTGGTGCATTACCGATTCTGACAGCTGCCATCTCTGGCGTGTTGTCCTTAATGCAGATGAGCGGAAAGCTCAAAAATGGTGCGGGTAAAGTTAATATGCCCTCTTATATTTGTTGCGTATAAAATATAGGATGCGGCACCATATAAAAATAAAATAGCCCCTAGAGTGCTGGGAAACCCTAAGAGCCATATCGCCTATTGTTATATTTATATAATGTAGGAATCGAAAGATAGAAATAAGGATATGGATGCTATATGCTGAGATAAAAGCTCGGTTTTATTGTATTGTCAAAATATGGTAATAATTGAGTGCTAAGTAGCGTTTACAATGGGCGGTCAGCAGCCGATCCACTCCCCTATTATATAATGTAGGAGGGTGGAAGGTTCATCGACTAAAAAGGGTCAGTGAGCAACCACTGGAAAGATAGTCAGTTCTGGACGAAAGTTCAGAAGTCCACCTCAGACGTAACCAGACGACTTAAAGAAGTAGGTGGAATTGAGGAGACGCGCTGTTCTCTGGCGCGATATAAATAAGAGAAAATAAAATATTCGTTGACTACTTATGATATTCTGGCTATAATAAAAGTATAATCGCGTATCCAAAATATACGGAGGTGTTTTATTATGGCTCGTGGTTCTCGTATTCCTCTTGATGAAAAGATCGCAAAAGCTCAGGAGAAAGCAGATCGTGCTAAAAAGACCTATGATAAGGCTGTTCGCGACCTGAAGGCTCTGCAAGCTAAGAAGGCAAGTGCTGATATCGAGGATGTTTTGAAGGCCGCTATCAAGAGTGGCAAAACTCCTGAAGAACTAAAAGCTTTGCTTGAAGGTTAATCATCATAAAAACAAACCCGACCTCCCTACTGTTGGGAGGCCGGGCGTTTTAAATTCTCTTGCTAAATAATGTCGTATGTGGTAGACTTATAGAAAAAGCAAGAGGCGGTGATGCAAATTGGCATCATATACGATGTACTTAGACGAGAGTGAAACCAAGAAGTCAGATGGTAGCTTATTCTTTGCTGTTGGAGGGCTAATCGTTAAGAATGATGACTACGAATCATTGGAAAATTCTTTAATTGCAATAAAACAATTACTATGGAATAAAGATCCCAATGCATCGTCATATGTTCTGCATGAGAAAGATGTCACTTTTGCCTCAAAAGCAAATAGACACACTATAAGCCAAGTTCCTGAATATAATAAAGTTTTCTTTCGTAAGAAACAGAACGTGACATTGCTTTATAATGAAATGTCAAAGCTGTTTAGAATGGCTCCTGTTACAACACTTGGGGTATGTCTTGATAAACAAGCATTATTTAACAGTTATGGTAAGCAACATTTGAATAATCATTTTACTATTGCAATTCAATTGATGATAGAGCATTATTGTCAGTTTTTGAGCGATACTCAATCTACTGGTGATATTTGTTACGAGTCAATGCAGGCAGAACAAAATATGAACATTCAGCAAAGAATGTACGAACTGAAAGCACTAGGTACAATGTACTATTCTCCTGCTACGATTCAAAATCACCTGCATGAAATTCGATTTGTTCAAAAATCAGACAATTGTGCTGGTTTGCAACTAGCGGATTTCATACCAAATGCTCTTGCTAGGTATGCTGCTGATTTACAACCAAAGAATCAAGAATTGTCAAAAAACATCCGATCCAAGTTATATTGTGGGAAAAACGGCAATGAAAAGATGAAGTATGGATTCAAAATTCTTTCCTGATTTTCTAAAAAAGTGTTGACATTTTCCTACTGTCTGGTATAATATATAGCGACGGGATTGTAGTCACGAGGCGCTAGTGGACTCTAGTGGCCGTTTCGGAAAGTCTGATACGAAAGTTGATGATGGAACGAGTAAGGGGCTAATGATAACCCGTTTTTGTAAAGAATCAGCTCCTTACCGCTATGGTGAGGAGCTTTTTACTATATCTAAGTGCAAGAACGCCTAAAAGCTACATGCCTCTAGGCGTTTTATTTATGCTGTTTGAGTTAGTTATGACTCACCATTCATATCCGCAGTTCCGGCATTTAAATGTCTTCCCTGCCTTCTTAGACCAGAGGCCCCAGACCACAGCATCTACAACTTTGCTGGTTCCGCTGATCTTTTCGATATCTGGTGAATGACACGTGGGACAGGTAGGAACGTATTTCGGATGTTCTTTCTCCTCCAGTTCTGCTCTATATTGGGCATCGAAAGCGTTGGCATTCTTTTGAAGTTTTTTGAGAGTATCTGGATTTATTTCAGAAATACTTCTCCTTGGCTTAGTTTTATTTTTCCATTCTTCTTTTTGTTTTTTTGTCATTTCGTTCCATTCTATAAGCAGAATGTTATCTCGAATACAAAAAGCGCATAATAAGTCCCATCTTGAATAGTATTTATCGCAAAATGGACAATACCGTACATATTTTTCCACAGATTTCACATCTCTTTTGTATCGGAGGGGTTTGAATGAACGATTTTAACATTGTTTCCGTAAGAGTACGGAAGATGCCTCCGTTTACTCAGGAAGAACGGAAACGAATTTTTTCACAATGGAAGGCTATACTTAAATCTCAGGATCTGGAATCACAGAAGGGTCAATCTCAAACTCAAGTCTAATCCGTTCCATTGCTGGATTGTATTTAGTATGTAGTTCTCCATACCCTATAACATCTTGTCCGATAAGAAGTTCATATTCAAAATCTTCCGGGTCCATAACACAAAACAATGTATCGGGGAGAATTATGTCATCGCCATAGCCAATTTTTAATGTGCAGACGGTAACGTCAGCCATTTTAGAGTCTGTGATTGACTTAACTTCTTGCTGGGTTGGCATGATGGGTAAGCCAAGTTTGTTGGCAATTTCTCTTGCGATGCAGCATACGGAGCTTCCAGTATCCCAATAAGCTGTTAATCCACGAACTTCCTTTCCGTTGAATTCTACACTAGCAGGAGAATGAAGACAAAAATCTTTCTGAGGAACACCGTTTGTTGTTCTTTGAAGCATTTTTATTCTCCTTTAAAACTCATATCCGCACGCTTTACACTTAAACTGCTTGTGTGCCTTTCTCGACCATACGCCCCAAACCGCTATGTCCACAGTCTTGTCAAAACCGGAGATTTTTTCCAAATCAGGACAGTGGCATACTGGGCAAGTGGGCTTATACTGAGCGAGGCGAGCTTCCTCTTCAAGTTGAGCGCGGGCTTGTTTGTTTTCCTTTTCTGCGGAGTCAAGATTAACACCCCACATTTTTTTAGGAGGGTTGTGTCTAGGATTTCTATTTAACCAATCTTCTCTTTCTTTGTTGGTCATTTTATTCCATGCACTGATTGATATCAGTTGACTTGAGCAAAACGGGCAAAAGCCATAATTTAAATCGGCATATTTGTTACACCAATGACAGTATCCTATCTTTTTCATAACTCTCTCCTCATAAAAGTAGATTGGTATTAACTTTCTTTTCTACTAATGGAACAGATACGACATCTAGCATTTGGGACACAATAATCAAGAAATTTTTACGTTTAGTTGCAGTTTACAACCAGTGTAAAGAAGCGGCAAACGGAGCAAGACCTTCTCTTAGTAATCTTACCACAGCTTTAATCCAAAGTAAAGTTCAAGCAGAGGGAGCCGAGGGTGCAACAAACAAGTTGTCACTCAGTATGTTGTTGCTTCGGGCACGAGCTATTTTACTTAATGCCGCATTAAGCGCTGGCATTGGTTTTGCACTGTCGTGGATAACAAAGAAATTTGTTGAATATTCTCAGCGTATTGACACTGCGGCCACGAAATCCAAGGAAGCCGCCGATGCTGCGCAGAGCACCACTTCCTCTTTAAAGGATTTGGTCAGTGCTTATGAAGAACTTGGCGACAAGTCTGGTTGGGATACAGAGGACTTTGATCAAGCAAAAGACATTCAGGCAGAGATTCTTGATCTTGCGAAAGAACAAAGAACGCTTGATGAAAATAAACTTGGTAAACTTGACCTTCAAAATGGCAAGTATGAAGAGCAGCTTGGATTACTTCAGGATATTACAGCGGAGCAGTTAGAGGCATCTCGTTATGAGTTGACACAGAACAAAGATGCTCAAGGCGATAAGCTTGTTGATACAGCCAAGAAGAATAATCGGACGCATTATCTTACTGTTTGGTCGGCTCCTGAAATGGATATGGGAGACCAGATTAAAAATGCTGGCATTGATGTCTTTAACAAGTTCGGTGGTTATGGACCTGACAAGTTAAATGATGCGGATTCAATTGTTGATTATTACAACGAAGTTGGCAAAGCATTAAAATATATCATTGATAACACAACTGAGGCTGAACGAGCTGCTGGTGGAACGTATCATAGTCTGTATCAATTCTTGCTTGATGAGCAAACCGCTCTCCGTGATGATGTAGATTCTTACAATGATTCTACGGACGCAATCAACAATAATACGAATGCTCGTAGAAAACTTCAAGCAGTTGATTTTTGGAGTGATGGCAAGAGTAATGGCATGGATGTTAGCTTTACTTTTGATAAAGTAAATTCTGCCGTTCAAACACTGGAAGATACAATTGATGGGTTTGATGCTAGTAAGTTGAATGAACTCTTGTTGGGTACAAACGAAGGATTATCCGACGAGCAAGCGCAAGCTCTCGCAAATCTTCGTAAAGCTCTGACTGACATGGACTTCTCTGCTGACACAAACGGTGTGAATGCGTTTATCCAAGCACTTGTTCAAGTTGGTATTGTAGCTCAGTCTTCTGCAAATGGTGTTGACGCATTGGCTGCTGGCGCACAGAAGATGGAAGATATTTCTTCCAAAATGGATGAAATCCAGTCTGCGTATAAAGCTTCTACCAGTGCAATAGAAGAGTACAATCAGTATGGCTACATGAGTCTCGATTCTCTTCAGTCTTTACTGACGATGAACACCGAGTATTTGAATTGCCTTGAGCTTGTTAATGGTAAGCTCCAGGTAAATAAACAGAGTTATGCCGAGTTACTTGCTGCTGAATACGCAGAAGCTGCCGCCACAATTCTGTCTAACGCACAACACGAGGTTGCAAATCTTACTGCCGATGACACGGCTGAAAGCACTGATGATTTAAAAGAGAAAACAGAGGCTGAAAAGACTGCTCTGGAAAATCTTCTTCCTGCCTTGAAAAATGCTACTGCGGCTACTGCGACATACAGTGCAGCTCAGGAGTTTGCAAACGAAGTAGAGAAGGCTGGCGAACGCGGCGTAGATCCTGCAAAACTAGAGGAAATTACGACTCGCACAAATACTCAGCTTTCTTTGCTGTACACCAATATGAATGCCGCTTTAAAGGGTGGGCGAGCATTAACAAATCAGCTTAATGGGTTCCAGACAAATAAGACCAACAAGAACAATAAATCTACTGCGAAGTCTGTGACTGATATTGCTTCTGCATTTGATACCTTAACAAAGGCGATGAAAGAATATAACCAATATGGTTATATCTGTGCTGATACAATGAAGTCACTGATTGGTGTTGATGACAAGTTTACCGCTTGTTTGACGGAGCAAAACGGAAAACTTGAACTTAATACAGCTAAGTTCCGCACCTTTGTCAAGGCACAACTCAAGGAAGCGAATGCCGCAAAAGATGGCGGTAAGTCTGCCGATGAGATGAAGAAGATTCTCGATTGGCTGAATTCTAGTGTTGATTCTGAAACTATTTCCTTTGAGCAACTGACTGACGCCATCAAGGGCTACGGCACCGCGATGGATGAAGCTAAGAAAAAGACGGACGCTATAAAATCCGCATTTTCTGATCTTTATGATGTTGGCACACAGAAAAAGGATAACGACTTTGGCTTCTTGGATATGGATGCCATTGAGAAGCAGTATCAGGCTGTTCGTAATCTGTATGAAAACACAGACCTATTTACAAATCCAAAATATGCTAGTGCTCTGAATTCCGAAACCGGAGAAGTTGATTACAACAGCGATGCATTTAAACAGATGTTTGCAGATCATCTGAAAGAACTTGCGGCGTCTGCCCGTGAGACCGGTGGTGCTGCTGGAGCATATCTTGCACAAGGTTTTGAAGATGCTGCCGCCAAGATTGCAAACAACGTGATGAGCATTCGTGAGTGCATTGATGGAATTGGTTCTTCTTTGAATTATGCAACCGACAGGATTGATCATTTCCAAAGTGGTTTCTCCGATATCTCTGATATCGTCACTCAATACAACACTTATGGTGGCCTAAGTATTGATAATTATCAGAAGTTGATGAGTCTCGATGATGATTATATTAAGTGTTTGAGTCTTGAAGGTAATCAGCTGAAGTTCAATACAGAAGCATATAAGGAACTTTTCATTGCAAAACTGAACGCAATGATTGATGAGTATGATGCTGCAGACGAAACAAAAGCACTTGCTCAACGTCTACGTGAATTGAGGGATGCCGTAATTGCATCCGGTGATGGCTTTACAAGTGCAGAAGATAAGGCTAAAAACTTCGAGACAACACTCGAAAATATTAAGAGCCTCCTGAGTGATCTAATTGGTGTATTTGAAAAGTTCAACGAGAACAAATCGAATGACCTAAAGATTCAGGGTGATGCTTGGATTGATGTCATTGATAAACGAATTGATGCCCTTAACGAAGAAAATGATGCACAGGAACGAGCAATCGAACTGGCAAAACTTCAGGATGAATACGAGCGTGCAAAGGCCAATAAGACTGTCCACGTATATGGCGGCAGAGGTCAGGGCTTCGTATGGAAAGCAGATGAAAATGCTGTTCGTGAAGCTGGGCAAAACCTGTCTGACAAGCAACGCGAGTATAAGAAGAAAGATGAAATTGACAGGTTAAACAAGCTCAAGGATAAAGTTCAGGAAGCCAATAATCTTATCGGCACCAGTTGGGATGATTATCAGAAGAAGCTAAAATACACCGCCGAGTTCGAGGCCATGACCTTTGAGCAAATGGAAGGTCACTATGATGGCTTTAAGAATAGTATCCTAGACAATATGCGTGACATTCAGTCTGCTACTAATGTCAGTGATGCTATTACAAATCTCGAAAAGCTAATCAACACACTAAAAACGCTTAACGACGTTATAACATTCTTTACTTCTGGCGGTGTAAGCACTGATGGCGGTGGAATTTTTGGACTTTTTAACCAGATCAAGAACATGTTCACTGGCGAAAACGGTGACTTTGATCTGGGTGGCGGTTTCAAGAAGATGTTCGATGGGGCCGCCAAGGTGGTTTCTGACGGTTGGAATTGGATCACTGGTAAGAACAGGGCTGGTTCTGCCGCACTAAAATCAGACACCACTGCGACATTGGATATCCTTGGCAACACAATAAAGGTGAATACAGGCGATATTCAGCGTGTATCTGGCGGATTCTTTGAGAGACTGGTTGGTGCTGCGAAAGACAACCTTGGTAGTATCGGCAAGTTCTTCTCAGGTGCATAGACATCTATCTCTGAGAAAACCGGGTCGATGTTTACTGACATTGGCTTGTTCTTCACAGAAGGATTTGGTCTGTTGAACGGTCAGACTGGACTTGGTCTTAATAGCATTGTTGAGACTGTCGGAAGTATGTTTGGCCCAATTGCGGCTGGCGCACAGTCTATCGGTAGTGCCATCTCGTCTGGCGTTGTAAGCTTCTTCCCTTCTATCTTCGCTGGACTTGGTACTCTGGTAACAAGCGTTGGCGGTGCTATGGCCGCTATGATGCAGGCGATTGCTGCTGCTCTTTCTTCCATCCCTATCGCTGGTTGGATTGCTGCCGCTGCAGCTGTTGCAGGTGCAGTTGCTCTGATTGCTACGATTGCTTCGGTTGCAAGTGATGTTTCCAACACACAGGTTGATGAACCTACTCCCGCATTCCAAGCAAAGAAATATGCAAAAGGTACTCGTGGCGTTAAGAAGGGTCAGATTGCAAACGTTGATGAAAAGGGCGAAGAGCTGATTGTTCGTAACCCCGATCAGGGACGCATGACCTATCTTGAAAAAGGTGACGGTGTTATCCCTGCAAAGGAAACCGACAACCTGATGGCGATTGGTGCTAATCCAGAGGGCTGGCTGGCAAAAGGCTTGGCCGAAGTGACCGGTAGTGCCGCTGCCGGTGCTGGTATGAGTGCCCAAGGCCCGAATGCTAAATTGAGTGGTGCCGCAGCTGCCGCAGCCGCTGGTGTTGGCTCAATTTTCGAGAGCGAGTATGATGAGATCCTTGGTGATACAAACGAGTTCATGTCTGGACTCTCTGATATTTTCAAGAAGAGTGATAATCCAATCATTGCTGCCGTTCAAAGCATGATTTATATGGCCACTAAGACTGTATATCGTATGTCTACGGTCGGTAAGATTAACTCTTCTAAGACAGTGACAGAATCCACCAGCAACACAAAGAAGGCGACCCAGAGCCAAATTTCGTCTATGACGAGCAACTTTGAGTCTAGCTGGAAATCTGTAGCTGGCGAGCTCGGTCTGGACACAAAGGATATTGAAAAAACCAGCAAAAAGATGTCTGAGAAGATGAATGAGCTGGTAAACAACACCTTTGATGCACTGAACGAGAATACCGGTCTGAGCGCTGAACAGGTTGAAGATGTCACCAACACGATGTTTGATTCGCTGCAAAAGATTTATACCAGTGGATGGAACAGCCTAGCTTCTACTTCCGGCGATATGTCTAAGGAGATTGCGGATAAGCTGAATGCGTCTTATAAGTCTTCTGTTGATAGTACAAATAAGGCCATGAATGAGATCTCCAAGGCATTCGGTCACAGCTGGAGTAAGGTTGGTGGCGGTGTAAAAACCCTGAGCACCAATGTTCAAAAGACAATGTAGCAGGCATGGGCTGACACCAGCCAAGACACCCAGAAGCTGATGTACGATATGCGTGCGTGCTTTGATAATAGTTGGAGCATGAACGAAGCTGGCGTAACTAATCTGGCAGAAATGACTCAGGGAACGGTGAAAGATGGTTATGCCGAGATTGATTCTTCGAGCTCTAATACATTTGGTGAGAATGGTCAGTTGAAAACGGATGCAGACAATTCGTGGAAGAATGTAGAACCTGGCGCTACGAATTTAGCAAACAATATGCAGTGGGTGATGGATCAGTCTTACAACGCCATCAAGGCCGGATGTACAGCTGCCGTTACATCGATCAAAAACGATTTGGCGACCACAGGTGATGCATTTGAAGCTGTCGCTACAAAGGCGGAGAAGGCAAAGCAAGAGACACAACAGCAACAACAAACTGCTCAACAGCCTGCTAAACAGAAAGGGGCTCTTGAGAATATTGCGGAAGGAGCCGGGCAGTTCATTAGAGGCGTTGGCCAAGGCATAGCCGATGTTGTTACAGCACCGTTTAAGTTCCTTGGATCATTACTTGGTTTTGCAAGTGGCACAAAGGAAATAAAGAAGTCTAATTTTGCTAACGTTGACGAGCAGGGTCCTGAGATGCTGGTTCGTCAGCCGCAATCTGGGCGCTATACCTATCTTGAAACCGGCGACGGTGTTGTCCCTGCTGATATCACCTCTCGCCTGTTCGAGATGGGTGGCAACCCGGATGCATGGTTCCAGAAGCAGATGGCAAAGTACGGTTCTCAGCCGATTGTTCAGGGTGGCGGTGGAGATGTTACAACTTCGATTGGCGATATTATTATCACGAATCCTGTTGGCAGCTCTGACGCTCTGGCGAATGAAATCAAACAGAAGTTACCGACTAAGGTTGCTCAAATGCAAAGCAAGCGATAAGTAATAGCTTTTACAGCCGATACCACTAGGATAGCCTAGCGGGTCGGCTTTTATTTTTGATTAGGAGGAAAAGAAATGGCAGATAAATCAGCTATTGATGTGCTGGCCGAGGTGGTGACTTCTGCCGCTGAACGCGCTGTAAAGAATGCAAAATTTGACGTGTCCGCCTATGGAGTGATTACAGAAAAAGAAGACCAGCACTATAAAATCGCTGTATTCGGTGGCGAGTACGGCATTGTAACAAACCATGACTATATTGTGGGCCAGAAGGTTGTTGTGACTGCATTGCAGGGCAACTTCCGTAACCTGATTGTATCGGAGAGTAATACCAGCGTTGAAATTCTGACAGTGAAATCTCTGGTGACCGGTGTCGATAGCTTGAACGCCGAGTTTGAGTCGATGAAAGACAAATCCCAGCAGACAGAAGACACCGTTCAAGATCAGCTAAAGAATACGATCAATACTTGGTACAGAAATGGTCATCCGCATACATACAACTATCCTGCCTCAGATTGGAAGACAGATGAAGAGAAACAAGCACACGTCAACGACATCTACTATGATAAAAGGACTGGCATTTGCTATCGCTGGGTATATGATCAGGATAAGCAGCAGTATTTCTGGATGGAAATTGTTGATGCCGGTGTTATCAATGCACTGTCGATGGCAACATCCGCACGAGATCTTGCGACAGAAAAAGTCCGTGTTTTTACTGACACACCGACTGCTCCATACGATGTGAATGATCTATGGATTTATGGCGGTGTCGGTGGTGCATTGTATATCTGTATTACTGCAAGAGGTGAAACCGAAAAATAGACATTTAGCGACTGGGCTGTTGCAACAAAGTATACGGATGACACAACTGCAAACGCAGCGGTTGAGCGTGTAAGTGCTCTTGAAACAAAAGAAGCCGACGATGTAGCTAGTCTGTGGCGCTCGATGAATGGTTTCAATGATAATATTGGTGGTTTCACAAACAAAGATTATACCGCCACAAAGAAACAAGTATACGACAATAAAAGCAACATTGAGAAAAATGCTTCTGATATTACTTCGTTGAGGACAGACCTTGATGACGCAAAAACGGCTGAATCCAATCACTATCAAGATATGACACGCAAGATTTCGGCTGCAAATACCAACATCTCGACCCTGAAAACGAACGTATCAGATATCAATAAAACGATTTCAGAAATCACTGTTGACAATTTTCTGGCCGCACTGAATCTGGCTGTGAATACCAATGGTGAGCTTTGCTATATATCGAAGGATAATTCGGAGGTGATAACTTGAAACCAATTCTATCTAAAATCGGCGCATTTGATGCCACAAAGGATCATACATTTCAGTTTGCCGCATACGCAGACATTGATATCATTGCTCTTATCGTCTTCGATACTCCGACGGGCAGTATTTTGCAGGGTGATACGCTTTCAAAAGGCGTGTATAAGTTTGGTACATTCCCTGCCGGTGGCACTGGTCTGGCACGATATTTTACAATTCCGGCAGGCACGTTTGAGAACCGCAAAGATCCGTATTATATGATCATTCGCTGCCGACTGAAAGGCACGAATCTGTTTTCAGAATACTCTGACAAACTGTTGTTTTATTGTCACGAGGAACCAACAATCAAACTGAACGACCTGAGTTCCTCTGGCGTGACTACTATCCCCTACCCTTCTTATTCCTTTGAGTTCTCTTACAAGTATAAGGTATCGGAGGGTGAATCAGTCAATCGTTATGAATTTTGGCTCTATGATGCGAACCGCGAGCTGCTGAAAAAGTCAGTGAGCTACTATTATCGCGACTCATTGAAGGGGTTTCAGATCGATGGACTGGATAACCATACCCTGTACTATCTGAGAGCGACGGCAGAATCTGTTGGCGGCTATCAGCTGGACACTGGCTTACAGGCGTTCCGAACTGACTATCCAGAGTATGTGGATGACGTAGAATTCACCGTGCAGAATAATTATCGTATGGCTAATATCAGTATGCACGCACAGTATTTCCTAACAAGAAGCAGTGGTGCAAATGCCCTGCGAATCAAGCGGCGCAAGAAAGGCGCAGCAATCTGGACTTCGCTTTATCAGGAAGAGATTGATCTGAACCATGTCATTATGAAGATGGGCTGGTCAAACCTCCACATCAATAAAACGACTGGTCAACCGATGGGCAACTATAAGGCAGTGACCTCGGATTATATCGACAAGAATCGAGTTCTTTCTTTCCAGTTCAAATCTGAGGACAAAGCGTTCTGTTTGATTGCATATACCGCTGACCGCAAGTTCATCAAGGCATCAAGTGATTTTACATCGACCGACGAATTCAGAAGTTCCAGCGAATACAAGGAGTGGTTCTCTGAGACCTTCTTGAACAACATGAAATACTATCGTGTTGAGGTATCGGCAACAAAGAATCAGGATTTGGAGCCAAAAGACTTCAATGATTTTTATATGTACAGCGCTGACGATGGTTATGTGATGATTGATTACACCGACCTGTACGCCATTGGCCGCAAGACCGACTATGAGTACGCCGTAGCTCCCGTTGCAAATGGCATTGAGCTTGGCTATGCGAAGGCCAGCGTTGTGAGCGACTTTGACGGTGCAGTGATCACTGACGGCAATAAGACCTACCATATCTTCCTTGAACCGAAAGTGGACAGTGTTGAGAAGGTACGTTCTGCTACAGTTGTCGAGACAATGGGAAGCAAGTACCCGTATCTATTTGCTGGCAG